CAATTTAAAAAACTGGATAATGGAGGGATATATAATCCTATAATCATATTAAAAACAGAGGGCGGGAATACCTTTAATATGGATATATCATGGAGTGAACTAAAAGCAATAAAAGAGTTATTGACTGGTAAATTTGACTTGTGGGATCAACCGAACAAAAACAAGGATGTTGATTATAATGAACTTGCTACATCATGGATAAACGGGAATATATCAGTAGTCAAGGAACAGGTAAGAGATGTCAAGGCATTTCATGGAGTATTAAAAGCACTTGAAACCATGAATAATCCATATAATAGTATAGAATCATTCAGGCGGTTATGCGGTGAATTGGAATAAAAGAAGTGAAATCTATTCAAGGAGGTATTAAAAATGACTTACACAAAAAAAGAACGGGAACGGTATAATATACATAGGGATAGAATATGCGAGGAGTTGGGAATAGATAAAAATTGTTATAATTGGTTAAGGCGGGCAGGGCTTGAACTGGGAATAATTGATACTCACTACTGTAATGGTGAAATATACAATTCTGAAAATGAATATTATGCAGCTGTTCAGGATGTATATAATAAATTACTAAAAAAATTAAAGGGTTCTGGATTGTTTTATTATCATCAATCAGATCCACGGGGGGCGGCTATATACATAGATAAACATCCAATAAAAGACAGTGACTATACATCATCCTACTGTATATATTAATCCCTTTATTGACTGCCTATACGTCATTATAGGCAGTTGATAAGTGGGTTCAATCTTTTATTTAAGGCAGTGTTTAAGGGTACACAAAAACCAAAGGACTGGAGGGTTCTGAAATGAAAACTAAAAAGCAAGCGAAAATTGACAGGGATTACAGAATTAAGGAACTTGAAAAATTAAGGATGGACAGTTTTAATTCTATATCTATTAGAATTTCCACCACCAATAATAGAACTAAGGACTTGACAATTACAAAAGAAGTGTTTGAGGTAATAAAAGCAACACTAAAAACAGTATATTAAATATGGCGGGTTGTTTAATGTTGACACTGGAAACATTATAGAATGTTAGTAATTGTTGATTGAGGGCATTATTTGAGGGTTGGAGGGTATAAGAGGTCAATAAGTACAATATAATCAAATACAGGGCTTACTGGGCTTGAAAAACGGGTATATGTAGGAGGTGATAAAACCAAAAATTGAATATTGAAGGCGGGGATTATGGGCTTGGCACAAAAAATGCTATAATTCAGAAAAATCCTGGGAATTAAAGTGGTACGGGGTAACAGGCAAGGCAAGAAGGGAAAATTAAGGAGGCAAGAAATGAGTTTAATATATGTAAATGTAAAAACTTACAAAAACGAGAAAGAAAGACTTGCAATTAAAACAAGGTGTGTTGACTGTAAGTTTTTTCCTAAAAACTGTGGTTATTGGAGTAGAAAATACAGAGAATAAAACAAAGAGGCACACTTTCTAAACAGAAACCATGTTCATAATTGCCAAGACTTTATTAAAAAGGGGAGGTAGGGAAAATGAAAGATAAAACAATAACAGGGAATATGTTTGTAAGAAAAGTTGGTGAACACACTATGTTAATGGCAATCATAAAATCAGATACAATACCGAACATTAAAAATGAATCTATGCAGACAATAATTGGTCAAGAGTTGCCCGGGGGAGTTATTAGATTACAGACGACAGGAGAACAAAGAGATATAAGTAAGGAAGTTGAGGGTAATTCTCCTAATGGTATATTTCAAATGCCAATATGGAGAACTTGAAAAGAAGGGAATAAAAATGAGTAAATATTACATAAGAAATAAAAAAGTCAAGTTTATCACAAGCAAGATGACAGGGGAACTCATTCCGTCAAATGAAGTGGCAAGACTGTTTATGCAATTAAATAAAAGACCTTTCCTTGTACCAAAAGACATTACAATTATGTCAAGACTGGGGTTCAAAGTTTATCTAAAAGATGATAAAGCAAAGGGGGAGTAATGAAAAAAAAGACCTTACTGGAACAGTGGCGGGAGTTGTTTAACAGGATAAAGAGGGAGGAGAAATGAAAAACGCATTGATTGATTGTAGATTTCAAAATGTTAAGTTTTGCGGTGAGAACGGGAACGAGTTAAGTATTACCGAAAGGAGTGATAGTAAGGGCGGGGGGTTGGGGGCGGTTATTTTTGAAAGCGATACAAAAAGCGGACTGGTTGCGGAGTACGGGGAACATATACCCGAAAGTGTAATATTTGATATACTTAAAAAGGGGTTAGATGAATATGCTAAAAAACAATAACAGGGGTGATGGAAAGGGAAAGTTTGATAAATAGGGATTTGTGAATTAAAAAAAAGAGGAGGGCGGAGAAATGAAAACTTTAGCGGATTTAAAAAGGTTCTTGGTTATGGGTAGTAAGGTGAAACTGGTTAGCCGGAATGGTGAAGCACTGGATGAGATTAAGGAGGTTGTGAAGGTTCAGGGGAACGGGATATACTTTAAAAAGGATGGTTCTCCATCCGGTAAAAGTTGGCTTGATTTTCCAAAGTCGTCCTTACTGGAAATAACAGAAAAAGGATTTACTATTTATGGGGTAGGCAAAAGGAAGTTGACGGAAAAGGAAAGGGAAATAATATCTAATGAGCCGGTGGACAAAAAGCAGGATGAGATTGATATGCTTACAGACGGATCTATGATGTTTCGCAGGAGGAAAGCATATTATAAAGAAAAGAATGCGGATTATTTATTCGGGTTCTTTAAGGATAATATGATAAGGGACAATAAGGTTCGGGGTGATAAGGTACTGGAATATATATTTATTTAAGGATATAAAAACAATAACAGGGAAGGGGTAAAGGGAAATGAATAAAACATTTTATATTCCACAGGTAACGGAAAGCAGAATGGGGTACGAACACGTTGAAATACAGGGAACTCCAATTGTTATACTTGGGTTTGAGGAGTATTCATTCTTCATAACAAAAGAACGTAACGAGTGGATGATAAGAGAGGCAAGGACAGGCGAGAAATTGATAGGGGCGTTTTCAGATACTCCAACAAGAAAACAAGCTATATTAAAAGCAACGGAAAACCTTAATAAGTATGGTAAGGTTGAGTTTGAAAGATGTGTTAAATGTAGTATTGAAAAAAAGGGAATATCCCCGCTTTATAAAAAGGAGGCATGGGATGGTAAACGTGATTAATGTTTTATGTTTTGCGGTATTGTGGGTTGTTGCGGTTGTTTTACTGGTTATGATTTTGGATTGTATGGAAACGTGGTTAAGGAAACGGAAACTCCAAAAACATAATCTCCGGCAGTATTACCTTAACAGGACTGAACAGAATTTTAGAATTCTCACAGAAAAGCAACGGGATAAAATCCAGGGTGAAATTGTTGATAATATGTTAAAGGAAATGGACAGGAGAGATTATTATACCTTGAATGGTAAAAAACAGCTTTCCGTCAAGGGATATTTTAAGTTGAGGAATAAAACATTTAATAAAGGAGGTGATAACGTATAACAGGGGTGTCGTTGAGGGAAAAATCTAAAGGAGGTAATAAAATGACAAAAGTAACCATAGGAACGGAAGATAAAAAGGTATTGGAAGTTGTATCGCAAAAATCAATCAGAACTCAATCGGCAAGTATGAAAAGCAAAAACTTTAATATTCTTGTTGAATTGGGGAACGGAGATATGTTAGAAATTATCTCAAGAGAAAATGAAACAATGGCGGGTTATTCTGTTAAGTTTACTGGAACGAGGGGTGAATTAGCAAAAACCATACTAAATACTAACTTTTAATAATCAGTAACAGGGTTCGGGGTGGGGGAAATTAAACAAGGAGGCAAGTAATGGGAAAGTTATTTGAGGTTGAAGTTTTTTGGGAAAACAGGCAGACGGTAAAAGTGAAAGCTGAAAGCAAAGAAAAGGCAACGGAAAAAGCAAGATATGATTGGACTGATTCCGTAAATAACGGGAGTATAATTGTTGACAATGCGGGCGAGTATGAAATTGTTGATGTTTCAGTGGGGGGAGAAATAGAAGAAGTTAAAGAAGAAAAAAAGGAGGAGGTCAAAAAAGAAAAACCAAAAACAAAACTTTTGATATGTCCGAACTGTGGAGGTCAAGAGTTTAAAAGAACAGACGGTGACGTTGTTACCGTTTATGAGGATAAGGATGGAATGAAAACAGACGATTTAGTAGTCAGGGGTGGGGATTGTTACGAGTATTATTGTGTTAATTGTGATAGGAACGTAACGAAAGAACTGGAACTATAAAGGAGGCATAACGTGGCAAAAATAAACGTAACTATTTCAGATGTTGATGAACTTACCAACGTAACAATGGATGTGGTCAGGAAAAAGTTTAATATAAATTCCGATAGTAATGAAGATGATAAACTCTATACAGGCATACATAACGCTATAAAAGATTACATTAACTATGAAAAGAAAGGAAAAGTATAACAGGATGTGCGGTAAAGGGATGTGGGGTAGTAAAAATCAGACAGAAAAAGGAGGCACGAAATGACAAGAACGCATGAGATTTACTTTTCAGATTTAAACGAGCAGGCAAAAAAGGAGTACCTGGAATTCCACGGGGTAAAAAGTGCGGAAGAACTAAATGAGGGTATTTCACCTATTGCGACAATAGAACTGGAAGAAGAAGAAAAAACATTTTCGGTTACTGTATCAAGGGTTATCAGTATCAATGTTCAGGCGGTGAATGAGGATCAGGCGATTGAAAAGGTCAAGGGAACTCCATACGAGAAGTATACTCAATGGCTTGAGGCAGAAGATGGGTTTGAAATTGATGAAATGCTTTCAAAGTAGGTGGTATGAGGTAATGGGGATTCAGGGCAAGGAAAATAAATCAAAGGAGGCACGTTATGTCAGAATGGAGAATGGGGTTCACAAAAACGGTTCATGGGTATTATGAGGTTGAGGCGGGGAGTTTAAAAGAGGCAAAAAAGAAGTTTGAAAACGGGGATTATGACCAGTTTGACAACAAAGAAGATAGTGAAGATAGTGATAAGTGGGAAGAACAGGAAGGGGGTAACTAATATGTTATGTGTATGTTGCGGTATGCAAGAAGCATTTACAGGAGATTATCGGGAACGTTACGGAACGTTAAGTAAATATCCAGTATGTAAGGAATGCTTTAATTTAAGCAATGGGGCGTTCTTTATGAAAATGGGAAGGACGGAAAAAAGAATGTTGAACAGGGGTAAAAATGGGTATTGTGAATTTTGCGGCAGGAAACTTCGTTACAATAAGAACGGCGAAGTAATAAACAATACTCCATGTATACCCGAAAAATTAAAGGAGGTGTCGGTATGAAATATGAAATTGAACAAAGGGTTACGATTGTCAATGGAGATTATGCGGGGGTTAATGGTAAAATTGAGAATATTTCTAAAGACGGAAATGTTTTTACAATAGAACTTGATATTCCAGGATTGCCAGAATTCCCTTTTCGTGAGGGTGATATTAAGGAATATAGTATTATGCAAGACGTGAGGGAGGATTATAAGATAACAGAAGAACTGAAAATCAAAATGCAGGCGGTTGTTGAACAGTTTGAAAAAGATAATGATTTTGAGAGGGGAGAACTTGACGGTGATGGAACGGAGGATTTGGGATCGTGGATGAAACACTATGCTAACTACCTATGCGGTAACTATGATGATGCGGAGATAGAAGAAATGGAAGAAAAAATGGAGGCATATAATGGAAAATAAGGAACTGGTTGATAATTTTACGAATGAGTTTGATTGTATCATTGCTGAACTATACAAGGGAGGATTTGAGGGAGAAATAGAAACAACTGAGGTTGACCGAAAAGGAGAAGAATGTCCCATAAAATTAACATGGGAGTTGAAAATAAAAAAGGAGAGAATGAGATAAGGAATCGCCTCCAACTGCCTGGGCTGTTACCCCGCAGTGCCAGGCAGTCAGAACTTTTACTTTAGTGAGGTGTTTTACCAAAGAGTAAAAGCATTAACAGGAATGGGCGAAAGGGGAAACTTTAAAAGCGGGGCAGTTGTTTATGGGAAAAATTAAAAAAGGAGGGAAACGTGGGAGTATTTTATCCGCAGGATGATAAAGGCGAAGTGTTTAAGCAAAAGATAAAATTATTTATCTTGGAAATGGTAATCGGAACAATATTGGTCATGGTATTTTTGAGAGTAATACTTCCAATAATAGTGAATCTTTAAAAACCAATAACGGGAAGTGTGTGTGAGGAAAAAAAGGAAAGGAGGGAATTAAAATGGAAAAGTTGAGAGAGGGTTCGGTTGCAAGGCACGTCGTTCTGTATGCAAAAAATCACTATGCAGAAACGGAGGTTATCGCAGATTTGAGAACAATAATCTCAATGGTGTGTGGGTTGACATTGGAACAAATATCTATTGATGTGGTTTATGAATTGGTATGCAAAACATTCAATCAGGTGGTTGAGGGTATCTATAAGGATAATTTTATCCTTAAACTATTTGACTGGGAAACTAATGGGGAGATAACGAGGTTGAAAATGATAAGCGAAATGCTTGGGTATATATCGGCAGTTGTCTGTATGGATAGGGATGGTAATGATATTCTGGGGATGGGCGAGCCGGATGTTAATGTACTACCCTTAAAAACCAATAACTGGGAGGTGGGATAAGGCATGAAAAAGAAATTGAGAATTAAGAGAGATAAGGGAAACCTTAAAATCAAAAAGGCAGTGTATTTAAAAATGGATGACGTATATACCATTAAGGGTAATCTCAGGTTAGGGAAGATAATATTTTCTTTATCAAGTGGGGGTAAGATGAAAATTCTAAAGGAAACAATGGCTTTATATGGCGATGGAGAGATTCGGGTAGACCAAGCCATTAAGTTAATGGGGGAAGTTATTGATTTAAAAAGAAAGGAGAAGTGAGGTGGGAAGATATACGTGTTCAAAAATAAAAACAACGCAACCTGGGTTTAAGTGTAGTGTAAATAAAAGAGAGGGGGGTGTTAATTTTCTTATGAAAAGTGTATGGACTAAATCTAAATTAGACGCAATAGATGACAAGGACTTACTTATCGCAATACTTAACGAAAGGAGGTGCAGATTAGATCCGTTCTCGGTTCTGTCTATGAGGTTAAAAAAGATTATCCGGGGATTGGATAAACAGTAAGAAAGGGGATAGATATATTATGTACATTAACAAGAAAGCGGTTAAGGCAAGGGTTCATAGTTTGGGGTTCAGGATTTCGGCAAGTGGGCTATGTGCGTTGAACGAAAAGATAGACACCTGGATTGAGGTTGCAAGTAAGAATGCCGGGGGTAAGAAAACAATAATTAGGGAAGATGTAATATTAACAAAATAAAAAGGAGGCAGGAAATGAAATTCAATGTTGAGAAAAAAGAGATGTTGAGGGGATTGGAAATGGTTATGATGGGGATGGTGAAGAAGTCAGATGTGGCTATACTTCACAATATCAGGATAACTGCGGATAGTGGTTGCCTTGTTTTAAGGTCAACCGATAGAGAAATAGGTATAACAACGAGGGTTACAGGGGATGTGGTAAACGAGGGAGATGTTACTGTACCATTTAAGCAGATATATAAGGTGGTAAAACAGTTACCGGCAGGTAAGTTTGAGGTTGAGCAGGACGGTCATGTATTGCGGATAATTTCGGGTAAAATGAAATATGGGCTGGATATCACGGATGTAAAAGATTTTATGGACATACCTGTCACTAAGAATAAAACAATATTCACCATAACAGGCAAGGCATTAAAGGCATTGTTGGTAAAGACGGTGTTCGCAGTATCGGATGATGAAACCAGGTATGTGTTGAATGGTGTCAGGGTTGAGTTATGTAAGGGCCATGTCAGGATAGTGGCTACCGATGGCAGAAGAATGGTTGTGTTTCAGAAGTCAGGTAAGGACTATTCCTATAAACAGGAAAAGAAAATGGACTTTATTCTCCCAGAGAAAGCGGTTAAATCCATAATAAAAATGATAAGTATTTATGGGGGTACTGTTAGTTTTAAGCATGGTAAGCTGGATAATGAGGTATTCTTTACTACCGGCAACACGATTATCCGGGCGTTGGTTATTGTGGGAGAATATCCCAAATACAGACATATCGTTGATAAAGCAAAAGAAAACGAGATTAAGATAAGTTTGCACAGGATGGTTCTTGTTGAGGCAATCAAGAAAATTGAGATAGGAAACAATCCCGGGCATGGGTGTAAATTCACTTTTAATAAGGGGATTCTGACCCTGAGCGCAAAAACAACCGATATGGGGGAAATAAGCAACGAAATTGGGGTTGCCTATACAGATAGCCTTATTCTGGGATATAGCTCTGAAATCATACTCCAGGCGCTCAGAACGCTGAATACGGAGCACGTTACGTTTGCTGTTGGGGGCATGAGGGATGCAATGCTTATAACAGGGTATGAGAATAAGGAAAATATCTATCACGTGGTAATGCCCTATAGGGTGGACAGGTGAATACCATGTATACGATGTTACCGGTAAAGCGCAATAAATATGGAGCTGCATATGAAGTGCCCTTTGAATATGGGAACATTACTATTGAATTCTATGTATATAAGAAAATGGTAAATCAGGCAAGAGGTATACTATTTGACAAGAGGGGGGTGAGAACATGAAAGATTTTTATGAAAAAGTATATGGTAGAGATTTTAAGCATGAGGATGAGCCCCATGGTTGGATACAGTGGAAAGGTACCGATGTTTGTATAGATTTGCATTGTAAATGCGGACACCATGGCCACTTCGATGGATATTTCCTATATTATTATGAATGTCCCGAATGCCACACTAAGTACGCTCTGGGGCAATGCGTTAAATTGATTGAATTAAGCAAAGAAGAAATAAAAGAGGCCGGAAATTTTAAGACTGATACGGATTAAGGGAGGCGGTGAAGCGAGAAAAAGGTTAGCGCTCAAACAAGAGCCTGCCCTGTGGTGCCCTCAGCGCTGCAGGGTGGGAATAAAAAAGGAGGAACCAATGAAACCACAGAAAGAGCCAAGAGAGTTTAAGTGTGTGGTATGTGGGATAACATTCACAAAAGATGAGAATAAATATATAGGTGTATATGATGATATTTTATATCCCACTGAAATGTTATGTGATGGGCATACTAAATATGTTAATGAAATAATGGATAAGTTCCAGTATGGAGGCGATACTTTAGCATGGAGAAAACGCGGAGGGTGGGTAGAGTTTATTGAAGACAATAGGTGGGCACTCGGTAGCAAGCTAACGGGAGGACAGTTTGCAAGAGAGGCTCGCAGGGTATGTCGTGGGGGCTACCCACGAACCGGACAGAGGGGGGTGGAGTAAATGAAAGATAATCGGAAGGATAGTATGATAATACCGGGAAGTGCAACAAGACGTTCAATCAAGTTATTAGAAACAGAACACAGGAACATGGAACTTGATTATCATAAGTGCGAAAGGAGGAGGGATCGTGGGTGGAAAAAAACACAAGAATATCTCAAGGCGGAGATGAAGGAATTGAGGGTTGATATACAGGAGTTACGGACAATCCGGAGAGAAAAGGAACTGATAGAGATATGCAAGAAGAATGATTATAGGATGGATATTGCTTGTTTTCAGTGGAAGGATGAGTGGATATGGCTTGTTAAAATATCAAAAGTGAAAATAGATAAATTTGATGCGCGATTGGAAAAAATACTCCCATGGATACTTGCCAGAACTAAATCCGAAGCCATAGGCAATGCCCTTAAAAGTCCATCGGTTAATCCAAAAAAGAAATCAAAATCTAAAAGGAATAAAAAGGGAGGTATATATGGACATTAGCAGAGATGAAAGAAAGAAGATGGATGATGTGCTGTATGAGTATTTCGAGGATAAGTGGGAAAAATATTTTACATTGCCAGATTTAATTAATGAGGGAGACGCTTTTATAAGATACAAGAATGTCCCGGGTGCCAGGGTAATTATAAGCATAGGAAATAATGATGGAGAATTCCAGATTAAGGTGTGCTGTACTGCCGAGGAATTAAAGCAAACAATAGAGTTTATTATACGTTGAGGGGAGTTAAAACATGAAAATTAAAGGAAAGCATTTGACGGTAAGTGAGAGGCTGGCATGGGAGCGTAAGCGTAAAGAGAGGTCTGAGAAGTGGGGGGAGTGGGGCGACGTGGCAAAAGGATTCGTGTTTGCTTTTGCAATCATTTACATCGTGGCCCACGTGGTTATTGCATTTTGCGATGGGCGTTTTAATTTATAGAATGTATGATATGAAATAATACCGACGAGGATTGAATTATTTACTTGACAAGGATTTATGGTTATGCTATAATTCGGGAAGGGAAAAAAGGGAAATGAAAATAATCGTATTCAGTAATAAGTTTAATGCGGAAAAGTATCGTAACGACCTTCGTCGTAAAGGTTGGCACTCTGTTAGTGTTGGGCATTTTAATTATAGGCTGGAAAAAGAGGGAGAGCCCGCCATATGTCTTGAGATAGTTACTCCAATGATTGTGGGGCATGGACTATTTAAGTTTCTTAATTCAGCGGCGGCAGAAGAATACAGGGCGGAGGGTATAGAGATAGACGTGGCAGATGTTTTGAGGGGGATAGATAATCTAAAAGAGGAGGTTATGAAATGTGCAGATTTATGAGTTTTATTGTAACGGAGGATGGTAAGATTAATGTGTGTAAGGACAATCGGCACGAAACAGGGATTGGGGAGTTGGGATTAAAAGACGATACTTGTGATGTTGATAAGTTGACATTCGCAAGGATAGAGATTATTCCTCCCAATGGCGAATGGTGGAATGATGATTTTAAGAAGTGGGAGTATGTGGTTGATGAAAGAATAAAACCAACGTGGCTCACAAAGAAACATGAGAAACTTGTTAGGGTAGAATTAGAAAAAGAATATGAGAACTTTGTCGTAAAAGACAAAGAGGTTGATATTATAAAGGATTGTAAGTATTCGTTAATGGTTCGTAATGCAAAAATAAATGTGTTGGATAATTCCACCGTAAATAAAATGTGGGATAATTCCACCGTAAATAAAATGTTGGATAATTCCACCGTAAATAAAATGTGGGCTAATTCCACCGTAAATAAAATGTTGGCTAATTCCACCGTAAATGAAATGTGGGCTAATTCCACCGTAAATAAAATGTTGGCTAATTCCACCGTAAATAAAATGTTGGCTAATTCCACCGTAAATGAAATGTTGGCTAATTCCACCGTAAATGAAATGTTGGATAATTCCACCGTAAATAAAATGTTGGCTAATTCCACCGTAAATAAAATGTTGGATAATTCCACCGTAAATGAAATGTTGGATAATTCCACCGTAAATAAAATGTTGGCTAATTCCACCGTAAATGAAATGTGGGCTAATTCCACCGTAAATAAAATGTTGGCTAATTCCACCGTAAATGAAATGTGGGCTAATTCCACCGTAAATGAAATGTTGGATAATTCCACCGTAAATAAAATGTGGGATAATTCCACCGTAAATAAAATGTTGGATAATTCCACCGTAAATGAAATGTTGGATAATTCCACCGTAAATAAAATGTGGGCTAATTCCACCGTAAATAAAATGTTGGCTAATTCCACCGTAAATAAAATGTTGGCTAATTCCACCGCCAAAAGGTTAAAGAACGGTGTTTGGATAATAGAGCACAATAAAAACATGAAAATAAAATTAGTAAACCACAAAAATAAGGAGGTAAAGTAATGCGCAATAATAAAAAAGTAGGGAGTGGTGTGCCGGCAAAGAAAGAGAATGTGGATTATAAGGTTGTATCTGAGGGGTTATCTCGGAAATTAAAGTCTGTTCAGGAAGAATTGAAGATAGAAAAAGGAAAGTCTTTTCTTGTCTCAAAAATGGGGGAGGGTAAGATAGTGTATGTCACCGACGATGAACAGGCGAGAGAAGAATTGAGGCAATCAAAAGAAGTTCAGCAAATACAGGCCAAGTCAATTGGGGAATTAAAGATGTTTTTGGCTAATGCGCAAAAAGAAAATGATGGACGGAAGAAAAAGCTAGAGTTTTTAGGATGTGATTCAATAGAGTTGACAGGGGATGCAAACCATAGACCGCCGGGTGCCCATGCGGTAATACCACTTGATATACATTTTGATATGCAAGATAAAATACGTCAATTCGAAAAAGACAACGACAACCTTGTGATAGCAAACAAGAAGCTCCGCGATGAGATGGAAGAAGTCCGCAGTGACAGTCCCTTGGGATGGGCAAAGACTAATGGGGAATTGGTTTCTGATATAGAAAGGTTGAAAAAAGAAAGAGATGATTTTGCAAAGAAATTGTGTGATTCTGAGTTCTCTGGACATATACGTGAAGATGTGCACCAAAGTGATAGTAAAGAATTCGCGGAAGAAATAGAAAGGCTTAAAAAAGAAAACCACCTATTACATCAGCGCTACCTGCATGGTTATTGTTCCAGGGGTAGCCGGCCATGCCTAATAGCTGAGAAATGTAAGGGGCGGGCGAGGGAAATACAGATGATAAAGAACTGCCCTGACATATGGAAACAAAAGGTTATGGAAAAGGATGCAGTGATAGAGAGAATACAAGAGGAGATGAGAAAGTTAAAAGGTCTCGCTCCTTTATTAAGTAATGAGGAGATAGAAAAGTTCTATAAAGATAAGATTGAGAAAAAAGATAGGGAAATGGTAGATGTCCACAATATTAAAGATTATTATTTCAAGATGTGGCAAGAGGCACTTGGTAAAACAAAGCGGCTCAGGCATGAGATACTTGAGATAGAAAAAAGGGGGGAAGATTTCTATGAAAAACAGTTTGAATCCAAACTGGAAGAACTTGAAAAAGAAGTTGATGGTGTTCTCGCAAAGAACCTCAAACTTGAAGAAGATGTCGACGATGCGGAACATGCCATAAATATATATGTAAACGAATTACATGTCCTGCGGGATAGGAACGAGGAGCTTGAGAAGATTGCTTTTCCGTGGATATGTGTACCGAAAAATCCAACGAGTTACATTAATAAGGATGAAAAAATAAAGGAACTGGAAGAAGAAGTTGAGAAACTTTGTTCAGAACTATCCAAGGGTCATCATTCATATGATAGTGCGATAAGTAATATTGAGGAACTCAATGCGAAGATAAAAGAATTAGAAGAACATCGGGATGAGATGAGTAAGTTGGCAACCCCCGCGGACCATGTTAAGGCTGATCGTGATATGTATGAGGATGCGTATGTGAGAAGCGCGAGACACTACACTGAATTAAAAAAAGAATATGATGAACTTGAAACAATGTATAATAGTGAGATGAGGGAAAAACATATAAAAAATAAATATTTTATTGAGAATGTGCAATCATGTTTATTTGGAGCATGGGTTCCCATTGTTATTAAAGTTAGGGATACCGGAGCCATGGTATACGCGGAATCTTTAAATCCTGCCATGCCATACACTATTAATATAGACGGCAAGCCCACGGCTCAGTTCGCCAGTAAGCGCCAGAGGGTGCGGTTTGAGAGGCTCATAAAGAAGAAGTGGCCCCATGCTAAATTGGAACTGGGGAACATAAAGAAAGCAAGGGGGATATAATGAAAAAAGTAGAGAAAAAATTGAAGTACGATAATCAAATAAGGGTGCTTAGGGATTACACGTTTCACTTAAAAACAAAAATAATCAATATGAAAAATCATATTGGTGGCGAGTTTACCCGTAAAGAGGATTCGGAAGTTAGGTATCCCCGGGAAATAAAAGAATGTACTGTGGATATAAAAACAACCGAAGAGGTGGTGGAGATTTTAGAGCAAGAAAACAATGCAACAAAAGACAGTTTCCTGATGAATAAGAATACTGAAAATCTACTCAAGGGTATGCAGAAAAAAATAGATGGGCTGGAAGAAAAGAATAAAATAATGAGGGAGTATTTGTTACAAACGGAGTTCAAGAAATTGTTTATAGGGAAGGGGGCAAAATGAAACAGTATGATACCCGGGCTGTTGGGGATGTTGTTTACACGATTGATCAGGGTGATGTTGTGAAGTGTACTATCGGTAGAATAATCATAAGAAAAACGGTAGAAAGCTATGCCGTAGATTATGAGCTTAGTGGCGAGAGTGTGGGGTCAGGTGCAACCGGAGCTCTTGAACTTACCCAAGACAAGCATGTAATTTGTGATACGATAGCTGAGGCCATAAGAGAATATGTTAAAAATATTGCAGACGCGCTTATTGAGGGGGCGAAAGAAAACCTGTCTTGTAATGTGGAAGTGGATGTACCATTATAGAAAGGAGAATACCGATGCCTGAAACATCAAAACAAGTAGTTGCTGCATATGCTAAACTCCATAAGTACTGCATGGAGAAACGTATTGAGTATATAGTAGTCAGGGAAGAAACGGGTGTTTATTATAGACCCATTTTATCCAAATGGACTGTTACTGTAGGAGTTGCTAAAAATATAAAGCTCAGGGAACTATATAATGTGGATTCCGGTGGGCGCGTTCTTGGTGAAGTTGTGGATGATATTATAAAAAAGTATGAAAAAAAATTAAAGGAGGGTGGTAATGAAATTTAACGATAATCAGGAGAGTTCGTTCAGGAGAAATAGTATTGTGGGATATAGAAAAAGTATTTCTGATAATCCCACTCAAGAAAACTCATGTATATTAATGTGGATTGCGGATGGATTGGAACGTGTTTTTCTGTATTATTCTGACAATGAAATATTGCAGAAAGATTATGATAGGCTGAATGCTGAGGGGATGACTGCTTAATGAATGTAAAAAAAAGAAATAAAATAGTGTGGCTTGGGAAAAAGAAAAAAGAGGAGGAGGGGGATTCTGATGTATCAAGAATAAATGAGTATGGAGAGTTTGTTTCTTCTGCCCATGATTACCCTACTCCGGGATGTAATTGTAGCACTTGTTTGGAAGATAGAGAACACTGCGGAATATAAAAAGGAGGCAGGGAATGACTGACAAGGCACTGACAATCGTAGGGAATGAGGTTGTAAACATTGGGGATGGGAAGATTAGGCTCAAGCGCACATCTAAAGGCGAGCTTATATCTGGAAGAGCTGAAATCACTCTTTATGAAGAAAAGAACGAGATGTATAAGATAGGATATGGGAAATCGGAACAGTGGGCCCCTACCGCCAAGGGCTATAATAAGATGAATCAGATTTCGGGAGTAAGCGATATTAGGGTGGATAGCCAGATGATTAATGGAGTGCTCCAGGGTAATCCATACGCAGAGAAAGAGAATGGGGTTATAGTACGTTGGCATGTTACGGTTATGCTCTTTGGCTATACCCCGCTGGGAGCTGCTCAGATAGTCAGTAATAGCCTCTGCCTTGATTTGGGGTTATATTGGATAGAAAGCCTTTCCGGTAAGATTAAGGACGTTCCTGCGGCTGGGAAGGTGGGTTCTAAGGATATGGCTAACCCTTATACTAATACTGCCAGATATTGCATAGACCCCATGGGGCAGATATTCTTATTTATTAATATAGACCATCCTGATATAGTTTATCTGCGAAAACAGAATTTACAACGCCAGAAAACCGGGGATAGAATGGCGCTTACTATATGTAGAAACAATGCTTTAAAGCGTTCGGCATCTATGACCGTGGATAAGCTGGTACCCATAAGGATTGAGGGTTCAAACTTTTACAAAGCCATTGTGCGGCCATGGTATTTCAAGAATGTTAATACCGTACAAGAAATGCAGCAGATGTGTGGTAAGGTTATGGGTGGGAATCCGGATCCAGACGTTGATACGGTTATCATAGAAACCGAGGCTAAGGATGTGAGTTTTGAGGATATTGAGGCCGCCGAGGCTACTGTTGCAGAGCCGGGGGATAAGCAAGAAACTCCACCATCAAATGCTTCGGCAAAGAAAGCCGCGCCGGTAAAAGAAAAAGAAGAAAAGAAGGCTCCTAGAAAAGAAGAAAAGGTTTCCGGTGACATGAAAGAAAAAATGAAAGCATTGGCTGAGATAGCATCGGAACGCGCTGAATTAAAGAAAAATCTAAGGAATTGTAAGAATGAGCACCAAAAAGAAAACATAGAATCCAAGTTGGCGGAACTTGATGTTGAGGAGGTTGCGGTCAATGAACTGTCCTAAATGTGGGAATGCGAGATTTTATCGCGGATTGAAGAATTGCGTTGTTTGTGGTAAATGTGGTGCGGTACTAAGCCACGGGTGGGTGAGCATAGAAACCGGAAAGGAGTATCATGGTTAAAGAAATTTTAAAATTAAGTGCAAGGTATATTTTCGGCGTTGGGTTGGTTTTTGCTATTGCGGCCATGTTGGAAGCTCCCAGCATGAAAGAGGCTCATACGTGTGAATTTTTTAGAGAATTTGGCGCATGTATGATAATGATCGGTTCTTTTGGTTGGTGGGGAAAGGAGTAAAATCATGGTTAAATGTAAGATTTTTTCACAGGAACACTTGAAGAGTGAAAACAAAAGGGAGTATGGTAGCGATGAGGGTTTTATATACGATTCAAGACAAGAGCTTGAGGATAGAATAAATAAGTGGATTGAGGGAAGTAAATTTGAAATTAAAATAATATCATCCACCCAAAGTTTAAATGAACTTCCTGGCCCACTCGGTGATACTATCGGTGGTGGCATAAGTATTACTATATTCTACGAGGAGCTTTGACACTACCCATAAAGGATATTCTCAGGTTGAGGATACAGAAGCCTGAAGGCTCTGCCCGAGCCTTAAAATGTTTAATGCAGCATTATAATCACGGTCAATTTCAAGACCACAGGAGCAACGATGAACGCGAATAGACAAACCTTTTTTAACTATTGCCCCGCAGCCCGAGCACCCATGGGATGTGTTTTTGGCAGGAACCTCAATGACTTCTTTTCCAGCTTCTTCCGCTTTGAAACGAAGTATATTGAAGAAATTAAACCATGCCACATCACCCATAGACCGATTCAGTTTTCTGAATGTTTTCCAGCTATGCAACTTTTCTATACAGATTATATCGTTTTCTTTCACAAGTTTATTAGCGACCTTGAAATGAAAATCTCGTCTTTGGTTGGTAATCTTTTCGTAAATCTTAGCGACAAGCAACTTCGCTTTCTTTCTTCTATTAGAACCTCTTTCTTTATGGCCCATAGACTGCTGACGTTTAGTAAGAATGTCTTGCGATTTATTAAGAAACCGAGGATTTTCAATTTTTCTATTATCAGAATCCGTAAGAAAAGATTCGCAGCCCACGTCAATACCGACAGTCTTGCCAGTTTTAGGCAATGGTTTATAGGGAACGTCGTCACAGACAAAAGAAACAAACCATTTGTCAGAAAGAGTTCTACGGATAGTTACGGTCTTGATTGCCCCCTCGATGGGACGAGAAAACTTTATCTTAAACTTACCAATTTTATTTATGGTAAGATATTTTCCATCAAGTTTCCACCCTGTTTTTTTAAGAGTAAAGGAATCGTATCTGCCCATTCCTTTAAATCTTGGAAACCCTGCCCTTTTTCCTCTTTTAACTCTACGAAAAAAAGATTGATAGGATTTATCAAGGCGTTCAATTACATCTTGGAGTGTTTGCGAAGGAACTTTTTTAAATTCAGGGAATCCTTTTTTGAGGTCAGAAAGCTGATTTGCTTGGTCATACCCAGAAACATATTTCCCGTGGCATTTCCAGGCATTTATTCTCTGGTCAAGAGCAAGATTATAAAGTATTCTGCAAAGATTAAGGACTTCTTCGGCACCGGAAAGAGTTTCACGGTTGGCATAGATTCTGTATTTAAAAGATTTTCTCATTACGTATCCTCAATGAGAATTATATCATATTTTAGATGTAATGTCAAGAGATATTTGATTTTATCAAAAATGTTTTTAATCTCATCACTTGGAACATTAAAGGAGTAATAAAATGGCTGACGAACTGTTGAAAATTGAGGAACATATTACTGATGGGTCGGTTGCTGATGTCCTGCAGATAGCGAGGTCTTTAATCGCAGGAGAAACCATGTCTATAGAGGTTATTGAAAAGACAATAAAGAAACTGGCTGGATACTCACTTTATATAGGAGCCACTGCTGGTCTGTATAAGGGGGAGAGGTCAAGAATTCAATACCTTACAATCAAGGATGGTTCCGGTACTGCGAAGGATAAGGAAGCCCAGGGTAAATCAGCGGCCGCGGTAATGAGAACGCGCCAAGAAGTATTTGGGAATATGTTTAAGGCTCTCCTGAGTAGTACGGATGCAATGAGGGATATATTCAGGGAGCACAAAAAAGATTATCGTATGAATTATAATGCAGATGCTTAAATGAATTGGGCGGTAGCGAAGATGACTGGTTTATTTGGTTCCGGACATTAGAGATATTTCGGGGTAGGATTCCCCGACCGCCCAACCAAAAAAAGGAGGAGTTATGAGTTGCGATGAATCGGTTGTGAAAGAAGGGAAAGAACTGGTGGCGAAAAAGAAAAAAGATAAAAAATATCTAACCCCGGGTTATAAGAGAAAGCGTAAAAAGTATCTTGATAAAAAGAAAAAGATATGGGAGGGTAATCGCACAGCAGAGGCGGGGAGGAATAATGAAAAGTGAAAAGATTGTTGAAAGAGAATTTGAGGCATCAATGACACTTGATGGTAGGGAATATCGCATTGACGATGAAACGCTTGATGAGATTGCCATAAGAATTACGTTTATAGAAAGTGGTTTATCGAAAGTTCAAAAAAGAAAAATAGGAAAGATGGTGTTTGAAAAAATGATAGAAATGAGATTGCCAAAAAAGGGGAGGATTAAATGAAGAAAGAAACACCGCGAATTCAAATGGGAATGAACAGTACGATGGAGTTCCATCAGATTGAGGATTTTAGGCGCATAGAGCTTACCTGCCACGGTAGTGATAAGAAGATATATCAGGGCATTTCTGGTATAGATAGAATTGTGGAGATAGGAAAATCAAAAGCAGCTGGAGTAAAAAATGCACGCTATAAAAATGCAACTCAGGTATGGCTCAAGAATGGTAGCATGTATACCGTTGCCGAAAAATATTCTTATATAAAAAAGATAATGGACGAGGGGCCATTGTTTATTTTGAAGGGGAGGGATGATAAATGAAAATAGAAATGAATGAAGAAGATTTAAAGTTTTTGAGGGAGTTGGCGCATGAGATAAATACCCAGGACAATAGGGCAACCCGGAGTCCATATTATTACACAACACGAATAAAAATGTGGAGAGTAGCGAACGAGGATTATTCAAGTGGTAAAACAAAGCAAGTATGGGTTGAACACATGACTGGTGATTTTTCTGAATATGATACAAAGTTTGCTTGCTTGAAGGGTTGTTTGGAACATGGTTATTCTAAAGACGAAATACGAAAGGCACTCAATAATGATAATATTTGCGAGGTTACACTTGAAGAATACGAAGAAGATAGAAATGTATTTCTTACTGAAAAAGCATACAAAGAGAACATGGAATTAGACGGACATAATCTTAAAAGAATGGGCGAGTGTTATTCATATTTACACTATGCCTCAAGAAACCCCGAAATGGAAAGGTTGTTAGAGATAATATTAAAGTTTGATAATAAAAAAACGGAGGGGGAAGTTAAGTGAAAGAAATCAGTGGTCGGGAATCTGGATTTTTTCTATTGGGAACAATATTTGGGCTCATCGCTGGGTATGTTTATTTTGTATTATAATAAAAAATAAGGAGGATTGAGAGTGAAAATCACAAAAGTAAAGACGGGGGATTTCAAGGGTTATTCAAGGGAACTAAGTCTAAGCGGAACAGTAGTGTTGTGCGGTCCAAACGGGTCAGGAAAAACAGGTCTACAAAAAGCAATTGAAGTGGCAATCACGGGGTACGATAGCGACTTGGGTAAGAAACCAAAGTATACCATGCAGCATATATCTGGGAGTATGGGGTGGGTAGAAATTACCATTCAGTGTGATGATGGAGAAGTGGTTGTAATCAAGAGGACGTATACCCGAGATAAAAAAGGTAATGTTAAGATGGATGTCAGGGTACTACCGAAGATGGATGAAAGCACGTCGGGTGATTATGAAGCACGGATTAAAAACATCGTCGGCTCGTTTCCCATAATGTTTGACCTCGCATCGTTCTTACATATGAAGGATTCTGAATACCGAGATTTCTTTTTCTCAAAATGTAAGGTTGATAATTGGGATAAAGAAAAGATATTTGATAAGATGATAAAAGGCACGGCCGGGTTGCTTGATGAGGATAAGTTGCAGTCCGATACCATCACCGTTCAGCTGGGAGAGGCGTGGCACGATGAGTTGTCCATTAAAGACAATCTTGAAACCGTAATAGAAACTCTCGGTAATATTAAAAATAGGGCACAGGGTGAGGTCAGGGGTAATGTCGGAGCTTCGGAGGCTGTTGAGGAAAGAAAGGTTGAGGATAAGACATCAAAGACTATCCCTATGCTGAAAGAAGAAATAGCCAAGTACGAAGAAGATGCCCGGAAAGTGTCGGCAGATATAAAAATAAACAAAGACAATGCCGAGAAATACGACAAGAAAGAAGCCGAGATAAGCAAGGTTATCGTTGAAATTGCCGACATAAAGAAAGGGGATTTTGATGCCACTCTCACCGCGGAGGATTATGCTAAAAAGATTAGCGAGTTAGATGCGATGTCGCCGCTCCCCAAGAATTTATACGAAATAGATGTTAAGATGGGGGTTGCTTCGGGGAAATGTCCAATAGGTGTCGAGTGTGATAAACTTGATGAGTATAAAAAGAGTATCCCTAATCTTAAAAAAGAGCGCGAGGAAATAAAAGAAAAGATGGATAAGAAAGACGAGCAGAAGTCTGTCTATGTACAGCAACAATGTCACGTGGGAGAATATAAACATCTGGTTGAGAATCTTGATAGACTACAGAAAGAAATGATGGATATGCCGAAACCTGTTTCTAGTGAAGAACTTGAAACTCAGTTACAATCCCTGGATACAAAAAAGTCTGAGCTTGAATCAGAAAAGAATGTTAAGATACAGGTGCAAGCGGCCGAAAAAATGCAGGGTGATATAAAAAGTGCGCGCCTGGTCAACGAGGCGAAACTAAACGCCGTCAAGGTTTTGATTGGAGTTGTTGGTAAGGACGGTATTCTCGGTGAGATAATAAAGTCTATTCTTGGACCATTTGCTGATAAGATTAATGGGTTGCTGCAGAAGATAGATGATGTCAAGAACTTTAAGTTTAATTTGGAAGATGAGATTACCGGTAAGCCCATATTCCAATTCGGATGGAAAAAAGATTCGGGATTCGTGCCATTCCATGCGTTATCTAATGGAGAGCGGGCACTGTTCGGTGCAGCCATAATGGTGGCCCTGATTACACAGCAGAATCCAAAGCTCCGAGTGTTGCTCATAGACAACATTGAAGCGGTTGATGATTCCCATAGGGACGAATTCGTTAATGCCTGTTTTGAGTTTGAGAAAGTGGGGCAGATAGATAATGTGTTACTGGCGGGCTGTATGCAGTACGAGGGTGGGGTTCAGTTGGGCATGGATAAATAAAATGGAATATGGGGGAATGGTGGGAGGATACATATATTATGTTTACCGATGAAACAAGAAAATTAGTAAAAGAAGTTATGAGACGACTGCCAGATGAGGCTTTTTACTGGCCTCCCGTTAAGATAAATACGGGCCTAAAAGCACCAAAAACAATCCATGCTTATTTTGCTGGCATAGACATGGGAAACAGTAATGAGGATTATTGCTGTCTGATTTATCACGAACCCATGATTACCGGAGACACCTTTGTAAAGATAGTTCCATGGCCAGAGAAAAACATTCTGGATAGATGTTGGGATTGGTTTCGCGGATTGTTTAATAAAAAAGGGAGGATTAAATGAATAATGAATCAAAAGTAAATTGTCCTATATGCAATAAAGAAAGAGATTGGGATGGTTTCTGGATAAAACAATATGGTAGGTGTTCCAACTGCCAGGCAGAAAAAGAATCAAAAGATGAATGTGAAAGAGCAGTCAAGAATGGGGAGGGAACATCAGACAATCAAATAATATGTCCTCACTGTGGACATTCCATAGAAGATGAATTATATGAATATGAGAGTGGATCTGAAACCTGCGATGAATGTGGTAAGGAATATGAATTAGACGTAGAGCATAGTGCGACATACACAACAACTAAAAAGGAGGATTAGATGAACGTAATCGTAAGACCGAGGCGGGCAGGGAAAACGTATAAGTTGGTTAAAGAAGTTTTGAGGTGGGATGGTATTTTATTGGTACCTTATCCTGTAAATAAGGAAAGTATTTTAGAGCAATACCCCAAGCTGAAAAAATGGCAAGTTATGACCTGGAAAGAATATGGAAGTATAAGAAATTGGATTAGGTTCCCATACAGGGGGAAGTTGCTGTTCATTGATAATGTGGAAATACTTATACAGGAATGTTTTAAGGGTACGGTGAGTGCAGTATCAATGTTCGCTGGTCTGGAAAAATGGGATAGGAAAAAGTATATGAAAAACATGAAGAAACATTTTAAAACATTGAGAAGGGGGAAATAATATGGTAGTTAAAAGAAGGAGGGGAGAGATGATAGTAGGAATAGATGATTGTGAATCGACTCCAACGAAACCATCCGTAAAAATGAAAGCTCAGGATGGGGATGGGTTGCTTACTGAATTTAATAGAAGTTTGATTACGGGTATTAAAATGAAAGAGGCAGTGTTTATTTGTAAGTTTGGTTTTCACCCCAATATTGTATTTCTTAAACCGGGCACGGGGATTACAACCCTGGCGGGTTATAAAGTTATAGAGACTGACGGTATTGAAGAATGTACCGTTGGATATATACAAGAATAAGCGGCCGTGCTGGGGATACTCCCGGTGCGTAAGGGGTGGGTGAATGTACCTACACAAAAGCATGGACATATATCACTATAGAGGTATATGGAAGTGTTGAAGAAATCTGAATATCCGGATTTCGTAGGGAAAAGCTCACCCCGATGCCGATATGTTGAGTGGTTCAATATAATTTACTGGTAAAGGAGGAGTAATGAAATGTCCAATGTGTGGTAAACCTCTGGATAAACATAAAGATATTGCAGGTAAATACATATATGAATGTTTTTATTATGGATGTCAACACATATTTGTATTAGAGAATGGTAAATTAGTACACCATTATAAAAGGAGTGATAAATGAAAAATAAATGTACTCATTGCGAAAAACTTACTTGCGAACTAACAAATAGAATATGCACCGGTATTGGGTGGAAGAAGTGTTATGTATATTGGGAGCAACGTGCAGATAATGTGGGGCAGGATTTGGGTAAGATAAAATTCGCAATAGCATTAATACAAACCAAAACCACCCTGATGGATGAATTGGACAGGCATGAATTTGTTGCAATAGCGGAAGCGTTTGGGTTAAGATGGGCAAGGTCATTTGGGCAAATGTTAAGCAAGCGGAAAGAGAATAAAGAAGAAAAACAAAGGAGGAAGTAATGAGATTAAAAACAAAACCCATGCCGACCAAGTGGCCAGATAAATTAAAGCTGTATGATAAAAACTTGCCGGGCGATGGGAACCCCTCGCCCAGGGAAGAATTGATTAAATTAATTGACGAGAGGATAGCAATTAAATGTAAGGTACTGGATGATTGTGCGGAAAAATATAGACAGAAATTATTACTCGATGAGTTATGCAAGGAACTTGAGGTGGCACGTCTTGAACTATTGGAAGATGAATCTTACTACGAAATATGCCAGAGGAGGTGTAGAGAAATAGTGAAAAGATACTCGAGGGAAGAAGGGCTTGATAAAAAAGAGGGGGAGAGGTTGCTGGGGTTATACGAATGATAGAATATATTAAGGGAGATTTGTTTTCCAATAAGACCGACTCGTTAGCTCACTGCATTTCCAGGGATTTAAAGATGGGTGCCGGGATAGCCAAGGCCTTTAATAAAAAGTGGGGAGTGGCAATCAGAAAGCACATCCAATTAAATCCTGAACTATCTAAGTGTGAGTGTATTGTGGTTCCGGTTAGAGACAGGCTTATATATAATCTCGTCACTAAGAAAATATATTTCCAGAAACCCACATTGGAAAGCATGGAAGCGTCACTAAGAGAAATGTTTGATATTGCCAACGACGTTGAGAATGTCATAGCGATGCCAAAGATAGGGTGCGGACTGGATAGGCTTAAATGGAAAGACGTTGAGAAACTCATAAAGAAATATCAGGGTAATGTGAGGGTAAAAGTTTATGAATTATAGAATTAAAATGAGTAAATGGGAGATTGTTGGAATAGTGGTAATCGTGATAGCTGTTATATTGGCAATAGTCGGCATGGTTATTAAGTGCCAGGTGTTGGCAGCGATAGGGGCAGTACTGGCAATGGCGGTATGGAGCACGTATATATTTTCATAATAAGGAGGCGGTAATGAATCAAATAAAAGCGTGGGATAAAAAAACTAAAAGTATGTGGATGGTTGATGGGTTTGAGGGGTTGACCAAAAACACTATCGTTAATTTAAGAACCTTTCCAGTTGAGGATGCCGGGGGATTGCACTTTACCTATATTAATAGGTATGAAGATGAAGTAGTGCTACTTGAATATATTGGAAGAAGGGATGTTTTGGGTAAGGATATTTGCGATAGGGATATTCTCATAAATGAATCCGGCAGGATATGTAAGGTGGTTAGGTTTAATTCTGAATGTTTTGTGGGATGGGATTTGAAAGCATTAAATGGTAAGGGGAGTCCTCCGGCCGAGGGGCACATGTGGGAAGGCTGGGAAATAATTGGTGATGAGTTTGAGAATCCGGGATTAGAAAAGGAGATTAAGTAATGAATAAAAAAGATTGGATATGGATGCCCCATGCGGCACATTTTTGTTGTGGAAGCAGGTGCCAATTTGTGTTGGCTACATATGTGGGTGGGTACATAGTTTCAACTGTTGGAGAAATGTCATCAAGTATTAAAGGTAAAGAATATGAAACTGTATCGCGAGGATATTTATATGAAACCGAGGTATTTAAGGCTAAAAAACAAAAGCTGACATGCTGTCCTTATGGTATAATTTTAAAGGGTGGTTATGGTGTTGAACAAAGAAAATACAATACCCCTAGCGCCGCCACAAAAGGGCATATGGAATTATGTGAGAAGTGGAGTAAAGAAAAGGAGAATAAATAATGTATGATAGAAGAAAGGCTAATATAATAAGAAACATAGTTAAGTTCACCGTGGGATTGCCATTTATTGTCGCATTGACATTGGGGTTCTTGTTGTGCTCAATTATTTGTTTTGTTATTGAATCGGATGAAGATTTTATATCAGATATAAAAATGATGTGGTCTTTCAAATCAAAGTATGATGGGTGAGGAGGGTAAATAATGAAGATAAAATCAAATAGTTACTTCGGAAAAGATACCGGATGGTACCGGATGGGTATCTGCATAGACATGGGCACGGTAGAAATAAGCCTTGGGTATAATTTTAAATTATGGTGTAAAGAGTATGGACTTACCGCCGATGCCGGCATATACTTGGCTGTTGATAGATTTAATTTCTGGAGAATATGGATTAATTTGATATTCTTCTGGTTTCATATTAATAAGCAAACTAAAGAAATGGTGGAGAGGGGGGCATAAGTAATGAAGTGGATTATATCCCTTGTGTTATATTTTGCATTGTGCCTATTACTTTATAGTCGTGGAAGTACTGGGTGGGGAAGTAGGTAAATATATTTCAAGAGAGGAGAATAAAGATGGCGAAAATGCCGAAGGTGGTTGTGGTAATCAAGATGGACAAAGAGGCAAAGGGGGTTGCAAAAGCAATTAAGGATTTTAAGGATATATGGGATAGGGGGCTTACCTGTGACGGTGATAATAAAATAATAGACAGGTCAATAAGGACAATAGAAAAAGCATTTACAATAAAAACGGGAAAATAAACAAACATGAATTTGAATGAGCAACAATTGCGGGCAATAAACACCGATAGCCGGAGTGTTTTAATACTGGCAGTTCCGGGCTCGGGGAAAACGCTGGTGCTTGTAAATCGTATAGTCAAGGTTTTGAAGGACGGCGTATCCCCCCGCTGTATTCTTGCCATCACGTTCACTCGTAAGGCCGCACAGGAAATGAAGGAACGCCTCTGTAAGTTGATTGACGAGGAAATTGTAAGAAAGATGTTTATTGGAACCTCCCACTCTTTCTGTCTTTCCATACTGAGGCGTTGGTATGAGAAAATGGGGCTCACCGAAAACTTTAGCATATACAATGACCTGGATAAGAAAGATATCATCAAAGACATCAAGGAGGACGGTAAATATAAGGTTGGGATAAAGAAGATACTGAACTATAGTAATGGAGACAATTCAGATGTTACTCCGCGAGAAAAAGAAGAGTTGGATAAGATATATAAAAAGTATCGTAAGCGATTAAAGAAATACAATGCGGTTGATTATGATATGATACTATCCCACGCCATAGAGCTTATGAAAACATATCCCGAAGTTCTGGAATATTACCGGAACCATTTCTCTCACCTATTCTATGATGAGTACCAGGACCTTGCATTTATGGAAAATGAGGTATGTCTTACCATGGCGATAGGTACTACGTTTGTCGTCGGAGACGATTCGCAAAATATCTACACCTGGCGCGGGACAGACATTAAATACATAATGGAGTATCAGGATAGACATGAAAATCTTAAGGTTATTAATCTTGAATATAATTACCGCTCCGCTCCCATCATATGCGAGATGGCAAACAATCTTATTTCCCATAATAAAAAAAGGGTAGCCAAAAAGATTATTGCTACAAGAAAGGAAAGCGATTCGGTATACGGATGTTCCGTGACTGACGATGTTTATACCAACGGTAAATCCGAGATAGAGCATGGGATTATCGGGTGCATTAATTCCTTACATGATGATGTTGGATTTTCTTACAAAGATATTGCCATACTGGTACGAACAAACAGGCAGATTGATGAAATAAAAAATGTTATTGGCGATACTGACATTCCATACCAACTGGTTTCAAGGGATACGTTCTGGGCACGCAGTGAAATCCGTGAGGTCATTTATTATTTAAGGGTAATGCTTAATCCCCATGATAATTATTCTGTTGAGAAGATAATGAAACTCCCCCATATGGGCCTCACTAAAATACAGGTTCAGGAGATTATGAATTATGCTATAGGCGAGAGCGTGAGCCTATATTCTGCCATGATACATCAAAGAGAACCCGATATGCCCTCGGAGTTTTCGTTGTTTACTGACTACCTTACCATGGATGCAGGGGCCATACTTAAAACCTTCATGGAAATGTCTATGGGGTGTGAGAATGGGTACCTGCACTCCCTTAAAGAGCAGACACTTGAAACACGGCTTTCCTCTATTGATTATATGCTTACCGGTAAAGTCCCTGAGTTTCTGGAAAGAGGAGAGGGCTCGGATTTAAGATCGTTCCTTGATAGTATTGTCCAGATAGAAGCCACGGATAATCTCAAACCAGAAGAAGACAAGGTTCACCTAATGACCGTGCATTGCGCTAAAGGACTGGAATGGCCGGTGGTTATCGTACCAGGATGCGAAGAAGGTACGTTGCCGCTCATAAGAAAGCGTGGTGGTGATATCACGGAAGAAGAAAGACGGTTAGCGTATGTGGCTCTTACTCGGGCAAAAGAAAGAGCATATTTTATCCATGCCACGGAGAGGACCAGCTCGTTTTCTGACCATGTAGAAACAAAAGAGCCCAGCCGGTTCCTGAAAGAAATGGGATGCGAGGGGATGCGTAGTAAAGAGTGGATTGCCAATCAAGAAAAATCGGGACAAGAAAAAAAGAAAAAAGAACGTATGCCATTGTCGTCTTCGGATAGGGATGAAAGCGTGCCGTTTTAGGTGTATATACAAACCGTCGTCGGGAAATTAATTATTAATCATTTTGTTCTTGACAAGTAATCAGGTATATGGTATAGTGGTGGTGTAGTTGATTTACAAATGAAAGGGGAATCAAAATGATTAAAGCAGCGTTTCAGATTATAGCAATTATGTTTTTTATTTTAGCATGTTCATCTGTTGCTATATTTTTAATATTAGACCCTATCGCTCGGTTACTTTCGGCGGCAGCACTTATGTTTTGTTTGATAATGGGGTTTTTTACATATGGTGGAATTTTATTTATAGACTGGATAGGTGGTGACTCATAAAATAAAAAGAATGGAGGTGCGCTAAATGGGAAACAGGGAAGATGTTCTGGATAAAGTTATAGACATTGTGGCGTGGGAATTGTGCATAGTGGGCACCGTGTCGCCAGAAGATAATCTTCGGGATGATTTGGGGGCCGATTCGCTGGGTATGGTTGAACTGGTAATGTGCCTTGGATGTAAATTTGGAATTGAAATACCGGATGCGGAGGGAGATAAAGTAAAAACTGTTTCTGATTTGGTTGAATTGGTAATGAGAATGGTGGGCAATGGCGATGGATTAGAGAAAGAACTTGCCGTCATTTTAAACAGGGTGTCAAGGGAAAACAAAAGCAATACCCCCGACTTTATTCTTGCAGAGTTCATGTTAGATTGCTTGGTCGCGGGGGAAAAGTTAATTAATCGGCGCGAGGGGAGGTAGTCGACAATGGAACCTATGTATAAAGTAGATGAGGAAGTTTGGGTGGGAACGGAAGATGGTGGCGTAATGCAGGATAGAATAGCCAGGATAAGCATGGACGGTAAGGGTAATGTGGAATATTTATATATGGGTGCTATGGAATTTTATCCAATATATTATGTTATTTGCAGTGTGGTGGATTCCTCAGCCAATGATAAAATAGTTGAATATTTAAAGCAGAGAATTAAAAATAATATGCCTATTGTGGTTGACGATGCTGAGATTCAAAAATCTGTTTTTGGGGATTTAGAAAGGTAAATAATGGATATTTCAAAAGAATATATTTTGATGTGCCGGCAGTCAAAAGAGATGCAGAAAAATTATAATCCGGTGCATGGGGATTTTGTTTTCTATATGGGTTCAACTGACATTGAGGATATGGTTGTTTGTGGTGGTCCAGAACACATGGGTTCAGATTCCCTTCATCCATGGACACATTATTGTAATTGTTTTGATACGCCGATGGATGAACTTATGAAAAGTAAGGAGCATCCCACCGTCTGGCTACCGCGCCAGGACCAGCTGCAGGACATGCTGGAAGATTGCCTGGGATTATTATTTTGGGATTTATGTAATGAACCGGAGGGCTGGCTTTGTATGGGTAGAGACGTTGGGGAGCAGACCATATACCCCCGTAAAGAGAACTTCATAAAAGAAGAAGATATGAGCAAGACTGCAGAGCAGGCGTTGTTGAAGATGTTGATGAGTCAGGAATATGATAAGAAGTGGAACGGTAAGGGCTGGGTAAAGGAGGACGTGTCATAATGAAAGAGATAAAGAAAACTGAGGCGTGGTACAAGAAGAAAAAGATAGACCCACCCATTATCCCCCTGATAAAACTTCTCCATAAGAATGGATTCGATACGAGAAACTGCTGCGGACATATGCCAACACCCTGGGTAGGTATGGACTGGGAAAAAGATTCTGATTTCAAAAGATTATATGATTTGCTGATTAAAAATGGCTATAAGAATTTCTGTATCTCAGGACAATGGAATACTGTTGATAAGTGGACCTATAAATCTGCAAGCAAGAAAGAACTTAATCTGAGATTTTATTTCGGGAAGCAACCGTTAATAGATTTAAGTATGATAAAAAAAGAAAGGAGGAGTAAATGAAAAAAGTTTTGGTTCTATTGGTTGTCGGGATGATTTTCTTGAATGGGTGTGCTTATCTTGAGCAAGGGTGCTCTGAAATGAAAAGTGAAATGGTTAAGTTGGACAGGACAATCACTCTCTATGCAAACGACGGCTCGGTTATGAGGGTGTGGGATGGAAAAATATTTGTTGATGCTGATGGTTCTGACATAAGATTCATGTATAATGGGAAAGCTGTAAGGATAAGCGGCACGTATATAATAGAAGAAAAATAGGCCGGTGATGAGAATACCAAAGCCAAAGAAAATAAGTAAAGAGGCCAAGAAAGCCCGGCAGGTGGATAAGTGGAGAGTCATGCGCCGGAAGGCTAATAATAAATCCATAAGGAAAAAGCATGAAAGCAGACATAAAAACAAACAAAAAGATGATAGGGCGGCCGCGGTATCTCTGGCTGTACGAGAAAGGGATGGGTGGGAATGTCAACACCCTGGGTGCCCGAACCGTGGAAAGTCATTTCGTGATAGAAAGTGGCTCCTCCACGCTCATCATTCACTGGGGAAAATTGGTTGGCTCAGGTACTGCAAGCGGTTTATGATAAGCCTGTGCTGGGAGTGCCATAATGAGGATGCCCATACACGGCCGGCGCGGATAATATTCTTAAAGATATTGAATAAGATTTACAGGGCGCTGAGTATAAAGCCATCGGAAAAAGAGCAGGCTGAAATAGATAAATATTTATAAGGAGAGTGAGGGAGGAAACAAATGAACAGAGAGAAAATGGTTGAGAGTCTTGAGCAGGTAAGAGATGTATTGGATAAATTAGATGATTGTATTGGGAGTGATTGGAAGGGGCAGGAAAAGAAGATGGATTATGAAGGGTTTGTAAAAGAATTTGAAGATTTTCGTTATGATTTATGTAATATGTCATCTTCAATTAATCAAGCGATAAGCTATTTTGAATTAAATTCTTAAAAAAGAGGAGGATGGGTGAAGAAAAGCGAATATGATAAGTTGTTGAAAAAGAAAAAGAAGAAGAATCCGTATGGGCATATTAAGAAGGGTAAGGCTAAGGACTTGCCTGGGGATTATTTTTTCAAGAGTAAGATGGAAAGAAATACTGGAAGATATTTCCAGTGGCTAAAGAATAAGGGCGAGATAAAATCATGGGAATACGAACCGCGCAAGTTTGACTTCTCAGCCAAGAAAAAAAGGGGAGTTACCTGTTACACACCAGACTTTAGGGTGGAAGAAAACAATGGCAATATTGTGTATCACGAGGTCAAGGGGTGGATGGATAAAAAGTCACAGGTTAAACTGAACTGCATGGAGCGGTACTATCCGTTCATCGAGTTGAGAGTTATCGGGAAAGCCGAATACAAGGCAATAGCACAGTTTGCCAAGTTGATCCAGGGATGGGAATAGTTATGAATAAGGCGACAGGAAGGGGAATTACAATGGGGAAAGAGAATAAAGAATTTGTTAATTATTATTTACCAGAACCACGAGAGAATAGACCCGTGAGATATTGTCCAATGTGTGGTAGTCGCATGAGAGAAGACAATAAAAGGTTTGTATGTGGTGGATTTGAAAATCATGGGTGTAAAAACATAATATACAAGCAAGGGGAGGAATAATGGCTAACGGAATGAGTAGGGATGAAGCGAAAGAAATAGCAGTGACAGTATTAAAAGAAAGAATAGATTCTGAAGGATTATGTGATTATGATGAGGAACATAAAGAGGCTCTTTCAGTCTTGACCGCCCCGGAACATCCGGCAAGCGAGGAAGTGAAAACAAACATGGATATATTGGGAATAGGAGGACTTCTGAAAGTATTAGAAGTTAGAATATCAATATTGGAAGTGCAGTGTGATATGAAAAAAGATGATGGAATTAAAAAGCAAACAGAAAGAACATTTAGTAAAATACGTTCAAAGGTTGATGATTTATATTCTGATAATGATAAACTCAAGAAAGCCATAACCTCCCAGAGCAACACAGGAGGAACGCAGAGCGGGGGAGAAAAATTAAGAACATCAGAAGAAGTGTTAAAAGATATGGAAATGCTTACAGATGAATATGCTTTATGTCCTGATGATAAGTTGACGGAAGATGGGAAATCATTAAAGGGTGCGGTAAGGTTCTTCATAGAAAAAATGTATGAGAAAGTTTTTGGTAATTCCAGTCAGCAATAGCCACCATAAAAAAGAGATAAGGAGGGGATGATGAAAGTTAAAAAAGACAAAATGGTACAGGGTGAGATAATTGGTATGTTCAGGAGATTAGTCCATCAGTTTGAAACACCGGGCAATTATCATAAGTTAAAGAAGTTTACATTTGACGAATTAGTTGAGTTAGTGGGCGAGTTTTTTGATATGGGCATTGACGAAAGGGAAGTCTAACCCGCAACACGAATAATCGGAGAGGGAGAGGAGAAGAAATGAAAATATCTGAGAAATTAGAGAACATAAAAAGTGAAATACTGAATACGGTGGATAGGTTGCCGGATAACCTTATGACAAATAAAATGAGGGAAGAACTGACGGAAATGGCAGGCACGATAGCAGGAATGAGTATCTTATTAAAGTTCTCATTATTTAACGAAGAGGGCTAACAACAAACCAGACAGAGAGGAGGGGGGAGAGGTGAATAAAATAGTAAAAGAAGTTGACATGGATATTCTGGCTAAGGGCTACTTGCGAGAGGAAATGAATTTGATTATGCCCGGGGTGGTTCGGGTGGTATTTATAATTATCATGCGTTGTTTTATATTCTTGCATTGAAATATGCCAAATGGGAGAATTATACCACAGTAGGAGGCATACAGAACGGAAAAAGAATATCATATTATGAAATGTTTGACCAAACAATAGACGGGCTATGTAAAGAAATAGGATTTCTCCCCGAAAGCATATCAATGCTATTGTCAGCAATGTCAAGATACAGCAATAAAAATGCAATGAAAAAAATAAAATCAGTGTTATCTAAATATGACAAGTTAGGAGGTAAAACGAAATGAGAGATAAGAAAGATATTATTTACGAGGGAGATACCAGTAAAGATAAAATGAAGTATGTATGGTGTGGGTGCAGAGGTTGTTATGAGTTTCGCAAAAGAATAGAGGAGTTATCTAAATCCATTGCCGAGAAAGACCGCAAGATAGCGGAGCTGGAAGAGAAACAGAAACACATTGACAGCATAAAAGAGAAGTTTGAGAATATAAGGGGGGCACGAACAGTAACAAGACAAGACATCATAGACCATCAGGCAGTCAAGATAGCGGAGCAGGGGAAAGAGATAGCCAAGAAAGGCGAATGTTTGAATAGGATAAGAATATTAACAAAACGATTTGAGGACAAAACAAGCAATTCAAGTTATTGTATGTGGGAAATAAAACAGATGGTTGAGAAAGGAGAAAGCAAATGAGTAATACAGAAGACAGGATTAAAGAAGTTGAAACTGTTTTGAATGAGTTAATATCTGACAGAGATAAGATGCTTTCAAAACTTAACACCTCACTGGTGGAAAAAGGGAAAGAGATAGGGGAATTGAAGAAAGACAAAACAAAATGGGGAGAGTATCTGTCAAAAAAGACAAAAGAACTCCGCACATCACTAAAAAAGAAAGACGAGGAGATAGGGAGGTTGGAGAAAGCGGTAGGGGAATGGCAAAAGCAGTATGATGAAATGACAGGAACACGCAATAATGTAATCACAAGACAACAAGACGAAATAAGCAGATTGGATTTTGAATATAAATTATTAACAGAAAGTGCCAATGGAACATTTGAAATCCACAAACAAGAGTTTTTTGAAATAGAAAAACTTAAATCCGAGATAGCCCGATTAGAGAAGTCGGGGGATATGCTGAAAGAGGAGAACAAAAAATTACACAGAATGCTTGAGGGTGTAGAAAGATACAGAGATTGCACAGGCGAGCAAAAAGTAATAATATTATCAGCAACGCAATATAAAGAAATGGCAGAGAGTGGGGATATGCTGAAAGAGTTGGAGAAGTTGATAAGAAGTGGATATAATGTTCTAATCACTCTCGGTGGGGAAATAGTGTTGCAGAGTAGAGATAATGAGTATCGTGGCAAAACCATATCCGAGGCGATAGCCAGTGCGAGTAAGAAAGGGGAAAAGGAATGAAAGACAGAACAGAAAAAGAAGTAAAAAGGCAATTGGAAATGTTGAAAGAGCATAGGGACTTAATAATCAAGACAGGGCGTAGATATAGTTTATTTGGTGATGATAGGATACAGCAGGATGACGACCAGATAGAAGTTTTAGAGGAGTACCTTGAATCAGGTACAATCCCAGACTCTGTATATCAAGACGAAATAGATGATGATGGTGTAAGTGAAGATGGCGAAGAGTTTAGCGAGGCAAGAAATAATGCTATTGAATATCTTGAGGGGTGTGATGAAATAATATGCCAAGATGATATTAATGGTGAAAAAAGTTTTATTAAATAATCAGTCAGTGGGGACAATAATTCAAGGGAAAGGGAAAAGCAATGCCGACTTGCTATAAGATGAAAGAACGTAAAATTACGAAATATAAATTCGTGCCCAGGTCCACAATCTGTGGGCAGTGTAAAAAGAAATTTAAGTATGAATCTAAGACATATAAAAATAGTGGGATACCCGTCAACATAAGAACCGTTTGTAGGAAATGTCAAAAATTAAGCGCTGCCAGAAAAGCAAGAGAAGCAAGACAGAAAAAAGGGGAGAGAGGAGAATAAAAATGGCAAGAAAAAAGATGACGTTGCAGGCGAGGATTGAATACTTCAATGCCACGCACAGAAAAACAATGCGGGAGTTGGTTAAGATGTACCGGCAGGGAATGACATTCAAAACCATGTCTGTAAGTTCGGGTATGAGCCCCCAGACAATATCCAACGACCTGGTGCGCCTGGGTAGGATTACCGAAGCCGACAGGATAGAGCACGCCAGAAACAGCAACGAGCAGCGGGCCTCATGGCGTAGGCAATAGGGTGTATAGTAAACTTTTTTTCATTTTTTCCTTGACAAGTAGTAAACTATATGGTATATTAGTTTACGAAGTGAATAAATGAAGATGGGAGGGGAATGTAATGAACAAGCTAATCGGGATATTCAAAAGATTCTTTATTGCGCAAAGGGGAAATTCTGTATCCTCAGTTAAGGGGTATGTATCAGTAATTAGGGATTTTGGAACTTTCGTTTCCAAAAAAGGCATTAATGTGGAATCGGCTACTCCAGAAACGGTTATGGAGTACGTTTCGGTGGTTAAGAAACGCTGCAAACCCCAGACTGCTGCGGGATATGTTACCAAATTAAAGACGTTTTATCAGATATTGGTACAGAAGGGGCTTGTAAAGGCCTCTCCTGTAGGGGAAATACACATAAAGTGGCATCAGGAGCCACGTGATATACTGTCCGATAATGAGGTTGAGGGTATTCTGGGTCAGGCAAGGGTGAATTATGGCAGTAAAGGCTCATTGTACGCCAATAAACAGGGGTTCTGTAAGTGTTCCAAGGAAGTCCGGGCGCTCAGGGATTACCTTATATTGTCACTTCTGTCTGAAACCGGTGTCAGAATAGCCGAGTTACTTAATATTAAGCCAATGGACATTGATTTTGAGGCAAAGAGGATAAGGATACTGGGTAAGGGTAATAAGGTAAGGATACAGCCCATCACAGCCCAAACTGGTGCCCTCATGGGAACCTTTTTAGCCCAAAGTGGTTCCGTAATAAATAGGGATGCCCCGGTATTTGATATCACGCGACCGGGTGTTGATAATATAATAAAATTCTTCTGCGGACTTGCGGATGTATCAAAAAGCATATCCCCCCACTCGTTTCGTCACTATTTCATTACCGCCTGCCACCGCAGGGGGCTTGACCTCATAAGCCTACAAAGACTGGCGGGCCACGCGAACCTTAATACGACTTCCAGGTATACGCATATAAGCATAGATGACCTGCAGGAAAAATACGAGAGTGTCCAAGGAGGTACTTGTTAATGAAAAAAACAGCTACGTATTATCTGAGCCAACCAATGATAGGGAAACCGTGGTTTTTTACCAGATGCCCCGGATGTGATTCTCGTATCGCATGGCCTGATGAAAAAAAGAATAGCACAAAATGCACTAAGTGTGGGGAAAGTTTCAATCTTAAATTTGTGGGTGAGAAAAAAAGGAGGTACGATGAAAAATAAAGTGGAGATTGTTGTAGGAGATATATGGATAAGAAAATCCGGGGGCGGGGAAGCAAAAGCAGAAGTGATTGACATAAGAGATGGTTGTGTGTTTATTTATAATCGTGATAAGATAACCCCCCTAAAAGAGGAAGTGTTTTTAGATAAGTTTAGAAAAGAAGTATGGAATATTATAAGTGATGGCTCAAACAAGAAACCTAAAAAGCAGATAAAAAAGATTGAGGATATTATAGTAATGGACGGGGTGGATTAAATGAAAATTAATCACGGGTTGGGAAAACTAAAAAATAAAATAATTGTATGGTGGTGGTGGATATGTGGTAAGCGATGCCATAATTGTTATCACATAAAAATGCAACCATTTGGGGTTAAAAGTGGGTATATTAAATGTTGGATGTGGAAAATTGAATATAGAAAAAATCATACATGTTGGCAATATACTAAAAAGGAGGAAATGGTTGTTACGACAATGGAAGCGATGGTCGAGTTTTCTAAAAAACTAAGAGAACTTATTAATTTAATAATGGAGGAATCTGGCATGGATAAATTTCTAAAAAAACTTAATAATCTTGTTGAAGAGTGCAGTTCGTTTGAATTGGAGTGGTGGCATTTTACATTTAGTTATTTCGCTATTTATAAATACGGGTTCCATATTGGTATTTGTTTATATCCAGATTGTGAGCATGGTGTTGAACCTATGGTTACCAGGGGGGCATGTCTTTCAATTTTCCTACTTGTTTTCACGTTTAGGATATACCAGAGAAGGGATGTGCACAAAGTAAGAGAGGAGAATTAAATGGAATTAATGTCTTGCCCTAAATGTAAGTGCGACTGGTTTGAAGAAAGAGAGATAGCGCGATTTGATAAAAAGGCTGTTAATTTTCATACCGAGACAATGGCCGAAGAAAAAAAGATTTTGTATGCTTGCGTGGAATGTGGACATACAATAGCATCCCCAGAAAAGCAGGTGTTTAGAGATGTGAAAGTTATCGTGTTTGCCCGGGAGAGTGGTAAGATAAATTATATTAAATCAATCGCTCTCCCCTATTCCGAGAAAAAAGAAAAAACACACGTGGTGTTTAAGCATCTAAAAACTATGAACAATTTTTCTCAAAGCATTGGTTTTAAAAAAATAAATGTTTTGCTTTGGGTGGGACATGAATCCATGGAGGGAATGGACGTGGAGTACGAATATTGTGGACTTCCTGACACCAAAACAATCCTACTGACCAATAAAGAATACTCTGCTGTGAATGAGAGAATAAAACAGGATTATCCTGATGATAAGTATAATGTGGAAATCGTGGACAGGACTGAGGATTAATTCTTTTCTTTTTTAGCCTTTTCGTTGGAATTTATTATGGCATCGAAGAAATCTGACTTGAATAATAATTTTAATGTTTCGGCATTCTCCATTTGGCAGTGCCCCCCAATTATCCCCGGAAATAGTAACGGCCGTAGATACTGGTCAAGTCCGAGCTTTTTATAGCCCTTATTGTAGAGCCGGGTCACTTCTCTTACCGTAATGTTGTAGTCTGCCCCTATTTCCTTACAGAATCGCTCCATTTCTTGATTAAATGCCACCATGAGGGCATATTGGGTGGTTGATAGTATTTTGCCAAGGGCGACCGTTCTGGTGCCCTTTACGGGCAATACCTTAAAGCACTGGCGTAGGTATCCAATACCCATTTCCTTGGCCTTAATTGTATCATATCCCATCATCTGGTCGCAGGCTCTCACGCTATCCGGTATGGCAAGTTCCAGGATAAATAAGGGGCAGTGTACTATATTTACCACTCCCCCTACTATTTTCTGGATATTCTCGCAAGCCATGGGACCAATGGAGCTCCATATCACTACCAATTTGGGCTTATATTGCTTGATATACTCTGCCACGCTATGAATGAACTCTTTATTGTAAATATAGCATATATGTAATACTTCAAAATCGGGCTTATGATAATACGTACTTTCGTTCCCATTATAGGAATATTCCATATTCTCTATATCTCTCCAGTATGTATCATTCGGGTACCCCTGTCTTAATATTTCGCCTATCCTTTTACCTTCTTCGCCGTGTCCGATAATCAATCCTCTCATTTTGAAATCCTTTCGCGCCAATAATTTAATATATCTTTTAGTGTATCGTCTATTGAGTATCTGCGTTCCCATCCTGTTTTCTTTACAAAGGCACTGTTATCTCCCCATAAAATAGGCACATCAGACGGCCTCATGCGCGCGGGGTCCTCTTTTACTTGTATCTCACCCTTAACCGTAGACATTCCAATAAGTTTTCCCAATAAACTCTCCATGGTATGGGTTTCACCTGAGCATATATTATAGACCGCGCCGGCCTCGCAGTGCTCAGTGGCCAACCAATATGCACGAACCATGTCCCTCACATCCGTAAAATCTCTTTTTGCTGTAAGATTTCCCACGTTAATTACCGGTTGCCTAACACCTACCTCTATTTCGGCTATTTGTTTGGCAAAATTTGATAGCACAAAGACATCTCCCCTGCGGGGCCCGGAGTGATTGAATGCCCGGGTACGCTTGATATTCATGTTGTAACTCATGGCATATTGATACCCCATCATATCTTGAGCCACCTTACTTACTCCATATGGAGAGAGCGGCCGTAATGGATTAGTTTCCTTAATCGGACACTCGTTTTCATATACCATTCCGTACTCCTCCGACGAACAACATATCTGAATAATGCTGTCAAGTTTAAGCGCTCTCGTTGCCTCAAATATATTCATTTGTCCGATGGTATTTACTTTCATTGTTTCTGCAGGGGCCGTCCATGATGCCGGGACATAAGATTGCGCGGCCATGTGAAATATTTTATCTGGCCGGACCTCTTTGAGCACATTATATACTGCGGTATAGTCCTGGATATCACACTCAAAAAACTTAACCTTATCCGTTAAGTGTTTTACGTTATCCATTTTACTGCGCCAGCGCTTAATACCAAATACTTCGTAGTCTTTGTGTTCGCTAAGAATATAATCTGCCATGTGGCTGCCAACAAAGCCTGTAATTCCCGTAATCAATACTTTCATTTCTTTTTCTCCTCTTTTTTGAATTTCTCGGTTGCCCCAAATAAATAAGGATAGTTTTTTAGCGCTATCCATTTCTGGGTATACCTTTTAGCCATTGACCTTTTTGATGCCTGTTCTCCCTCTGATAATTCTACCGTATAGTTTGTATCGGTAATTCCAAATCCAAAACAGTATCTAACCGAATACAAATCTTCCATAATCTTATATACCTGCCTGTGTTGATAGTGTCCGTATTCTCCATTCGCGTTATGGGTGAATATCATATCCCAGAAACCGTTACCGCCCGATATGTTTAATATGTCTTGAGCTACTTTATTATTATCCCAGCCCACGTTAAGGCCCTGCTTAAATCCCAGGATATATCCATCGGCATTTAATCTTTCGCAATTATCCATAAATTGGGGATCCCTGCCATGTGTATCATCGGTAGTTACACAGATGATTGTCCAATTAAAATCCATGAACTTATTGAGTGTGCCGCCCATCCATAATGTTTCGTCGTCGGTGTGGGCAATTACTACCAATCCGTTTTTCATGTTTTCCTCCTCATGCTCAATATTCTGGTATTGAACTTATCAAATTCTTCCTGTTGATATGGTTCAAGTATCTCGTTTAATTTGGGGTCAAAATCCTCTTTCTTAAACTCCGTTCCCCAGTCATGCGACATGATTAAATCCCCGGGTTTAAGTATGTTGGCATAGAGTGGGAACTCCTCTACCTTACGGCCGTTATCGCAGAAGATGAGCGCCCTTTCATCACTTATAAAACTTTCCACATTCTCAACAGTAGCTTCACTGAAAACATCTGCCTGTATGAAATCTATATTAAGTCTTGTGAATATCTCGCGCAGGTTTCTGTCTTTATCTAAATCCGGCATTTTTTTATGGAAGTCAAATATATCCTTAGTGTCTATGGTTAGCACCCTACCCTTTTCCCCTTTCCACGTTTTACCTTTAGTCATCATGTGTAATCCAAAAAGTAATGTTAGTCCACCCCTGTCAGTACCAAGTTCCACCACTCTATTAATATCTGTTTCGGTACTTAATATATGGCTCAGTATACAAAAAGCACCCCAATTCTGGAATGCCGTATATCCCGCAAACTCAAATCCTATTTTATCCAAATCGTAGTTAATCATTTTGTGAGCTCTCCCTTGAATGTTTTATAGGAATCGCCGTTTACCGGATCAGTTGTATATAATGAACAAAACTGCGTATTAAATCCACGGCAACTGAGCCATACTTCTAATACTTCCTGCGGTATTACATATGGATGTCCTATATTAAGTTGCTCTGATATTCTCAGGTGGACCAGTAGATATAGCTTACCTCCGGGTTTGAGTACCCTGTGCATTTCTTTGATGGCACGCTCTGGATTGTTTGTGTGGTCTAATACGTTCGTGCAGAACACTATATCAAAAGAGTTGTCATTTGCTGGTATGTTTTCCGCGGCACCACTTTTCAATAAAATATTATCTGCTTTTATTATCCTCTTGTATTCTTCTGCCAACGTGTCTACCCCCACGAGCATCTTGGCATCTTTTATCTTTGAGCATAATCCACCAAGTGGGCCGCACCCCACGTCAAGTATTGCCATACCTTTTGTTTTGGGCTTAAATAAATCAAGGTATTTCTGATATATCTCCGTACCTTTTCTTATCCCCGTGAGTTTCCAGTACTTCATTTCATAGGCCTTGTTATCTGCATTGTCCATCTTCTTAAAATATCCTATATTCTTGGGGTGACATTTAGTGCTTATCTTTGTAAGCATCATGGAATGTGTCATGGCAAACTCTATCATGTCAGATATTGATTTTCTATTATAATACGGATATGTTTTCTCGGGATTCCATCCGGGGTCAACCACGTCAAGTATGAGATGCCCCCCCACGTTAAGTCTTTCGGAACAATGATTAAAAAGCCAATCCTGTTTTATTTCCTTGAAATATGTAAACCCCATGGGTATGATTACATCGAAGTCCCCCATCTGTTCCGGTATCCCATCATTCACATCTCCATTAAATAGTACTGCCGGACACTTGAAATGGTGCACCATGTCGACTGCGCCCATGTACGTTGCCTGGTCTTTTTCAATACCATGTAGATTAGTGAATCCCCAATCTGCGAGCTGAATTAAATTATGTCCTATTCCACATCCGAGTTCCAATATCTTTGCATCTTTCGGTACGTTCCTATTTATCCAGTTAAGTATCTCGCGCTGATAATCCCCATGCTTCGGTAAATGATTAAACCACTTCTGTAGTCTATACTTATCTACCACATAATTAGTATGCGCCATGAATTCTTTACTATCCATTGAGCCCCTCCTGTATCAATCTATCCCACTGTCCTATCTTTGCCTCCCATGACCAATTTTTCTTAATGTTTTTCGCCATAAGATTCCCCATGGTTTTACATTTTTCTTTACTGAGCTTCTTGAATGCCGAAACAATTGATGGCACATCCCTGTTTATAAGAAATCCCGTGATACCATCTTGTATAATGTCCTCAGCAGCGCCAACCTTCGTTGCTATGATTGGTATTCCACATGCGGCCGCCTCAAGTATCGTGAGTGAACACCCCTCGCTCTCGCTTGCATTTATGTAGCAATCCAGGGAATTGTAAAAATCCGGCATTAGTCCATGGTACACCGGCTCCCTATCAGCATCAAGCATCTTAAACTCTATGGTGCTATCACAAATACAAGCAGCTTCTGCTATTAAGTCAAGCCCCCGGAAGGCGGATTGTCGGCCGCGGCCAGACCAACCCAGTACTATCCGGGGGTTTTTATTGTTTATGTTCATCGGGTTGAATACCATCGTATCAACCCCATTTTCTGTTAATACCAAATTATTTATATCGTTATGGAATCTTGAATATAATGTTCTATTTATTATGCCCGTGGCACAATATGTTCTGGCTATATATTTTGTTGCCGACGCTACACTTCGGCAATCATTGATTGTCCTTATACTGTGAATCACCCCAACATGTTTATCTATTGGTATATTATCTATTGGTTTGAGTATTACGTTGTTTTTTGGGTCGGTATATTTCCACCCCATACTTAATACTAAATCATGGTTTTCGTGTTTAGTCTCACTTAATTGCGAAGGTGTTTTCTTGTCAAACTTATATTTATGTTTCAATAATCTTATAATGTTATTGGCTATCACGTCATATGCCCACCCTATCCTATCCACAACTATTAATACTCTCGGCCTACCATCCATTTTTCGCTCCAAACCTTAAATTGTAGTATGGGTGCTTTTTCATTATATCGGGATGTTCACCCTTGAAATGTTTTATTTTCATATCTTTATAGAATTTATTTTTGTGGATACCCTTTCCAAACCATGTGGACATCCAGTTTGTCATGTCATGCCGGAGCCCTTTAGCCATTAATTCCTTACGCCTGGCCCTGTCTACTGTAAAAGGAGTATTCTTGTCATATATGTGTGAGTAATGATAATACATTGCCTGTGTGGGTTGTAGTATCCTGCACCATGCGTTATACTCATCCAGGGAACAGTTAATACATGAAGTATATGGACCGTGTGGGACCTGGCCGGGTGGATGACTATTAGCATATTTCGGATTTTTATATAGTGCGTTCCGCAAACCATGGAGCCTGCTCCCGGGCAACTTCTTTATCATTATGGCACCACTGCTATCAGCATAGTGCCAGAAATCTCCGAAGAACCTAATTGCGTATACTATGACGTGCCTTACCTCTGGTTCCCTCACTATCAAATCAAATATATATTTTAAATCCTTAGGTTTATAAATTTCATCCGCGTCGACGACGAAACAGTAATCACCGGAAGCTTCATCGTACATATATCTACGTTTCACACCTTCCTTTTTCCATTTACCATATTTCAGGTTTATTTTTTTATCTGTACGAGCAAGTTTCTTTAAATATTGAAACGTACCGTCGTCAGAAACGCCATTGTCTCCGTGAGTAATAGCACCCTTAGAATTGAAAGCATCAATAATCCCATCGCATACTAGTATCTCATCTACCCATGGATGTATGGCATCTATGGAATATTTTATATAATTTATCTCGTTGAATACAGACATTAATGCTGTTACGCGTGGCTTTTTCAAAACTTAATATTACCTTTCTTCTTTAAGAAGTAGCTGGTAAATATGGTGCCGCCAACAGGGGGTGGCCCAGCCTCAGCTTTTTCCATTTTGAAATTCGTTTTGTTGAACAATTGTTTCATCTGGTCGCTATAAAATAAACTGTAATGATAATCTTCGTTCTGCCATTGGCGCACGTCGGGGACCACGATTAAACAGAACCCACCATCTTTCAGTAGTCTATTGAATTCACATAAAACCACGTAGGGGGCCAAGGAATGCTCAAATGAGTCCTTGCTATTTATGGCATCGAACGACGAATCTCCAAACGGAATTTCGTGCATATCGCCGTATCTTATGGGATGGTCTTTACCATACCTGGCCTTACCAACGCTCACTTCTTTTTGGGTTATGGTTATCCCCTGAGCATCAATACCTTTACCGCGGAGCCAGTTTACGAGAAGGCCCGTACCGCACCCGACATCAAGTACCTTCTTATATTTAAGCATTTCCTTGCCATAAAATTTCATATTATCTTCTTGCTCGCTGGCAGCGAACGGCTCATTCGGGATTCTTAAATATTTCAACCATTTTTTGTGATCCATTTTTAAGCTCCTTTTCCAGTAGAATCTGTTCCCCTTGGGAAACATGACGACGGGTGGCAGTGTACACCATGCGCGCCAATGTGGTCCACTAAACTGGGATTTTTCATATAAACCAGCGCGTGCTCAAATCCTCTTTTAAATAATCTTGTACGGTACGAACCGTCGTCGATATGTGGCGATGTCCATATCTTGGGAAAGTTCTTCGTGGGCTCCAATTCATCCCACCCACCGGCTTCCAACACATCCATGGACATTATCCAACCCAGTCCACCTATCCAGTTACTCCATGCGTACTTCTTGCCCTCAAACTCATACTTTGTACCAGTATGGACTTTCTCTCCACGATTAAAACCTGTCATTATAGATATGGGGCGCTTGCCGGTCCAGTTCTTTTTAAGTGTTTCGTAGGCCGAAATCATTTCGCCGAGCCAGCCCTTTACTACGGTACAGTCATTATCAAGCATTACTGCATATTTACATCCGGATTTGTAGGCATGATACCTCTTTAGCGCAAATGAATGCTGCCGGCCGGTACGAGTTTTCTTGAGTATCAACTTAATTTTACCCTTACTCTCAAGGTCCTGTAAGTATGGAATGGTGCCATCCGTAGACATGTCATCCACTACGACAATTTTATACCCTACTACAGTATTGTCAAATATTGAATTCAGGGTACGCTTCGTATAATTTAGTCTGTTGTAAGTATGCACGCATATTACATTGTCATTTTTCATACAATTTTTTGTATGGAAATATACAATTTATTGTATACCCCAAACTCCTTTCAATCGGATTAATTCGTCCTTTATGTTCTTTGTCAGATTGTACCGGTCATATACCGCCCTTTGTCCGGTGGCAGCTACTCTTTCGCGTAATGCGTCGTTTCTTGCGAATTGCAATATCTTATTTTCCATATCGTCAAGGCTGTCCCAGAACACTGCTTCACTACCGTGCTTAAATATATCGGGGCATCCCTTTTCCTTATATGTCAAGAGAAGGCTCTTGCATCCCATCATCTGGAACGTCTTTGCATCAAAATACTTATCCGCAGGAACCCCATCCCAGTTCCGGGTATTTACGCATATCTTAGTATTGGAATATATCTTCCATATCTCATGCTCGTTTACCCAGGGTTGTAGATATTTTACGGTACGGCTGTCGTTATCTGATACACCCCACCTTGTTCCTGGATTACCACCCCACAGTTTATAGGTTAATCCAGTTCTCTCTGCTATGTCCATGAGCCTTGTGTTGACCTCTGCGCGGTTAGGACTTCCTATGGCATCCCATGTACCGGCAAAACATATATCAGCCTTATAATAATCTCTTTCTTCCGGTGTCATTTTATCTTTATTCGTTTCGTTATGGTGGTTAGGATTACACCCCGGATAGAATAATACGGATTCTTTTATCCCGAGTTTATCTCTATAATAATTCTGGCTACTCTCAGCGCATGTCCATACCACATCAAAATACTTGCATTTCTCTACAATATCACATCTGTTATTAAATACCCAGCCGGGGTCATCGTATATCCAGAATATCACATGCTTGACCTTCTCTCTTATCTTTTTAATTGTTTCGGTAAATGTGAAATCTGCCTTAAATATTATAATCACGTCCGGCTTGTATCGGTCAATGGTATCAAGCGTGTCCTTCTGCATCATGTCAATTGCTTTCAATCTGGCCTTCGTGGGGTCCATCTTGGTTTTCCTTACAATGGCATCTCGTATATTCTTAACCACTGTCCTGGGTGCATAATACAAATAATCAAATCCAGCAGCATTTACTCCCTCTTCTACGCTTTCCCAGAAGGGGCCACCTGTAAGACTAAACCCTATGTTCATTAATTTCATCATGCTTTAATCCCTTCGAGATTCAAAGAAAATATGGAATTAGAGGCATCGTCTGGGGTGCCCCTAAACGACTTAAAATCTTTAATGCCGAGCGGTTGCAGGTAAGCTATTAATCTTATTTTATCAAATCCGTTCCTATGGAAAGACCCCGGCTCGTTATCGCGCTGATTACCATATATGTAACTTATCGCATTCCCTATGTTAAGTTTTCTGCATGTCAGGAAAGCGCAAATCATATCAAGGTTTGGTACGCATACCTTGAGAATTCCGCCGCGCTTTAAAACCCTTATCCAACCTTTTAATACCGGGCTACATTCAGCAGATGACATATGCTCTAAAAGATGAGATGCGTAAACAAGGTCAAATTCGCCATCTTTAAATGTTAGTTTTCTTGCATCCATTTTAGTTACGGCCCCATTGGTGGGAACGCAGTCTATGTGTGTCCATGTAATATTCTTATCTGACTTCTTGACATTCCCCCCGCATCCTACGTTGAGAGCCTTAATCATTTCACTTCCTCCAATCCATAGTATGGGTGTTTCTTCATTACTTCTGGGAGTTTGCCAGTGAATGGCTTCACCACCCCTCCAGAATTGGTCCATTGAGTATCTTGGCCAGGTCGCCATTCTGTATAAGTATTTTTTACGGTCTGCCCACGCCGTTCATAGTATTTCAGCTTACCCAAAACATTCTCAAATTTCTTTGCCGGTCCGAAGTGATAGCAATTAATTCCGGTGTTTACTGCATGTGCCTTATAGAATGGGTCTGAGAGCCACACCTTATGTCCATTCTTGTCCGTTAGATAGGAATGGTGGTGTCTGTGTTTAAGATTCATGCTCGGGTCTATTCTGGCGCATCTAAATAGTTGCATGTTCCATGCCGACCCCACGGTTATCTGGCGAAAGTTTTTCCACATATGGATGTGATTTACAAGAAAAATGATGGCCTCTGGGTCGTTATCTGCAAGTTCTGAGAGCGCATATAAATCCTTGAGATGGTATATCTCGTCAGCATCTATGAATAGGAGCAATTCCCCTTTCATCATTTCAAGGCATTTATCGCGCATTTGTATTTTGTCGTTCCAGAAACCGTCTTTCTTGAATACGTGCACCTTGCTATGTTTTTTTTCAAGGTCAGTTATAATCTGAACCGTATTGTCTTTTGAGTGCCCACTACTGTTCGCCATATGAGAGGCGTTCTTTACCGCGCCCTCAACTATATTAATGTCGGTTACGCATGAACACTTTAATGGAGCGTCCATCGCGTACTCTAAGTACTCTGCTTCATTCAGACAAATTACGCAGACGCTTATCGATGCCATTCGGAATTACCCTTTCTATTATTTTTCTCAAATTATCACAGTATGCCTGGAATGTCATAATACCCTCAATGTATTCTTTACCCTGCTTACCACGTTGCGTTCTATACGTTTTATTAGTCAGTACCTTATTTAATTTTACCCCGAGGTCGTCAGCGCCTTTCTTGAAATCGGCATACTCTAAAAAGTCTTTATATTCCTCCCTGAAAAATGGAGTATCGTAGCATATACATGGTTTTTCACAATATAGGGCCTCTGCTGGAAACATTCCAAATCCTTCCATTGTTGACGGAAAAATTGCAGCCTTGGATCTTTTTATAATCCTAAACTTTTCAAGGTCGTCTACGTTCATGTGGAATTCCATGGAAATGTTTGTGCCCTTAGCGAGGTCCTGATACATCTTTTTTCTGTCCTCACCAATTGGATTACAAATAAAATTAATCTTTGGGGGATTAGGGATGTTCCTTAAACACGTGATTACATGTTCGGGGTGTTTATGAGCAACCAGTCTTGATACGAAAACTATTTCATGCTGTTCTGTTTGTTCCGGTACGAGGTCTGCCACTTTATCGTTAATGAATGGATATAGCGCAGATATGTTTTCGGGTTTGTATGTATTACCAAGCCACCGTCCTGTATAATCTTTACATAGTTCATTCAGGCTCAGTACGTGTGTTGCTATTGATAGTGCTTTTTTGTATTTATCCCAGTACTCGTCAGTCGAGTCTGTTCCTTCGCGGAATAGTCTGGTATAGTTGGGGGATTCAAATATGAGTAGGGCCGAGGGAACATTCATGTTCTTCCCACTCATGGCGGCCTTTACTCCCCCCTCTCTTGGTATGCCAACGAATAAATCAAACATATTTTCTGGCATATCAAAATCAAGGTAGAGGTTATTCATTATTCTTATTCTGTCATGGTGTGGATAATTCTTAAAGTCCATGGCAAAAGTGGGCTTAATGTTGGTACATACGGTTACATCAAATCCTATGTTAGCTAAGGCATATATCATTCCCCACGCATAATACCTGCCACCACTATAATGAGTAGCTATGTTCTCCATAAAGAACGCCACCTGTGGTCTTTTAGACATCGGGCCCTTTATGGCGAATGGTAGCATCTCTGCCGGTAAGTGGTGTTTTACTACCTCAAATATTCCAGGGGATACGTTTATTTTTTCATATACCACGTTCCTGCCTATTTCTACCCCTATCACACTATCGTCTATCTTTTTAATCCTTCCATGCGCAACCCATGATTGTACGCTGGGATCACATAAGTCAATACCTTTAAGTATAAGTATTTCCCCCACCTCTGCGGCCTGACCTTTGAATAATAGTTGCTTTTTGTCAATGCCTACGTTCAGGTATTTACCCGATACTAACGAGTGCCTTTTGTAGTGAGCCATATTTTATCTAACCTCTCAAGGTATTTTTTACTTACCAATTCTATGTCAAACTTGTTTTTTATTGTAGTTCTTGCCCTCTTCCCTTTTCTTTCAAGCATTTCTCTATCAGATACTATGTTCTGCAGCGCATATATTAAGGAACCCATCTGCGGATTCTGGAATTTAAGTCCTTTATAGTGAGTGCTCATAGACCCATACTGTGGGTATTTCGTTGTGAGTTCTCCACATTCTATGATATATCCATTCTCTTTGTTACAGAAATCTGCCATGGCCGAACGCTCAGGAACTATGATGGGTTTCCCACACGACATACATTCAGCAGCCGGTAGATTAAATCCATCTCCAAGTGATGGGAATAGCCCTATATCACAGTCTGTATAAACCCCGGGGAGTGAGTTTTCCTCAAACCTTACGGTAGTGAATACGATATTAGGCAACTCTTTATCTCCGAGTTTATTTCTGGCCCCATTTATCATATCAACGATATTCTTTTTATCGGTATAGTATGTCGCAAGCATAAGAGTAGCCTGGTGTTTATCAAACGCTCTCAGGAAAGCATTTATGGCTAAGTGGAACCCCTTGCGAGAGCACCAACGCCCAAGCATTAATATCCTAAGTCCTTCGGGATTCATAAAATTCATGGGTTTATGTGTGGGATTGAACGTCCCGGTATCTATACCAAGTGGCATTACGTATATTTTGTCCTCGGGATATATGCGGCTAAACACTTCTTTGTTAATTTCGGAGGGTACCCATAGTTCATCAAAAGCATTGAGTTTATCGGTGAAACTCTCCGGTAATTGCATGGCCTCAAACATAGTATATGCTATATTATATCTTGAATTGTCTGGTATTTCCAGTAGGAACGGTGGGCCTATGCCAATAAAAATAGGCCTCTCAACTGTATTCTTGAGAAGCCTATGTATCGTATCTCTTTTTTCTATTTTCTCGTCTGTATTCTCTGCATTTGTTGATACTATTTTCACATTAGCTTTAAGGCTATCAAGCCCTGTCGCTATGTTCCGTAGTGCCGTTGCGAAACCTGTAAACCCCCATGCTTGTCCGCGTATCTCAATATCCATGCCGAATGCCTTTCAGTCTTATTTTATGGTATTCTTTATTTGCTGAATACCATCTTTTATTGCATTATGCACAACTTCATATAGACCGGATGCTATTGCCGCTGACCATAATCCAAGAATTATGGCTGAGTACACATTGTCTACCATGCCCTGTAGGTGGAAAAATAATCCAACTCCCACTCCCGAACCAAAAGATACTATAATCTTCCATGTCTTATTAAGTCCCGGAACTATACCCTTTATCATTTCTACGATAAGGTTGATACTTGCTACCATTTTAATTATAGTTGCTTCCATGTTAATCCTCCTTACAAACTTTTACCTTCTGAGTCTATTTTCATTATTTTATATGTCAAGTAAAACGCCTATGGAAATTCCCGCGCGCCATACTTTTCCAATAAAATCACGCGCACAAAATACGCCCATTTTAACCTTGTCGTCCATGGCCCACTTCCAGTTAAGTTTGTTTGAAAGTTCTCTGAGGTCTAAATTTATTGAAATGAGATAGGAGATTGAAGACATTTCGGTTATTAGTCCGGCATCTAAAGATACAACCTTATTGAAGTTTACTACCGATATGGTACCGCCCACCAAAAGCGTATCCGTGCACGCATCATAAAATGTTGATGCAGTCAAATCTCCACTTTCCGCAAATGCTATTCCTCCCCATCCACCCAAAACCAAAACCAGCGCCATTACCAAAAACAATTTCTTCATCTTCACCCTTGCCTCCTTTACCTTCTTTTTGTACTTCTTTTTCATCTTTCTAATTGTAACACATAAGCCGATAGAAATCAAGCATTTCCTGATATTTGTTGGGATTTTTTTACTTCCCCAGTGCAGAGATATTAATTCTATCAACGCTTTTCTGGACTTCTTTAATCCTTTTTTGGTTGTCTTTTTCCACATAAAATGCCGCTTCCATATAGCCCATCGTCCCTCGATGATATGAGTTAGATAGTTCTATTTTAATTTCGTTACAGAATATCCTGTGCTCAAATTTATTTAGATTCGTGGATATTAAAAGCCATGCTATTATAGCTACCAATATCACGATGAGATAATCTTTTATTTTACTTGGCAATTAAACCCTCCCACTGAAAATGAGATGGGTCACGCTTGTATAGTCTATCTCCCCAGGATAGCCACTCTCCGCCCCAGCCTATCTTATACCCATACCACATCTTTGCAACAAATGGTATCATGTACCCTAATACATAGGCCTCTTTCTCGTATTTTTTGTATTTCCAGGACCAATCCGGAACTCTCAATACAAAATCTATGGCCTCGCCTTTAAGGTGCTTACTTTTTAACGTCCTGCCGTATCCAAGCATTACGATTTCTTTCTGTCGCTCTAATGTCCGGCGCGTTTCAAATATACCAAAAGGTAGGCCATATGCTTTTATTACCACATTGCCTATCCTCGCCACGTTCTGCATCTCCGGCGTTAAACTACTTGTGCTGTTGATTCTTTTTGACATCTCGCCACGTCCTTTTCAGTTTATTTAGTTGGTCCCGGGATGCGTCAACAAACATCTCCAGGTTCTCTTGCGTTATTTCCAAGTCCTTCAAAAAGTGGTTCATCGCTTTAATCTGTTCTCTCGTCATCGGCATCCACCTCTTTTTTTCTAATCCTCACCTTTTTTAGAATTGCCAATACCGCGGTTATTAAAAACTTAATTAAAGTCTTACTCATTACTGTATAAACAGTTGAAAATTAACTGCCACCTCGTTTGACCTTATGTATACCTTCGTTACGTCATCACAGGGGTCAGAGAAATCCTGTCCACCATATAGCCTGCCCGCTACTGTAGTGCCTGCGTTAATTGACCATTCAAGCCAGAGAGCGGAATCTGATTCGGCATTCACAAATACCAGCGATTTGGCATCAAAGTCAATGTTTATTTCTATCCACGTTGTTCCATCTCCCACTGTTCTATGCGCCGTGTTTCTTTGGTCCGTATACATTCTGTTTTTCGTTCCTTTGGTCACGTGCTCCATTTTTACTTCCTCCTTTTTATAGAATTACTCTAAAAACTATCCGTCTTTAGCCACCATCAGTGTTAAGGTTTTGTGGCCGTTATCACCCCACCGATTACTTCTATTTTCCATGGTTGCGTGGGATGGGTTACGTCATAAACAATTACTGATTTACTGTCATTGTAATCCCCCACGGTAAGGTCAACAAATATCTTCTTACCATTCGGCGTTCCTGTTGACACCTTTGTTCCCCCCGCATATTCTCTTGTTGTATCCTCATCTGCGGTATACTCTGTTTCAAAATATGTATCATTATCATCGTCTGATATTCTACTTCCACCACCACCACCACTACCTCCACCTCCGGCGGCGGATGGTAAAACACCTCTGAGATTTTGATATTCAGCTACTGGATTTGTTGTATGTTCAAAATCCTGTTTAACCAATGCGCCAGCAACTACCTTATAAATCACCCTGCATATTAATACCGAACCCGATTTTAAGTCGGACGGAATAGTATACACCGCCTGATTCTTCTCGTCATTTTCTGCATCTGATAAACTTATGTATTTTGTTTCTCCTGTCGGTGCGTTCATGTACAATATAGACTTACTCTCATTGGCAAGAGCGGCGAATATTACTATGTTAATATACTTGTTATTAGAAAATGCGTCGCCATTGGCATATTTGGCTATGTCTATTGAGTAATGGTTGCTGTATGGTGTGTCAGGGTCGTTTACCCATGTTATTGTGCTACCTGCCACCACCGCGTCCGTGGTGAAATCACTTTTACCAATATATCCTTTTACTACTGATACGGCAACCAATCTTTCGCCTGTACCTGAAAACGTCGGACTTCCACCACTTGAATATTGACCGCCTGTAATATAAAGCCTTTGTGTCAATCCATGTATTGATTCATAGGTAGCTGTTATCCCACTCCACACCTGGGATACTGTTGCCGAAGTAGTAAATACTTCGTATATCTGTGCCTCACCAACTTCTGCGTGTTCTATACCTGCGTCGTCAGGGTCGGTTTCGGAAGCAACTACCACCGCATTGGAAGTAGCATATACATAATATCTTTTAGGTACTGTCGCTGTACCACCCGTGAGAGTTACGGTTCCGCTTGATATTGTTACAAAAGATTGGTTTATGTTGGCATTGAATGAACCGCAATCGTCATCAGCACAATAATGAAAACTCGCTACTCCGCCCGTGACGGCAATCCATACAGAAGTCTTTTCAAGCAGTACATCATCTGTGATGTTGGCCATGTGTCCAATCAGGGCATTGTTTACATGGGTTTGATTTGAAATGTTAGGATTTACCGGGTTCGTGTATGCAACATCTCCCGTATCCAGATTATCCAATCTTCCTTTTAGTGTTGCCGATGATTCTTCCAATACGGCAATATTCCCAGCATTGGTAGCTGTAGAAACCTCCAGTATTGCTATTTTGGCAGCATTCGTTGTAGCCGACGATGCCGTTGCATCAAAACTAGAATAATCTTCCTTGGATATAAAACCGTCCTGCGTTGCAGAAGCCTCCGGTATGCTTATCTGGGTACCACTTATATCTACAGGAGCTACCCCCTTATAAGACCTACCAAACTTTCCACCACCCACTCCCTCTGATAATGATACCGAAAACACCATTATCCCCAAAACACAAATTAATACTCTTTTCATCTTTACTCCTCCTTTTTTAATTTTATCTCCTCATTCGTGTAATATCTTTATTGGCGGTCCGTCTACCCATGTTGGGTTTCCACCGAATGTTCCGTGATGTTCATTTCCAGAATAATCCGTTACGTCAACTCCACCCGGCGCAAGATTGTCTGCACCATTATCCATTCTTGAATAATTCAAAACATTTGCATCTGGTATTAAACTTCGGTGCATCATATTATATACTTCACCTTGAGCTAGTTCTTTATCCCATAAAGAAAACTCTGCCATTTTGCCATAATAATTATTTCCTGCAAATCCTCTGATTCTGCCAATAGTTAAATAATCATTACTTGCGTTATTGAATGTTATTGCACCAGAAACAGCAGATACCCCATTCACATATATTATCGTATTCCCCGTTCCGTTGTTATGTGTCCAAACTACCCAATGCCAAGTGCTAAAATCATAAATATATCCCGTGTTTAGTGAGCCGGGATTCCCCAATATAGCAAATCTTATGTTTGCTCCATTGTCTCCCGTTATAACCACTGGTCTATAATTTGCCGCTCCCGTAGTAGAGCCGATATGAACGGGATATTCTTCCCCTGATCCACTATCATCTTGCCACATCCAACAAGCAATAGAAAAGTCGGTGAAAGAAAACGCATTTGTATATGATATATAATCTCCTGAACCGTCAAAAGATACTGCCATTATTTTACTCCTTCTTTATCAATTTATTTATTTTACCGATTCCAACTCTGTATTAAGTGTCACTATGCCAGCTTCTATTTGTGATATTTTCGCATCGTGTTGTTGATTAATAATGATTACTGCATCATCATAATCTTTTTGTGCCTGTTGCATAGCACTTGCCTTTTTAACCAATAAATCATTTCGCTGATTCTCTGTAAACTTTAATTCTGCCATCTTGTCTTTGATTGTTTCCTTCTGAATACTCGTGATTTCCATTTAATCCTCCTCTATTTTTATATATAAAACTTCGCAAAACTTATCACCAACATCGTAATCCGAATCGCTTATATCAACCCATGCGTAAAACTTCATCATTTCTCCTGCTGTTGGTAAATTTGAAGTCCATGCTATCGTATCTACCAATAAATCTCTTGCTGCTGCTGTGGGATTTATGTCTACCGCGCCTATGGACGTATACCCCCCACCCGGGTCCCATGGCTCATCATGCGCTATTGAAATTCTTTCTATGTGAAAATCTGCCTTATGCGCAGCATTGGTATCCTCACTTAGGGAATATATCGTTATGGTTAAATTACCCCCACTGTAAAATGCAGGCATAGCAACCTGCCAATATGCTTTATAATCTGTACCCACCCCACCGTCTGCAAGAAACTTTGTCACATAATCGGGTCCACAGTTTGTTCTTGAAACTTTTTCTATAAGCGCGAAATCGCTATTCGGTAATACTGCTGCCCCTGGATTCATAAATAAGGCAACTTTCCCACCACCCATGTTATCGTCCACATATTTCTTAATGCTTTGCTGGGTAGCTAAAGCGGTGGGGCTATCTGAACCCATGGCATCTTCATCGAGAACTGTTGTTACTCTCGCATTAGCGCTTCCCATTTGAATACCCGAAGCGTTTATGTTTAACCTGTCGTTTCCGTTTTCTCCGATGGTTATTAATTCAGCAGCATTTGTGGTGTCTATTTTAATGAAATTCCCATCACCAGTTTTTATCTCTAAAGCACTGGCGACATTATCAGTCATGTCTATGTCCATGGTGGTTCCGTCAGCGCTTATGGAATCAAGCGCAACATCTCCTACGTTTGTAATGTTGTTGTCGCCAAAACTTTGATTCCCACCAAATGCCCGGGTACCGTCAGCCTTAATATACACGGTATGTAAATCAGATGCTATGTCAGGATGATTATGAACATGGTCTTTACGGCAAAACTCCGTCGCACTTCCTTCCGCATTGGCTTCCGCTATATTTGAGGGTACTCCAACGTCTATGCCGTGCGCATGGTCGGCACGCGCAAGATAATCAGATGTTCCCTCTGACGCTACCACGTCAACCGAGGTTATGTCAAGAGGCGATGCGCATATAATCGGGTCGCCACCTGTCTGCGGTGCGTGGGCTGTGGCATGGTCTTTTGGTGGTTGGTCGTCTGCTAATTCACCGCTAAGACCAGCAACGCTAATTTCATCTCCACCCCCATTTTCGTGAGATGCTGCATGGGCCGCCGGTGCTGCTCCATCCACATAGGCCTTGACGGCCTTTTCTGTCGGCAATGCTGTATCGGAATTACCTGCTAATGTTCCGTCAATAGAAAACTCGTCTATCCTCGCGTTAGCTCCACTGACCTGGATTCCGGAAGCATTAATATTCAACTCATCACTTCCATTAACCCCTATGGTTACTTTTTCGGAAGCGTTGGTGCTGTCTATTTTCAGGAAGTTACCATCAGATGTTTTTATTTCTAAAGCGTTGGCCCTGTTATCGTTGACATTAAAATCAACATCTATGGCCGCTCCATTTGGGCTAACGGATACGAGTTCTATATCGTTTACCTTGGTAATATTATTATCATCATGTGATATTGTCCCATTGAATTCCGTGCTTCCATTCCGTAGCATTACTAATCCGGAATATGGATGCACGTGGTCATCCCTTGATGCCTTTACCCCAACACCTGGTGAAGCCGCCGCTGCATCGGAAACAGGGTTGTTATCACTTACCTCTGCTCCTGACCCAGATAGTGCCGTCCATGCACCATCTGTATAGCATACATATATTCTATTAGTGTCCGTGGTTAAAACAATCATGCTTTCTGTGGGAGTAATTACTAGCCGTTCAGCGTTTGTCATTTTCCTTAAATTACCAATCCCATTAGAAACATAGGAAGAATTTAAGCAATCCACCTTAAAGTGGTTATTGTAAACAAAATAGTTCTGTTTATTGGTTTCTGTGGAATTCGTCATTATGTGTGTTTTACCCTCATAATACCTACTTCCAGTATTAGGTAGGGTCACATACACATATCCGTTATAATAGCACCACGCATAGTCTTTATTGGCCAATTCTGTCCTACCGAGGCTCAACAGGTTAATTACGGTGTTTGAGGGCATTATATACCAACAGGAGGCCTCTTTACCTGATATGGGCCTTGTTAGTGTGGTTATCTTAATATAATAATAATCCGCATCATATCCGGCATTATCACCAACTCCACTTTTTGCCCAATCAGAAGGAGATGTGAATGTTATTTGACCATTCGACTTGAAATTCAGGGTGTTGTCTGCAAGGTCATCGGCCGTGGCGGTTAATTGTGTCCATGCGCTACCATTCCAGTACTCAACCTTCAGCGTATAAGCAGACCCGAATCCACTGAAATTGAAGTCTACCCCATTAAATGTCGTGCCTAGCCCAACATATAAAGCATCTCCCGTGGCTAGCATTAAATCAAATGCCGTACCACCCTGAGTGCCGGCCTCTATGGTATCGTCTATATAAGCAGCGCCATCCCATAAAAGTACAGAACTGAAAGAACCGTATGTTTCCCCGGATGCCTGACCTTTCTTTTCAAGGTCTTTCTCGTTCATATATAATTCGTTGATAGTATCATAAGCATAATGGAGCGATGTTACCGGATATTTCCAGATACTATAATTTGTTAGAGTTTGCAGGACCTGCCATAACCCATAATTCGTTGTGGCGTGTCCTATATCAATATCTCTAAGCCATTTCTCGGGTAATCCGGAATCGCTTATGATGGCATCGCATTGGTTCTTATTAAACTTCGCATTTACCCTGGTTCCACGCAATGTTTCAAAGTTATCGTTCACCCCCGTGGTAAACTCTGCGTCGGGTATCTGGTCGTTTAATCTTTTCAGTTTTATGTCCGACATTTAAGCCCTCCTATCCTCCGAATATTGTTTTTGCTATACCTGTCCTTACAAGAATTACCGCCGTTCCTACCATGAGAGTTATCGCCAAAATTACCAATCGTCTATTTATTCCTATGTCTTTATCGTGTCCCACGGACTTGGCAACGAGCCCGCCATCTGGATTGCCATTACCGTCCAGTGTTTTTTTGTTACTTAATACTGTTCTCCAATACTTGTCTGCAACTTTATCATGGTTGACCTTGAACTCATCAAAAGAGTTTTGCTGTTGTATTTTATATTCCTCAAAAGCCTTGTTCTGATGTTTATTTTCTCTCAGAATCAAATCCTTTAGTTCGGTAAAGGAATCTCTTATGTCCTGTTCCATGTGATATCCTTTCTATATTGGCTTTTTCGGTTCTTCTTTTTTGGGCGCATCTTTCTTTTCTTCTTTCTTTTCTTTTAGTACTATCACGACATTTTCTTTATCTCCGTCTTTGTGTACCTTAATCTCTACTCCGCCTTCAATACCCTTCTTTGCAAATGCCGTGAACTCATACGACTCAATCGGTAATTCCGGCTGGAACATTACAAATGCTACTCCGTTTGCATCTTTGCTAAATGTCGTTTTCATTGCCGTTTTCTCCTTTTCCTTTTATTTTAACTTCCTGTCGTGTATGCGTAAATATAATACGTAGTTCCTCCAATGTCCACGGCAATTTGTTTTGAAAGGGTGCCTGCCGATGATACCGCATCGTCTACCGCCTTTATTAATGGCTCGTCTACCGAGAAACTGCTCATGTCTATTCCCCCGGGATTGCCTGCTCCGTCATTGATTGAGGTTATTTCTATAGCATAAACATCATCCGCATGTCTACTTCGTTGGTTTATTTCCAATATCATCACATTGTTCGTCATCGTGCCAGCCACCTGTGCTCCCGCTGATGTTATTTTCAACACAGAGCCACTTGAATTGAGTGTCCCCCCTGCCCCGGTCTGTGATTCTGACCTTGTTATTTCAACCAGGTCGTAATTGAATGTTGTGGTTCCTGAAGTTCTTGTCTCAAGAGATAGCGTTCGAAATACATTTTTACTGCCCACCGTGTCCCCCAATGAAGAACCAAGCCTGGTTATCTGGGAGTTAAATACCTTTCCGCTTGTTATACTGGTAGACTGACACAACATATTCATGATTGTCCCATCCACTAAACCATCCGCTGATATATCAATTACCTTACCAGACGTAACCGCACCTGCATTTATGTCAACAACTATCCCCGATGTTGTTGCAGCATCAATATTTATTACGTCAGCAGTTGTGGCATCCGAATCTATGTTTAATGATATAGCATCCGTATCCTGGTCAATAGTTACCGTACTATCAAAAAATGAAAGTCCATCGACTTCAAGTTTACCGGAAACCATTAAATCATCTTCTGCGGCAAGTCCGTGTCCGGTGGTGCCGGCATCGCCTATCCTTAAATATGCGCCCACCCCGAATATTGAAGGTATGTTTGCTGCGGTTTCAAACTTGAAATAATCATCTGCATCACTGTTCGGGAGTAAATGAATTGCTCCATTGCTTGTTATGTGATTACCACCAAGTGCAATGTTACCTACCATGGTAGATGTGCCGTCAAGTTTTAGAAATGCTCCACCAGCCACCGCGCCATCAATATATGTTTTTACGGCTTTTTCTGTAGGCAACGCAGTATCGCTATTTCCACCCAATGTTCCGTCGATTGAGAACTCGTCTATTGTCGCACCCAGATTAAGCGTGATACTCGGGGATGCTGAAATGGTTTTGTTGGTCAATGTCTGTGTTGGTGAAGTGCCCACCACATCTACCCACGTGGTACCATCGTTGGATAATTGTAGCTTATCGGTACCCTCATTCCACCTTAATCCGGGGTCCTCGTCAGTTCCGGGACCGGTGGCGCTTGTTCCTGATATTTTCAGCATGGGATAATTGGGATTACCACCAGTGAATGGGGTAGCAAAGTAAAAATAGGTTCCTGATACATTGTGGGGTATTATGGGTATTGACCTTTGGGCTATGATACCATTTAATCCCCTGACACCACTCAGCCTGAGTAGGGCGTTCATCTGGTTGGTACCATCTATTTTCAAATAATCCTCTAAGTCGCCCACGTTGGCCACGAGTTCTCCCCGAACAAGAAGATTATTAAACTCCGCATCTCCATTATCCTGTATCTGAAAACCCGACACCCCGGAAAGATAATTAAAGGATTCAAGTGTTGTGGGGGTTACTCTTATGTTGCCTATGCGCGCATCGTCCTCAGTAAACCTCGCCGTTTCTGTTCCATCCTCGTCAAAGAAGAATATTCCATGCTGATTAAACCTTGCTGCCACTGCGCCCGTAACGTATTTAATAAGTATTTCTTTTGAATTCAACTCAAGTGATTCCTGCGATGATACTATTTTTAACTGTTCCGTGAGTGTTAATGTTCCCTGTAAATTATCAGCAAGCATATTCTCAACAATGTTACGAATAGCATTTATGGTGTCATCATCTACCACGTATCTATTATTGAAAAGTAAATCCCGAGAATCTACGATATGCCCATTGAGTCCTTCGTGGTCCTGGTCCTGCTGAATAGCCACTGTATCATCCGAGGGAATAATTATCTTGGCAATGGTTACTTTATTAGAAAATATCGCATCGTCAAGCGTGATTAATCCATTGTATAGATTAATGAATATCTCGCCAGCCTTGCCTAATGGAACCTCTAATTTCCTTTCTTCTTCGTCTATTTTATGTAGTATCCCATCGGCTATCCCAAGATGCTCGGTATCGAACTTTCTTCTTATATATATGTATTCGGAAGCCGGGTCGTCTGCCTCTACATAAAGACCGGAAAGGACTTTATTCCCCCCTATTTTAGCCACTAAATCAGATAGCCATTTCATGCCACGGTTATCACTGGACTGAGATACGGAACTGGCGCTAACACCTCTCGGCAAAGAAGAACTACCTTTAGTTTCGGCGCTCTTATCCGTACCCTGTAATCGGGTAATTTGCTGATGTAATGTTTCAAATGTCTTTTTTCCTACCATTATCCTGGATACCTCGCTAACATAAATGTTGGCTGACTTTTCTTCGCAGACATTTTCTCAAGAAAATAGTTCTGGTTAATATTGTTTACTGTATCAATTACTCTTAGCGTCATGCCCATTATTATATGCGGCGCAAGCATAGACGTTATTCTCACCTTACTCTTGTTTTTCTGGAACTCATAGAGCATTAATTTACCACGCCTGTCAATTATCGGTTGAGTAGATAATTCTATATGTACGTCCCTGTCCTTATAAACCTTATCTCCATATATGGGTAATAGTCCGGCATCGTCAAATAAAGAACTGGCTGTTTCAAGCTCCTGCGATACCCTGACATCTATGGCATGATTATTGTCGGCGGTGTCGGTAGTACTTACAAACGTAGTGGGAGTTTTGCTCGTATACACAAACGCCTCAGCACCATCAATATATATCGTTCCGGTATCAGAAAATGCCGAGGTATCATCTACATTTATCGTTGAATCGCCTGCTGTTACTCCCACCGAAACCTGCGTTGTCGGTATCAGTGTAGCATCGGTTTCGAGTACCGTGTTGCCATATATCGCAAGCTCTGCCAGGCAAACAGCATAGAATGTTTCTCCTGCATGTTCAATCGCTCCCAACTCTTCAAGAATTATCTTTACATATCTCGCTTGAAAAAACTCGCCTAAAATATCTTCTTCAAATGATACTTTCTCCCCACCCTTCATAATAAAATCTCTCGCATCCGAAGATATGGAACTGTAGCTCGTGCCATCTATGGAATATTCCAAACTGTATCTATTCTCTATGTCAAGCTTGTTTTTAATATCATTGGTATACGGATAATAAAAACCTTGAAGTAAATCAATGGCTCTTATATCCCGAAGTGAGCCCAGGTCTATAATTAAAAACTGTGTACCCGATAATGTCTTGTTCTTAAACTTTACCTGTAATTGTGTGTTGCTTAATCCATCTATCATTAGTGGCGCGCTTGTTGAGGGCTTAATTATATTGTTTGATGCGTAAGATAAATCCATTGACACTAATCCATTTCTGGTATTCTCAAATATACGAACTTCTTTATAATAAGCGTTTCCTGTATACCAATAAACACTAAGACCTACAGGGTGCCTATTGATTGCTTTTATTCTTGACAATATCCTTATTTTTTTTATATATTTAGGAGCACCACTTTCATTAGGATACCATGTGGTGGTATACAAATCTGTTTCCCCTGCGGGAAATTCTATGTGGGATGCTACCCAGTGGGTACCTGTCCACCAACTGCCCATATAATTCCACGTATCGTCAACGTCTTGATACATAACCGCATAATCTCCCCCATATAATCTTATGTCATCATTCATAATGGCACCCACGTCTAATTCAACTTTTGAAATATACCGTGTTCCGCCTAAGTCAAAGTTAATATTCTTTGAATATAGCACATCTTTTACTCTTAATCTTTCCGAAGCATATACTCCTATGTGGGTGAAATATGTACTGGTATTCCCATCTATCATGTGGCCGGTAATTCCGGATGACCTACCACCTGGGGCTCCTATTGTTATGGTGGTATCCTCTGCTATGTTCGGAGTGGTAAACGCAGCATCTGGATCGCTTGGGAAATGAGTCGAATCTTTTTCTATCCTTACCGTGGCATTCGCACAATCTATAAGCACGTCATCTGCACTTATTGATTTATAAAAATCGGCATATGATGTTTGATTTAGTTTTGTATAATTCGTAGAAGAAGGCGCATACCAGATACCATTAGAATAATCCACGTTAGCGTTACCGGCAGCTATTGTGAAAAGACGTTCTCCGTCTGTTGTGTATATAATAATAGGATACTCTCTGGATATTTTATATCCAAACCTTACCTCATAATGAGATTGCGATAAATATGATGGTATTTCCGATGGGTCGGAATTAGAAAAATCATCCACGCTTGTCACTCCCGGAGCAAATAATGTTAGAGCTCCATTTCCCGTGGGTGAAATCACTTGAGATTGAAATTGTACATCATTGTCGGATATTGGTACACCATTAAATCTCACGTTTGGTATTGTAGGATAAGATAGTATTGCGGGTGAAAAATAAACCCCATTGGCATCCGCAAGATAAAGTTTATAGTTGGCGTATGTTATATCATCGCCTGTCCATTGGAGTGGCTGATTCTCTGCCGTGGCGCTATATGTTCCTATGTCAACAAAAGATACCACTCTGTTTCCATCCTCATCAACCGCCTGCATATAATTTGTGGGATTCTCGTTCTGTCCATACATTTTTACCCTTGTGTATATCTCCCCATCTGATATATAGTCCAAGGAAATCTGTCCCGGTACGGTATAATCAGCATTTACTTTCTGGGTAAGATAAGACCCCCAGACCTTCTGCGAACCAGCCGTACGAAAAATATAATTAGGCGCAAGCAGACTCCTGATTTCATTTATAGCATCAAACCGGTTATTAATCTTACTCGCAGAAAACTCTATCACCGGTATTTGTATTCCGGTGGCCTGTATGGTGCAAAATGTGTAATCCACATCACAGGTTACGGTAGCCCCTGTGCCCCCCGTGGGGGGAGTGGTCAATATAATCTTACCATACCTTTTATCAAACCTGTTAAACTGCGCCGCAAGTATACCCGGGATAGTAAAATTGCCATGCACAAGGTCGGTACTCACGTTGTTATAAGTTAAATACCATACCTGCCCAACTGGATATGCTTGATATACGGTAGCTTTATCATTATGGGCCGCCGCAATAGAAGATAATTCTCCACGTGTACATCCAGTAAGCGTGGTGGCTGTTTTCCCGGTATATTCAATAAACTCATTATCTATTTTAATATACCCCGTATCGTCAAAATCAGCAGTATCTTCCTTCGTGGTTATGGTGTCAATAGCATCCGTCACTGAACCCTTGAGATGTACTTTCACGTCAATTGTTTCGGGATTAAAATTCGGTACCATGGTATCAATAATAACCCCATCTTCCGTGTTCTTCGTGGTGGTTAAGTTACCAGCCACGGTATATGGGATATTTCCATAATGGTCCTCTTTTGTCATTATTTCCTGTATCACATCCTCAGCATAATTAATAGTAGATGTGGGATAATACCAATATGGTTCTACAACTAAATCAAAATCTTCCCGTACATTTATGGGCGCATTTAATATTATCTGACCATATTCATAATCAATCGTAATATCCTGTATTTTCTCGCCAGCCACAGCACTTCCCCTGAAAATTACTTTTATATTCAACGGCGGTTTCTGCGCTATATTTGTGTGTGGTAAATTAAATATTACTGCCAATTTATGGTCAGCATTTTCTGTATCATCTGACATGTAATGCGGCGTAATGTACTCAACCCCAGTAAGCGCGGTATTCGTTGTAGCATATGTTACCTCGGTTTTGGGTGATTCATATTTCTTGTCAATATCAACCCACTGCAACTTAATCATGGCATCTGATACGTTCAATACAAGCGTTGCCGCACCCTGATTAATCACCGGATTTATTTCCTGTATCGTTCCATAGAACTTATTAAATAATTCGGGGGTCCCATAAACGTCTATCCCCTCAAATATCTCAACCAATTCCCCTTTGGATATAGGATTAGTTCCACCTGCCGAATATTTACCATCGGTGTTTTTTATTATTACCCTTAATGTCGCGGTACCATACTTATCATCAAAAGAGTAATCCCAATCGATAGCATCGGTATTTGTAGCGCTGGCTATATCGCAACGGAACTCTCTTGGAGCCTCGCCGCGGGTTAATATAGCTTGCGCATCTGATGATAATTGTTTAGGCATTGTTAAATATCCTTTAGTACCTTCAGACTCATTTTTATCTGGTACTTCTGTGTTGAACCAGATAATTTATCTAACTTATTGAGGGACCGTATTTCACCCTGGATTATCTCTCCGTTTGTCTTGGTTATTTCAAGCCTGGTGTTATTGTCGGCATATGTTTCCAATCTACTCCATAGGGTAAGAGTAGAATCTTTTGTGAGAAATACAAAATTTGTAATCTCGTGGATTTTCTTCTCCGGGGGCGAATCCTGTCCTTCCGATCCATCGTACAGCACCACATCTTTCGTCAATGAAACAATGTTTTCCTCTATGGGAACCACTCCGGGAGCCGGTATTGTGTGCTCGTTTACCCACACTCCACTTTCGTATTTTCTCACTGCCCACCTTATATCAGCCATTTATATCTCCTATATCGGTTGAATACCTCTTAATGAATTCTCTGCAAAATAGTACGATTCTGGCATGGCATATGGATCCCCACTCTTTGCCATGGCGCTCGTATCCCTACTTATACTTTCAAGTAACTTATTGGTATAATCAATCTTCGGGGCTATTTCATGCCACCCCTTGGTTATCTCATCCTGTTTATTTTCTTTTTCGGGTGTCATTGCTATCCCGGCTATCATACCCAATACTCCGCCTATTGCTCCACCCGCAGGACCAAATACTCCACCCATCATAGAACCCACCCCGAAACCGGATGCTGCCTCTCTTGAAATCAATCCACCGGCTATTACTCCACCTACCCGGAAAGCATTGAGCATTTTATCCGCAGCTGATATTCCACCAACCTCCATACTGGTCGTCATGGCATTCCCATCGGTTATTGACGATGATATACCAGCAGATGTCGCTATTCCGGCAGCTGAAATAGCCGTCATGCCAGGAGCTACCTTGGGAATAGATGTTTTTTTACCCATACCACCTGTCCTGCCAACCGTGCTAGCCCCCATTGAAGAAAATATCCCATAGTTGGCTTCCATCATATCAAGGAACCTATTTGTCATTCTCTTTAATACCACATCCCCCATGTTATTCATTAATCCCCTGATGTTATCCAGGGCATCTTCCCACGATTCCGTATGGTGAAGTATGGTCATCATGTAATCAGCCGCTATGCTCTTATACTGCTTACCAAGTTCGGCCGCCTGTTCCATCTGTTGTAATTGAACACCGTTTATAAGTCCATGTAATTTAAGTATGGTTTCAAGGTCACTTGTGACTTCAAGATACTTGTTTTCGCGATCATCCAACCCATCATTAAGGTCTACGGAAAAGTCTTTTTCAAATCCGAGCTTGGCAAGCATCTCGTCTTGACTTTTTAATGCTTTTTCTGATAAATTGCCACGATTGTCCTCAATGTTTTCAAGTATGGTCTGCGCTGCTATTTGATTAGCAAGCCACGTGTCTGCCATTGATAATTTCGCTTTTTCAAGTTCAAAATCCTGTTGCTTGTCCCTGAGTTTTCTGCGTAAATTCTCGGTGATCTCTGTTTCTATTGTTTCTTCCTCGTCTTTATCGTCAACTGTTTTTTTACCCACCCCTGCATTTTTCTTATTTATTTCCAACTGCTTTTCTTTTTCGGTGGTTATTTCTTTTTCTCCATTTAGATGTGCAAGCATATAATCATACGATTCTTGAAAATCTGCCCCCTCTTCTCTCCTTTTTTTCCAAGCATACCGCGTAGATAAGGTTTCCTTCATTGCGGTGGACATCACATCCCCTATGGCACCCCCCATAGATACTAAGACTTTTGCAGGCAATCCCATGGCCTTACTAAGCAATGAATACCTGTTCTGTGATTCTATTAGAGAATCTATAAGTTCTTTCATTGGTCCTTTTGTGTCTTCTAATGATTCTATGAAGTCTGTCTGTATGGCATTCCCGAGAATTTTAAATGATGCCGCCAATGTGTTCTCTACTTTATCGGCCGTATTCTCTGCAAAATCCTTAAATGTTTCATCGCTTGTTTTTACCGTGGCTTCCCATTTTTTGAAATCGTTAAGTATTGCCCCAACCGCTCTACCACCCCTTAATCCAAATATGTCCATAAGCCTACGCAAATCGTCTACGGAAAGAGCCGCCCCCTCAAATCTCCAGCTCAACTGTTCCATCATGTCATTAAGGTCCAACGGAGCTGCAGGGTCAAATATTAACCCAAACTCGGTTTTTAACTTACCAGATTTTTTGGCTATCATCAAAAATGTTGACATCAGCGACGTACCTGCTCGAGTGTTCCCGCACCATACCGGCTTGCCGTTTCTTCTGACGTAAAGCAATTCGTTTGGCACGGAAACGCAATGTTGTCTACCATTATAATCTATTTCTTTATGTTGATGGGATAATAACATTGGTTCGTTTTTGAATGTATTTATTCCTATGTTATACATATCTTTATTATCATTATTGTGTTTTAAAATGTATTTTTTGCAATCTCCACTCAACCCAATTTTTAATAATAATTCTATAAAATCATCTTTAAGTTTTTTTGAACTTGTGTGATATCTGAATCCACACTCAATCCTTTTGTCTTTACTGCCATCCCCCATCATTAATGAATTATATATAATTTTTAATTGACGTGACGATAGTTGTAATATTTCTCTGGGTATAAATTTATCTCTTGCATGTCCAAATTGTTTCAAGTAAGACCACAATTGCTTAGAAGTTATGACTATCTTTTTATGTTTTGGATATGCTTGTACATTGAATGGTAGTTTTGACATAATGGTTGTCATTTTATTAAATGTTTTACCATACTTTTGTGTAACTACAACATCATAATTACCATTATATCCTTTGGTTGCGTGTCCTTCTGCAATCCATATGCCTAAAAATGCTAACCAATGATCCATCTTGATTTTTATATTATTTACTGTTCGTGTTTTATTTTCTACGGATGGTAAATGAAAATATTTAGTTTCCCTACCGTTCCATTTTGAATTTTTCTTAAGTATTCTATTTTTTTGATACATATTTTCAGCAATTTCTATTTGATAATCTTTTTTTATTCTCTTGTCGGATTTAACATACATTCTATGGTTAGGGGTAACCAATAAATTGACTTTCTTATTAGAAAATAATATCATTTTCCCTTTGTAGGGTGCATCAACATATTCATAGGGTTTCTGGTATTCAAGTTCTTTTGTTTCTGGATTTAGAGTGGCTACCTTTTCAGTCTTATTTAGGTCCTTGAAATATTTCCATCCCTGGTTTGTTAGTATTTCTGTTTCATCATCATAGCATCCCTTAAGCAATCCAGAATTTAGGAATCCTATGGTTCCTATGAGTGTTTTAATGTCAACATTCATTATTGCACCAGCGGAACCAACTAACCTCATGGCTGATTCTATTTCGGAGAGCTCCACCTGTTGATTACTATACGTAAATGTTAGGAGGTCGGCTATGTATTGAAACTTTTCTTGAGCCGTGTTTGCATTCTCAATATTCTTTCCGAAAACATTATACATCCCGGCCACGAGTTTACCGGTTTCGTTTATGTCGCCGTATGTACCTACCGTCATGTCCATTACATGCTTATGTCCAGCCATTATCTCCGTCGTGGAAAGGCCAGCCGTGCCAAGAAAATAAAGTGCTTTTGCTGAATCCATAAGCGATGCGCGAGATGTCTTGCCATAATCAAGCACCTGCCCTTTAAGCATTTTCATGGTGCCACTAAAATCATCTCCAAACCCCCTGGCTACAGTACTTACGCGCCCCATTATATCGTCAAGTTCTACGAATCCCTTTACGAGATTTGTAATCATCCTTACTGTCCCAAACATTACTCCACCAATTAATGCCCATGATGCAAATTTAGATACCACGTCTCCCAAAGACTGACTTATACCAAGAAACCCCCATTTTATCTTTTTCTGGGAACTTATGAGTTTACCTGTGGAGTTATTATATTTTCTAATGGTTCCATCGTGCTTTCGGTATGATTTTGTAAGTATACCCTGCGCGTTTGTTTCTTCTTTTATGAGCTTACCACGTCTTCCCATTACCCTTTCTTGGGCCCGCGTGGATTGCGTTACCTTCTTTGTGGCAGTATCCAGCTTATTAAGTTTGTTAGATGCCTGCATTATCTTATCAAACTTTTTAGTGTCTATGGTAACTTCAATATTAATTCTGTCAGTGAATAGAGCCATTTTTAGACCTCGGTATAGTGATTATACTCTAAAGTTATTGTATGTAAATTCTGGAAAAAACTATCATCTCCTGGCATTATTTCTACTCCTGCGGATATATCAAACTTCTTTATTCCGTCTGTTCCAAATGCGGACCTGTATGTATTGGCAAACTTATTTAATTCCAATGAAATCAAATCTCTCTTCTTTTCTCCACCAGAACCTCTTGTCGTTGTTACTATTATGTTATAGCTCAGAGTGTATCGTATACCCTTCTGTTCGTTACCTGCCCCATTCTTACCCTGTGTCCTCTGTCCACCAATAGCATCGGGTAATTGGTCAATCACAAAGAATCTTATCACCGGTTTCGTGAGAGTCGTGGGTATTTTCTTTCTGCGATAGATTATATTACAATCAATCGACCCTGTAAAATATACCCTCATGCGCGCGGCAATGTTGGTCTTTATGCTATTATAGAAATTGTCATTATTAACTACTGACATTATCCTCTCCTCATTGTTCGTCTTATTGCTGATTTTACTGTGTTATTATATTCTGATGGAATCACGCTTCCAAAATATATCTTCCATAATGGCAACCAGTTTCGTGCGCCCACTATTTGCCCTACCGAACCTGTTCCTGCAAGAACATCTTTACTGTACGTATTATGAACATCATAATAGCGACTATCCCCGGAACCTCTTTGCCCTGGTGTCATTGATGGGTCGCAGAATATTATCATGTTTGTGTTCCCCACATGCACGGCCGTTGCCTTGGCACTGTTCAGGAGTTTATATGTCCTGGTATACGCATATGGTTTATATGTATCATAAACAACCTGCTTAACTATTTCTTTGGCCTTCGTGGTGAATCTCTTTTCATTTGCCTTAAAATACACCTTACCGCCTGTCCTTACAGATGCAGGTAGGTTCTTTAGGTTGCGCTTTATTCGTTTTAATCCATGTACCTTAATCTTAATCATATCACCACGTTATCCCATCTTCGGTACCATCTGCTCCGGTATCGCTTACCGGTTCAGCAACCGCTTTTTCTTTTCTCTTGCAGGGAATAGCCTGGCTCATCTGGCTTATCCCCAGTGGAACAGTCGTTTGTTCTGCAATGGCCGGATCGGTATTTATCGGGTACCATTTAATATCTCTGTATGTGAAATACCATCTTTTTTCATGGGCATCCAAAAGCGCTCCTATATCAGTACTCCTATTAATAAAGAATATGCAATCACCTACCGTTACCGCACCTGTATTGATGAGAAGTTTATCATACATGGTCACTATTTTAAGAATAGCTTTTAATGATGCGCTACCCCATGTTCCAACCCCACCATCATAAGCCCCTTCATCGGGCTCCCATGTGCCCGTATGGCTTGCCAGATAATGCAGCGTTATTTCCGTTGCTTCAGGAGAATCCAGAAGAACAGCAAAATCTGTTTTCATCCTGGCTATCCCGCGATTGTTTATGAAACCTTTCATTCGTCCTCCTCAATGCTTGGGGTACTTACTTTTCTTCTTTCCTTTGCCATCGACCTGTTTCCTTGCGCTCGCTATCTTATCATCAGATTTCGCAAGATAATATCTCTCTATCGCAGACTTTACTTCAAGAAACGCCACCATTTCAGCCTTATCTTCCCTACTTAATCTATCAAACTCCGATGGGGTCTTTCCCCATTCCATTGCGGTGTTGAGTTCCTGATAGCGAAAGTTGATTTTTATTCCGTCTTTATCTTCCTTAACATTTAATAAGAAATCTTTTAATTTCTTATCCGCTATCAGGTTGTTACGAAAGGGTTTACTAGCCCCCCGTATCCTGTTAATTCAAAGATAATGTAATTGTAAAGCCTTTCAACATCGCCCGCCGGTATCTTTTTGCCTAAATTGGTCCATCTCTCTTGCCAGTCCTTACCTGGTATCTTTATCTGCGGCATACTCTTTTCAAGCACGAGCAATTTTTCTTTTCTGGTCATTAATGTCTTTTTCTTGATATATTCAGGGTCGTTAATATCATCCTCATATTGAACGAGACCCCTACCGTCAACCAAAACCTTGTTGGTTATGGGGTTTCTCTTCTCTTTTTTAGGAACCTTTACGTCACACTGCCTATTTATATCCTCTGTCATTTCGTGCGATAGTGGTCTGCATTCAAATACCACCCCACCACCACCCGACCTCAAGAATGTGGTTTTGTATACTTCCTCTTTATTCCAATCATCAAAGCTGTTTATTGTCCTTAATTCTTTCTTGCCGCTGGTCTTCCCTTCTGGAATACCAAGTTCAGCCTTAATCTCCGCAGTGAGTTCTTCTTTGAACTCATCTTTTACCATTTCAACCACTTCTCCAACAACCTGTTTTGCGGTTTCTTCTTTTACTCCGGAATCCGTAAGCAGTTTTTCTACAACTTCTCTTTTTGCCATTTTTTACTTCCTCCTTTAGCTAATTTTGCCCGGCTTGAATCTTGCTGTTACTCTGACCGTATCGTTATCTCTGAATAATACCTGCCACATCGTGTTCTTGCAATCCTCAAGGGTATATATATCTTCCTGCGCGGTTGTTAAATTCTCAAATGTTACCACTATCTCATACTTCTTTGTTCTATCGGTAGCATTAAATTCCAGGTCCTTGCTATAATAGAAATTCCCCATACTGAAATCGTAGGATTGCGTTTCGTCTTGAATGTCTATGTCATCTGTGCCGTACTGGTATTCTTCTGTGGTGGTAAGTGATTTGAGTAGTGATACGTCCTGGGTGTACTTACATGTGAAGAGTAGGGTAGTAGAGGATCCATAATCGCCCACTACTACCTCATATATAGAAACACTGGCTTCATTGGCTGTGAAGACTTCTTCTGTCATGATATGCCTCCGCTATGGATTTTTTATGCGCCGTGCCTAACCGTATGCCGTATGCCGTTTCCGAAAGCCTAGTTTACGCTATACACATCAGCGTGTTGTACATCCCTGTACCTGATACTGCTCCATCGGAGTTATCAGAGAAATCTACAGGAGCTGATTGTATACGTGTTTTATTGAAATAATATGTTTCTGTGGCAGTTGACCCGCCATCGTCTTTAATCTCAACCTTTAAGAGTATGTTTCTATCCCTTACCCACGTGAGTCCTGCAGTAAAGGCCTGGTACAGTTTATTGATATTAATTGAGGTTTCACCACGTGCCCTTTTCCAATGATCCGCAACTTCATACTTGTTGGCTATTGCCCTGGATGTGGTTCCTTCATCATATGTAAATCCAGTATCATATCCTATGGTTCCACCAAGCGCATTGTCCCAGTATGAAGCAGGTGGAATAGAAATAAGTTCTACCTTCTCTCCGGCCGCTCCACCAGTGAATGTCACGGAAGTTACATCAGTATATGTTTCAATGGCAGCATATGAATCGGTAATCACAACACCTGACCCTTCCTGGCTTCTCGCATCCAGTGTGACTGTTCCTGACGTTCCTGTTCCGGTTACTGTTAATACCACGGCCGCAGAACCTACTGCGTTTTCTTTCACCCTGGCATATATCGGAGTTCCACCAGCAAATATAGCAGTATCTGCCGTATATGTTCCAGCTCCTGAACCGGTGATTACTAACTCGCCCACCACAATCCAGTCCGTAAAGCTATACGACAGCTCCACTTCCAATTGGTTTTTTACTGTTAATGTTCTTGCCATCGTTACCCTCCCTCTTGAATTTTTTAATCAAATCCTTGCGGATTATTATATCTCCATCGTCTATGGCGTTCATAATTTTAGTATAATTTCCTACCGCTTGCCGGCTGGGGCCTATAATCCTTTTATTCTTTATTTCCTTCTGGCCCTTGGCAAGACTATCGTCACCTAAAACCATATCTATCATATCCATCCCATCGCATACTTTACGTAGACAATATAAGAAATATGCTTTCAGTTCCTTGGTTTCAACCTCATCAGCTTGTATAAAATCTTTAGGCGTTCGCATCGATTATCTCCTCAACTCTATCGGCCATAGTTAAGTACTGGTCAACCGAACCGTCAGATGTTATGGGAACATTTCCACCGGCGGCAAGTTTCTGCAGAGCATCCTCTATGGCTGTAAGTAAATCTTCCTTAGTGGTATCTCCGCTCCGGTCAATACTTAGCACCACCGTTCTGTAGCTAAATGTCGGCTCAGGAGCCAATATCATCTTGGCTGCTTTTAATGATAATTCTTTCGTCTTATCATTATCCGCCGTAATGTCCGGCGTTATCTCGGTCACACCGGACACTTTACTGTATCCTGAAACACTATCAAAGAGCAATACTTGCGTTATCGAGGCATCCAATATGTTGTTAGAATAATCATATACACCGTCCGTGCCCCAATCTCCTAACCATGTGCGTATGTAGTCATACACTGTGCTGTAAGCAATATCCGCCATGGCTCTATCTCCTTACATTATTTTAATGCTACCGGTTTCAATGGTGGCTTTCTTGAAAATCTTTATCGCTCCTTTTGAAACCAGGTGGTCTACTTCTTTTTTGTACTTACTGGCAACCTCTACCACACCGTCCTCTATTGAGATAATCTTGCTGCCTATTGAAACGATGTGGCCATCATCTGCCTTCGCCTTTTTTTTAACCTGAATGAAAAATGTCTCATCCACGTTTGTAGCGTTCTTCTCGGTTTCCGGTGCCATTTGCTTATCCTCCTTTTATTTTACCAACATCAACATCTACGAGTTAGTATTGGCACTCTCCATGTGGGGATTCTCAGGACTAAGCCTGAAGGCTCTGCCCGAGCCCTGTGTGCTTATTGCCACATTACGAATTAGTGATAACCCGTATTGTGTTTTTCCTATAAGGGGCCGGTATCAGAAGATGTAAACATTTCGTTATCTGCACGGCTTCCTTGTGGTCAGAACCATCAAATACCTTCATCATTATCTCGTTGAAGTGCATTGTTTTATCCTGACTCGGTTTCTTCGAATATTTACCAACCGGCTGATCTGAGAAACAATACATCCTGTTTACTTCCAGGGTATTGTCAACTATCCAGGTCACGTTGTATCCAAAGAGGTTGTTTACAACACCATTCTGCATAATAAGCTGCTGCGTTGCTAAAGGAACCTCGCTGTTGTATCCACCCGGTGAACCGGCGGCATTATATACAGGCACCCAATCCCATATCTCAGGAAGTGTCGTAGGTGACAGATATATTTTGTTGATCTTTATACCAAGCCTCAATGAAAGCGCAAACAGAGACTTCATGGTATTTATGGTTATCCCACCCTGCGCAGAAGCGTCAATCGAGTTGGTTGTCGGGAAAGAAACCACGTCGGAATCCGTATTGAATGTTCCTGTCGGGAACGTACCATATATGGACTTAATGAGTGTCCATATGTCCTGGTTTATCTTACTGGCAACATTCTTCGATGCCCTCTTGTTGACCCTATCGGAAACCTTGAGCCGACCAGTTACGGCACTCGCTGTAGGATAATCAATGAGGTCGGATGATACATAATATGGCTTATATGCCGTCACGCCATCTTCGTTAGTAAACGAATCTTTCGGCGCGCCACCGAGCTGAGATATTTCCTTAACCTCGTATTTCTGATTCTTCTCGGTATAGACTTCCGGCCACTGGTCATCCTTCAAAGTCTCCGTCTCAAATAACTGTGATGCCAGAATATCAGCATCGATGTCAACATTTATTCTCGTCTGCCTACCAGCAGCAAACTCTATGGCCGCTGCCGGACTTGAGGCTGATGCCATGAGCATCTTTTCCCTCTCACTGTCGGGCTTCCTTGCGGCATCCAGCGCCTTATCTTCGGCTTCGATTCTCGCCCTGTTGGCGGGTAACATTAAATCCAGTTTCTCTCTCGCAATCATTTTACATTCCTCCTTCTTTCAAGATTTTTTTCTTTCTTTTTTTACGCAATTACTGTATATCTATTTCAACTTCGTTTACGAATACACTTCTATATGATACTCTCCTGACGTACCATCCCACAATCCTACAAGCCTACCCTTGATGTCATATGTGCCCTGGGACACACGCCATAATCCATTATATACTTCAAGGTCAGCATCGTGCGCTGTGCTATCAGAAATCGCGCCTACTGCACCATACGCAGCAACCAGGCTGGTTACTATGTATCCACCACCACTGGCTACGGTTACGGGGCTACCTATCACAACGTCCGTATTGGGAACATTGTTCAGCATCTCAATATGGGAAATCCCTGTAGCTGTTACGTTCTGAATCAGGGGCCCAATAAACTTACTCGTTGCAAGTTCAAGCGTGCCAGGCGCACTCGCGCTGACCTGTGTGCCTGAAGCAACATCAACGAAATATCCCCTTGTCATTGCTACGCTAGTAAGAAACCATCCCGTCTTTTCTCTGAAACCTTTCACGATTTTGAACATTTTGAAATCCTCCTTTTAGAGATTTTTATTTTTACTTAATGTCCGTTCTTGTTCTTAACTACTTAAAACGCACCTTCTACATTAGAAACAATGCCTGTTGAAGCAACTGCCTGGACTGAGGGTTTGAGTGTTTCTTTGCCCTTAGTATCGGTCGTGCTTGCTGTTGCTTTGGTGGCCGTGGCTTTCAGATCCTCTTTCCATGCCACAAACTCTTTTTCGCCAACTTCGTCAAAACCAAACCTGCCCATCTGCTCTTTCTTATACTCAGAAAGCTCAATACCGGAATCCTTTATATCTTTATCACGAGCTGCTACTTTCGTGGCTATCTCAGCCTGTTCAGTCCTGTCAGTTTCAACCGCTGCCTTAATTCCCACCTTGACGGCTTCGGCAATCTCGGTCTTGACTGTTTCGGCATCTTTGTAATCTTTAAACTTATCAGTCATTTCAGTTTCTTTCTCAGAAACCGCGCTTCCAGCAACTTCCTGCATTGCCGATACTATCGCAGTGGCTGCCAGCGTTACCTGGTCCCCTGTCAAATCAAACGTCTTAAACAAACTTGCTACACTTTCCGGCATCTTCAGTGTCGTTAAGTCCATGTCATTTCCTCCTTTTACTAAATTTTTTATTTCATTTATGTGCGAAACCATTTGCCCCATCGTCATGCTACCCGTGTCTATGCTCATTTCGTTAAGCCTTATATCTTTCATGCTTTTCTTTGCCGATACTTCCAATGTCCTCGATGCTGTACTCCTGAGCTCTTTCTTGCTGATTGATTTAGTCTTTGGCTCTATGTGGTCAGCCATGATTAAAGCGCTCCTTAAATGAGCCAAATCAATATGCCCTGCCCCATCTTTATAGGGAAGGTGCCTGGAATCCTTATCCTTGGATGCTCCACTTATATAGTCAGGCTCTATCGCTGCAAACGAGCTATCCGGTAGAGCGTCAATAAACGTCTTTGTCCATTTTTCAACAGTGTCTGTTTTTACAAACTCACTCGCTAATGAAAAATATCTCGGTGATTCAAACCCACCATCCTTTTCCTCTATTACTGAATATGACGAATATACCCTTATCCCATCATCGTCATTACTGTCCATGTATGCACAAAAATCAAAAGTGTCAAACTTTACTTCCTTATCATTTATTTCTATTCTCGTACCACCGGCAGTTTTATCAGTCTCTATCAGTATTCTTGTTTTCTTCATAGTGTCTCCTCCTGTAGATTTTTGTCCAGGGCCCGGTCTGTCGGCCCTTCTCATCTGTCCCCCACAACTGCTGCATGTCTGGTCTTTGCAGTGACTCGTAGATGTCGCCTTTTTCCCACATTCAATACATTCACATTCGTATTTGGTAGCTCCTGATTCTACTTTATCTTCAACCTTCTTGCCATCCTTGTTCGTAAGAGAACCGTCGCTGGCTACGGCGAGATTTAAGGGCTCAAAACCATTTGCGTTGCGATCAGCTGGTGAGAGCGTCAATGCCGCCCCAACAAAGACTACGTTGCCATTCTCGCCACCAAGTGCAAATTCCATTGGTTTATCTTTGTATGGTAGGCACCGGTCCTCAGAAAGACATTCCTTCATGTCGTCGGTGGCATCTTCATAGTTGATAAAATTGCCACCGAGGAAGAAAGCCGAGTCAGAATAAGAAAAAAGGCACTCCATCGATGATTTATACTCGGCCAGCCCTGCATCGTACAACTCAAGAATGTCCCTCACCTTCTTTATTCTCTTGTATAGTACGCCATACATGGTTACGGGGACCGCCTCTGCCGGAACAGCCACATCTCCCGCATCTCCCATGCTAACATCAATTATATGCCCAAGTATGTCATTGTCGTCTTTTTTGGGATTGTTGGCATTATCCTCAATCCTGTGCTCAAGATTTACCATGTTATGCGGCACCGTATTAATTGAGTTGGACAACACCTTATATGAAAAACATCTGTTTTTTGAATTTGAAATAGGAAGAGAGTTGCATAAGATGAGCTTGAAAAACTGTAAAGATGAATTCGGCGTGAGCTTAACTCCCGATGCCAACGAAATCGGTTCTTTTATAAATGATACTTTGGCATCTCCAAGCGCAAATCTTTTTTTGTTTTCCAATTTTTTTTCTCCATAAAAAAAAGACATTGACACTCTCCTTTAAGGAGATTCTCAGGTTGAGGATACGGAATCCTGAAGGCTCTGCCCGAGCCTTAAAATGTTTATCGCCACATTATGGTCACAACCTAATTCAAAACCATAAAGTCAATAAAAAAATGGCAATACACATTATCAGTTAATTTTGATAATACATATTGCCACTTCAAGTACATTGATGAGGGGGTTGCCCTCGGGCTTTTTCTGGTACTTCGCTGTCTGAGGGTAATTATATCAGATATTTATTGTTTTGTCAAGCATTTTGGAGAATTAGGTGGAAGTTATTTTTCGGATATTTTTTGAATTTCGCTTATTCTCGTCGCTGTTTGCTGTTTATGTTTTTAGTATTTTCAATTATGATTTCACTTAATCATTGAATCTGGCTTGTTTGTTTTATTGAAAATCCGCCCATTCATCCCCGCGGTTAAAATCGGAGGTTTTCTGGGATGTTTCTATAATAGTTCTATTGTTTTTTCCTGAAACTTGTGGTAAGGTTTTTAGAAACATCCCGGACATCATCATGGTTGGGGAAATTTTTATTTTTTATTTTTTTTAAAAACTCTGACGCTTTCATTACTTCCCGGGGTCCATTAAAATATCTTATGAGTAACGGAAAATCTCCGCTTTCTTTCAATATCTTTTTAATACCCGTGACCCCGGTAAAAAAATCGCTGTCTAATGAATTTGATTTCTTTTTTCTATTATCTTTCATTTTTGGCTCCTCTCTGATTTTAATTACTCCGATTTCTAAATTTGGCCCTTAACTGCCCTGTGTTGAGCTTTGGGGGTTCCTGGCGTGTTCTCCAGTCCTCATTCTCCTTTCATTGAAGATTTGCCCGCGTTCTGCCCTGTCCTACCTGTTCTGTGTCGTTCCCTACGGGCGGTCTTGCCTTTGCCCTATGTATAATGAGTAGAAACCCAGAACAGAGAGAGCAAGCAAGAACACTTAAACAGCTAAAACAATATTTGACACTCTCCGTGGCTAAAGCCGGGAGATTCTCGGGACTTCTATGAAGCCTTCCGAATGGCCTGCCCAGCCATTAAAATATTCATTGCTGCGTTGTGGTCACGACCTATCTCCAAACCACACCTACACTTATGCACACGAACTGACAATTCTTTTTTGACTATCTTTCCACACTTTGAGCACATCTGGGATGTGTTTTTGGCAGGAACCTCAATGACTTCTTTTCCAACTTCTTCCGCTTTGAAACGAAGTATATTGAAGAAATTAAACCAAGCAACATCCCTCATAGACCGATTGAGCTTTCTGAATGTTTTCCAACTGTGAAGTTTTTCTATACAGATTATGTCGTTCTCTTTAACCAACTTATTAGCAACTTTAAAATGAAAATCTCGTCTTTGGTTGGCAATCTTTTCGTGAACCTTAGCGACAAGCAACTTTGCCTTTTTTCTTCTACTGGAACCTCTCTTTTTACGAGAAAGCGCTTGTTGGCGCTCAGTCAGAACACTATCGGCCTCATTAAGAAATCGGGGATTATCTATGGAATTACCATTAGAGTCGGTCAGAAAAGATTCACAGCCCACGTCAATACCGATAGTCTTGCCAGTTTTGGACAACGGTTTACCAGGAACATCTTTACAGGAAAAACAAGCAAACCATTTCCCGGCTGGGGTTTTGCGGATAGTTACGGTTTTAATTGCGCCCTCGGTAGGCCGAGAAAGTTTCATCTTGAACTTACCAATTTTATTAATAGTAAAGCACCTTCCGTTAAGTTTCCATCCACATTGTTTAAGTGTGAAAGAATCGTATCTTCCCATCCCCTTGAATCTCGGGAACCCAGCCTTTTCCCCGGACTTAACTCTACGGAAAAAAGATTGGTATGATTTATTGAGACGCTCAGTCACGTCCTGGAGTGATTCACTTGGCACTTTTTTAAATTCGGGAAAACCTTTTTTCAGGTCGGAAAGCTGATTCGCTTGGTCATACCCGGAAATAAATTTCCCGTGACATTTCCAAGCATTTATTCTCTGCTCAAGGCAGAGATTATAAAGTATTCTGCAAAGATTAAGAACTTCTTCGGTTTTGGTGAGAGTTTCTCGATTGGCATATATTCTATATTTAAAAGTCTTTTTCATTTTTTTGATTGCTCCTCTATATATTTTTTCACAACCTTACTTGATATATTTCCGGCAGTACATACAAAATATGAATGAGTCCATAGAGAGGGAATTTTTAGCAGGTGTGGAAATTCTCTACGAAGATAATTTGATGTTCTTCCCTTGAATGCTTTTATTATTTTATGGATAGATATTGTGGGGTATGCTGAAACAAAAACATGGAGATGATCTGGTTGAATCTCAAAAGCAATTATGTCTATACTTTTTTCTTTAGCAACTTCTCGCATGATTACGCGAAGTCTATTTTTTACTTTTCCTATCAGAACTTTTTTTCTTCTCTTCGGGCACCATATCAGGTGGTAGTTTATGAGATATATTTGATTGCGTGAATGTTTATATTTCATCTTGTTGATAGTATAGCATATATCAACAATCTTGTCAAGGAAAAAATTACTTTTTCTTTTTCGTCCACTTCTTTGTCTTGGGGTCCTGTTTGTAGGTTTCCTTTACTACCGACCACGCCTTCCTGGCAGCAACAGCATCTTTGTCGCCTGCCTTCTTTCTTTCCTTATAGACCTTTTCCCATATAGAAACTCCCCCTTTGGGTAGCGATCCCAGGACTGCAACTTCGAGTGCAAACTCCTCTATGTCATCTGCATATGGGTCCAAATAAAGATGTACGGCATCCTTTGCTGTTGAGGGCCTTGGTTTATTGTCTAGGTCGCCATCTTTTGTTCTTGGCCTGCCATTCTCATCCATGTTATCGTTTTTCTTATCACCTGCAAGCATCGTGAGTGCCAAGAACGACTGCCCCTGGCTTTTCTCGAAGATGGGTGTGTAATCCATTGGGTTTTCCTGTTCTTTCTTTTTTCTGGCTAAAATATTAGATGAGTGCCTACCCGTCTCTTCCAGTACCGTGCCGGCATCCATTATGCCTTGTGAATATAAAACCTTGAGCTCTTCTATCAATACTCTTGGTTCTTTAAGCGCCTGCTCATCAAATCGTACCTTGGGTATGCTTGTTTCTTTTATGAAGGATTTCCCTGCCCTTCCGTCGGCAGCTATCACATAAACTTCTTCCCACATCCTTGATATTATCCTACGGAGTTTCTTTATGTATGCGATTAAATCCTTCATTTTTATATACATCATGCTGTAATTTCCACCTGTTCCAGAAATAAGACTAGACCCTAAATGCGACCATGCCGTTATCCTTTCTAACAGCGCAGAATATTTCTCCGGTGCCCATACTTTGGGGTCCGGGAAAACATATTTCATTTCCCAGTAATGTTGGGTAAATATCCTTAAAGCCTTTGATACGTTACGGAAGTTGCTCTTCATTGCCTTTAAATCAGCATCGTTTACCATGTAGGCCTTACTGCCTGCTTTCTGGCCAGATTTAATGGACTCTCCTCCTTTTACATGCAAAACCACGTTTTTAGTGTAAAAGGCCACCTGTGAATCACCGTCTATGAGCATTTCCAGGATAGATATATCGTAGAATATAGACTGCATCCGCGGGGGGATAAGCCTGTCGTTTAGCCCCTTTTCGTTCTTCAGTATCACATATTCCCCATCAGCCTCGCTCATTAGCGCATACTGGCGTGTTTCGTCAGCCCCGTTGCCATTGGCTGCCTCGTAAAATTTCTTTGCTGTAGCATCCTCGCCTATAAGCGATTCTATTGCTGTTCTTGCGTTTTCATCGGAATTAGAAACAGTGAAAACCTTTGCCATCTCGGCATCTGGTTTCACATACACCAACTTCTTGCCCCACAATGGAACCACCTTACACAACTCGGGGTCAAGCATTACGATGTAATCTATTTTCTTTGTTTGCGTATCCTTTTTTACCAGGATAAGGGCATTTGACTTCGTTACCATGTTTTCCCATGTAGTGAGCATCCTACTGTCAATGTCGTGTTCTTTACCGAAATCATCGAAAAACTTACCGGCAACCTTTTCGTCAGGAGTTGAGTTATGGTATCCTGCCATTCCAAAGTTTACCGTGGTATCAACTATCGCCTGGATATAAGCATTTTCATCCCGATACTTTTGAGCCCTACTGAATTTATCTGTAAGGTCCACAGGGATAGCGTTCTGCCTCATATTCTTTAATACCCCAGTATTGGCATAGTTATCAAGTGACATTGCCACCAATTCCCCATTGCCGTCCATGGTCCATCCTACCATTGGGGCCATCTCCTTTTTACCTGTAGATTTATTTGTTTTACCTGGTTTTCTTTTGGCCATTGGTTCCTCCTTTTTAGATTAATCCTATGTGTTTTTTAATATGAACTGCCACGTTTAATCTTTGCCCATCTTGAGGATTTGTATTATTATATCACTCAACCCTGCGCCTATCCACGCAAGAACCTCGTCAGTTTCGTCGGCAACGTAGTATCTTATGTCACCCACTATTTTTTCAGAAACTTCTTGCCCTTTTTCTTCCGCCTCTTTTTGAAAATCATTAATCAGTTTTTTAATCTTGTCAGATTCTTCTTTTGTGAACATTAAATCCTCCTTAAAATATAGTATCTGCGATTCCACCGCTCATTACATCATCACCATCATCAGCGCCACCGTCGTCTGTTACCATGCAGGTCTTTTTAATTTCGCTGTCTACTTCGTCTTTAGCCAACAAGGTTTCATATACATCTATGGCAAATAAAGCATAAACAAAGCTCATGAAAGCATCGGTCTTGCCGTGTTGTTTAATATACTTGAATACCCCATTTTTAGTCTTCATTGGTAATCCACTTGCGTCCTTGGCTCTGCCTATATTGCCGGACTCCGCCTTTATGTCTTTAATCACGGACATTACCGCGGACTTGCCTGTTATGTCATATGCTCGTAAAGGAACAGACTGTCCATTCACTATTGTGAATTCTTCGTATTCTGATGGCAGCTTTATTCTCTCTTTTTCCATTCTTGCCTTGGCTATTGTGTGGATTTTGTCTACCAGGACATCATCCCCGAGCATTTTACCATAGGCCCTTTTTACTGTTTCGTTCCGGCTAACCCACAATAAGCAGTGGTGCCCCTCTTTATCCTCGTCATCCACTCTCAGCATGGGCGTTACTTCCTTTTCTATACCATTTACTGTTATTTTCTCAAGTTCAAGGCGCTCTGCTACCCAGTGTCCACCGCCCCCTGGGTCCATGGCGAGATATATGAAATTAAATGCCTTATCTGCCGTATGTATAATATCTGCCATTTCGTCCTCAGATATACCCCTCACCTTTATGGCATGTACCACGCAATCCTCTTTTGAGTTGGTTTTGTGGTATTTTATGACTGTTAATGTGAAGAAATCGCCTTTATTGTCATATCCTTTTGCTACATCGCATCCCCCGAAATACCTGTCTTTTTTGCTGCCTTTCAGCTCTATCTTTAAATATGGTACAAATAGTGGGAAAAACAGGGTTGATGGATATACCTCGCTACCGCCCTCTACCCATTTGCCAAGCCATTCCATATCAAAAGAATCTTTGTCCATTATCTCTTTATCCATGGCTAATTGCGTTTGGTCTATTGTCCATAGGAATTCTTTTGAAACATGAGTATAATTTCTATTAAAATGGACTACAGACAACTCTCCCTTTTTTTCTTCCCTGTCAAACCATTCCACGCGCTTATATGCGGCATTTAACTTGTAATTTGCCGAGGATTCATATATAATCTGGTTATCATAGACCATGTCCCCTGTTTTCTCAAACATAGGGCTCTTAACCTCTGTTACTATAGGGCCTATTACGTCCGTGAGTATCTTCTGGTCCGGGAAGAATGTCCATTCGTTCACTATGGCACCATTCCATCTCTGACTACGGAGCCGGAGGCCCTTCCCCCGGAGAATATATGGGGGTATCACGACGAATTCAGAGTTATTTGTGTACTTAATTGAGTGAATATCCGGACCATGGAACGGTTTAGCCTCACTATTTGACGTTTTTCCCCTTATTTCTGCCTGATATACGGGGCATTTCTCAAACCACCTATCAACATATTTTACGAATATATCCTTAGCGCCACCGAATGTGTGTGAAATAAAGCCCCATTTCTGATTATCTATCAATATACACTTCATGTGTGCAATTAAGTAGTAAATAAAGGTTTTTGCGTTATCTCTACCGGAATCGTCCAGGACAAAGTGGGTTTTCCATGCGGCCTCAAATCGTTCTTTCTGATGCGGAGCGAATCCCTTCCCATACAGGGGGTCAAATATCGTCTGTGCGGCATATATTGGGTCCTGTAGCATTTGCAGCTTAACCTCTGCCGTTAATATTGGCTTTGTGTTATTTCCACGAATCATATTTATTGTCCTTTTTGTATTTATTTGATATGTCATCGAGTTGCTTTTTGCGTGCCGCCTCTTCTCTATCCCTCAGAGACCCCTCACCCCCTAATTTTCCACCCTTCTTACCTATCAATCCCATGTCAATTTTTATCTGCCGTCTCTCTCTTTCGGCCTCCTTGATTAGAGAATTCCACCCCTTCGCCTGTTCCACATTGGACGCATTGTTCATCTTTCGGGTCATTCTCCACACTATCAAATCCTTGTCTATTATTGACCGAATTGCCTCTCTGTGAAGAAAATTGCCCATGTCAACCCCCGGCATTTTACTATAATCTGATATTTTTTCCAGAACTATTGCCATTTCGTGGGGATTATATTCATAACCACTAAATAATTCAGAACGAACCGGCTTCATGCACGCATCCATCTGCGCCTTAAATGTTTCAGCATCCTCACTTACTTTTATATTGGACCTGATTAATATGACATTGTTGATAAATGCCAACGGCCCCTTGGATACTTGCATACCATACTGCCATTCATCGTCCCCTGTCCATGTTCCGGCAGCCTTCCCCTCCTCTTTCTTTTTTATCCACTTCTCACGATTGTTAATCATGTATTCTTTGGCTCGTTTCACATCCTCGTCGGTACATGGTATCATACAGATGTCATGCTCATATAAGCGCTTACGTTTGGATATTTCTTTTTCCTCATCCATTTGCCTTCTCCTTGAAAATGATTTCTCCCGCGAACTTAATTGATTTGATTTTGCCCTTGGCTATTTGAGTTGTAATCACTATATATGGGAACAATTCCCTAATGAGATTTTCTACCTTTTTCTTCTCATCTTCGGTTTTTCCCATGGTATCTTCCAGTATTTCAGGTTTAATCGCTTCCATTTATATCACGCTTACCTTTTTTTAACTAATATTTACACCTCATATTTTACCATAACCTCAAACAAAAGTCAACAATTTTGGAATATTTCTCCCCTCTTTTTTTTCAGGCCAATTTAATATTATTTGCCAAATATTAAAATACCGACGAGGATTGAATTATTTACTTGACAAGATATTATGGATATGGTATACTCCTTTTGAAACGAAAGGAATGTGTGAAATGGGAATAAGGCATCGGAGAAATCATTTAATTAATTTTTGTTTTATGTGGGGTGTGGACACTTCCCTCGGTACTAAGGCTTTGCCTGAACCCGGCTCCGATGAGTCTGCACCCCGCTTTTTATGGGGTAAGAAAGAGAGGATTGTATAATGAGAATTGAGTGGTCACTGAATGGGGAATCCTATGTTTCCGAGGGAACCATGGATGAGTGTATGAAAATGATTAGTCGGTTCACTTTGAAGATTTGTGAAGAGTGTGATGCATCTTCTGCCATAGATGATTTGAATGAAATTAAGGTAAACTTCAAAGCCTTCTGTCGTGGTGATATTGATGGCATTGAATTTGCAGATGCAATTTCAGATATATTTGAAAGAATTGAAAGGTGCACCAAGTGTAAGCATACGACGAAGGGAGGGATTGTATAATGAAAATTGAATTATCCCGGGATGGAATATTGTTCGCTATTGAGGGAAATAAAGCAGAGTGTATGGAAATGCTCAATGTCGCCATGGAGGATATATTCAAGGATAAAGGTGTCCTATCTTCCAAGGCGGATAAGTTTAATAAAATAAAAAGGGCTGCTATACTTCACCACTTTGGATTAACCTCACGGTCCAAACTTATGGATGTTGTTGAGGGGGTGATGTTCCCATCGGACTCTGTGTGGGTTGGTGGTGAGGAACATTAGGCATGTGGCACAAGAGGGGCGGTAGAGTTAATCGTGTTTCTCCGGACGGCTCGCTAATTAGTATATCCAGCGCTCTAACGAAGAAACTCCTGCCCTAAAAAAAGGAGAATGGCAATATGAAAAAGAAAAGAAAGCTGAATCGTAAAACTTATTATTTCTATGATGAACCTATCGGGGTCGCACTATGTTTCGGGGCTTTTAAGTATATCTTGACATGGTTTCTTTCCCGACATCCAAAGAAGTTGGTGAAGTGCGTGGACATTCCAATGAGTTTTATTTTTGCTTGGTTAGAAAGAACCCATGATGATGCTGTCGCTAAAGACTTGAATGGGAAATGTGAGGGCTTGAAAGGGTGTAACCCCTCGCGTGAGGCAAGAAGGCTCTTGGAGCATTATATAAATAAGTTGGACTTATTAGAAAAGCTGAAAATGGAGCATGAGAAACTGGTGTACTCACAGCAAAGGTTGTGTAATATGGAAAAATTTGATTAGGCAAGTAATTAAAAGGAGGATACGGCAATGGCAGACAAAGTTAAGGTTCCAGAAAACTGGGATAAAATATGGAGAGATACTTACCTCTCTCAGGTTGCAGATAAAAAGAGGTTGGCTATAGCAAGTAATAAATAGGGGATATGGAAATGACAAAAAAACAATGCACTAAATGTAAGGAGTGGAAAGAAGTAAATACCGATAATTTTTATAAGGATAAGTCCATGAAGGATGGATTTCGAGGGCAGTGTAAGAAGTGTAATATGGCATATGCGATGGTCTACCGTAAAGAAAATAAAGAGAAGATTGCGGCGGCATGTAAGAAATGGCAAGAAAAAAATAAAGATAGGTGTATTGAGTGTGGAAAACTCATCAGTCCAACAGCTATGAGATGTAAACCCCGCCTTGGTATACTCACTAGCGACAAATGTAAAGAAAAGAAAGATGCGCGTTGGTATGAATAGAATAAAAGATGGTGAGGTGGCTAGAAAAAAAGAAGGAATTAACAAAAATATAAAATAAAAAGGAGATAAAAATGAATCTGAAAATTGACAAACAGTTGTATGATTTGGTCCCACTTTTGACCGATGAGGAATATGCTGGTTTGGAGCAGAACTGTATCAAGAATGGCATAAGAGATTCTATTGTTATTTGGAAAGAAACAAAAGAGCCTGTTTATACGGTTATTGATGGCCATAATCGATATAAAATTGCTCAAAAGAATAAGTTGAAGTATGATACGGTTATGGTTAATTTTGAATCAAAAGATGAGGCCAAGATATGGATTATTAATAATTGCTTAGATAGGCGCAATTTGAATGATGCTCAAAGAATTATGTTGGCTTTGAAAATGGATGATATTATAAAAGCAAAAGCAAAAACACAGCAAATTAGAAAACCCAAATCTGTTCCGACAATGTTGTCGGAACAAAAGCCAATAGAAACAAGGAGGGAAGTTGCAAAGATTGCTGGCACTGGACGGCTTGCGGTTGATAAAATGAGAACTATTTTGGATAAGGGTACTCCGGAGCAGAAAGAAAAAGTATTGAGTGGGAAAAGCACAATTAGCGCAGTATCTCGCGACATAAAGAGGGTTGAAAAAAAAGAAGAAATTAAGCGTATCCCGCCATCAAAGCTCGAGGGTAAGTATAATGTTCTACTGGCAGATCCACCATGGCAATATGATATTACAAATACTGCCATTAGGGGTAATGCTGATGACCAATACCCCACAATGGATATAGAAAAAATAAAAGAGTTGCCTATTGAAAACATTACCCTTGATAATGCTGTCTTGTTTTTATGGACGACGTCCTCAATGATAAGAAAAGCATTTGATGTAATTGAGGCGTGGGGATTTGAGTTTAAGACTTCCATGGTGTGGGTTAAGGACCGTATAGGAACAGGTTTTTATGTGCGAAGTAAGCATGAGATATTATTAATAGGTGTTAAGGGAAGTTTTACCCCAATGACCACAAAGTTACCAGATAGCGCAATAATGGCAAAAAAGGAAAAGCATAGTAAAAAACCCGAAATATTTTATGATATAATAGAAAAAATGTATGCTGGACAAAAATACATAGAGTTGTTTGCCAGGAATGAGAGAGATGGTTGGGATTCGTGGGGAGAGGAAATATAAATGTCATTTAGTGAAGATTTAGATTTGGAATATAAATTTTATGATAAATATTTCAGAAAATACCTGAGCGATAAGGGGTATGGTGAAATATATATCTGGTGGGATGATAAAAATATAATTCATCAAGAATTGCAGAAAAAAAAAGATATTGATGTTGTGATAGAAAATAGAGCTGAGAAAAAAAATATTTCATTGTCATTGAAAGTTGTGCGACATATTTATGAACAAATATTCTTTGAGACGGTAAGTAATATCGGCAAGAAAACCCCGGGGTGGGGATATTATTCACAAGCAGATTGGATTGTTTATGCCATGGGTGATTATAGAAATGGATTTCCTTCGCATTTTAAAATTCATAAATTCAAAAAAGACGATGTTTTGAAATTGAATATTAATAATTATCCAATTGGTTATGGTAAAACTTATGATAGTGCCGGTAATTTGCTTTATAGAACCGAGGGTAGACTTATACCGCTAAGTGATTTTGATAATGAATTGATAAAATAAAAGGAGAATTATAATGTGGAGATACATTAAAATATTGCTTGAACTGGAACTTGCGCGTCTTACCGGCGTGGTTTATGGAAAAGAGGAAAAGGAGAGGATTGTCGGTATGTTAAAGGGTGCTATAAAAGAGTGTATCGCCAAAGATGATGAACTGGGAACATTATTGGATAGGGTTGATAAAATTGATTGTGGGGAATGTGATAATAAAATAATAACCGGGGACTGTGGGCATATGGTATATGCCAATACGAAACCCGTTTCTATTGCAGATTATGATGAGCCTGGTAATCGTTGCGTTTCACGTAAGATGCTGTGTCCCGATTGTTGTTTGGTAGAGGATAGGGCAGGTATGGTGTTGGAAGGTAAGGTAGCAGAAACCAATTGGATTAAATTTGGTGTTCCTTGTGGTATGCCTGATGACGAACCTGACCTTTGACGAATGGTATGAAATATTAGAAAAGAGGGGTATGTGAAAAAGAAAAATAAAGAAAAGAAGAGTGTTAAGAAAAAAGCCGGTAAGGGATATTATTCAGAAACATATTCCATAGGAGTACCTGTGTTGAGAAAATACCCTCGTGGTATATCAAACAAAACTAAAAAAGGGAGGAGTTGAATGTTAAAATTAACGAGTAATAAGCAGGTGAAGAGGTTGGTTGAGAATGGAGGTGGAGTGTTGAGGGTTGATGGTGATATTATGATTTGCGTTGATGACCTTATTGTTCCGGGTGATATTGAATGTGTGAATATTTACAGTTGGGAATCTAGGAAAAGTATCAGCGCAGAAAATATTACAGCGCGGGAGATTGTGGTGGGTAATATTACAGCAGGCGACATTGATGCCACGGACATTGTGGCGCTGAGTATTCTTGCGAGAAGTATTGACGCGATAGGGATTATCGCAACCGATATTAGATCGGGTGATATTCGTTATAGGGGTGGATGTTTTGTCACTGGTAATATTAAATGTGGGTCAATTACTGGTCGCACAAAAAAATGTAGACATTTCTGTGTGAAAGGTAAAGTTAAAATAACCAGAAATTGGTATGTGTTGGGAATGGGAGGAACTAAATGAGTTATGAGGGATACTCACAATACTGGTGCAAGAATGGTCATTATTGGGAGCACGACTGCATGGAAAGAGATGATGTGTGTAATCACTGTGGAGAAAAAGCAGTATTTGAGAATTCAGTAGACCAAACGAATGGTTCCTGCGACGAGAATGGCAAAAGAATTGATGGGCATATAGACCCGGTATTAGACAAGGAAGTCGCAGAAGTTTGCGATAAGTGTGGGTACAAAAAAATACTGGAACGAAGGTATCTTATCCCGAGAAAAAGGAGAAATCTAAATGAGTAATAAGTTAATCGCTGAGGGTTTTGGGATTATGAGGACGGTGTTACGCGGTGGCCTTAAAAAAGAGAGGAAAATCCTGCTGTTGGCAAAGTTGGAAAAGGTAATAGATGAATTAGAGAACGAACCAGAAAACATTGAATTGGAGGTAAAATCTAAAGTGGATGCCGTAGGAAAGGTTGTTGTTGGTAGCAAGAGAATCGAGAAAAGAAACGGACGTATTATTTCTCACGATAAGGGCGGTTCAGAAATCATTGGTTGAAAAATAAAAGGAGATTATTATGCCAGATGCTAAAATATCGTTGGACCCTGGGATTTTTACTGAGGAAGTGTTTAGAGAGGCATCTTCTGAGAAGTTAGAGCCGTCGTGTGTTGTATGCTTCTATCTTTATTCTGCCGGGAATTCAGATTCAACAGGAGTCTTCGAACCTAAGATTTCCACCCTCACATATAACGCATTACCGGGTAAGGTATCTCAAGATGGTATGAAAATATATAAATATTTATTAGACAATAATAAGTATCTGGAGTTCATAGCATCAAATGGTAAAAGATATACCTACATCCCAGCATATCTTAAAATAAACACTCTTAATCACCCGAGGAAACCTATTTTACCATTCCCCCCTAAAGATTGGCTATTGGATGCCCATTACGCCATCGCAAAGAAGTGGGGAATCGACCTGGATAAAATGAAAACCAGAAAACCTCAGAAAGAACTGACAATTTTTGATGATGATAATATGGGGAATGGCGCAGAAGGGAATGGGAAAAAAGATACTCCTGTTGCGGAAAAAGCTGTGGAAAATAAAGACACTGTTGTGCCTGAAAAAAAGGAAAGCGTGCCAGAAAAGCCTGATGAAAAGAAAGAAAGTCCGTCGGTAAAAGAAGAAAAGAATCCCATGGATAATACGAATGAAATAATTGATGCGATAGTGTCATTGTGGAATAAAACAAATCTAAAACATGTCACTAAGATTACCGATACAAGAAAATCTAAAATAAAAACAAGGTTGAAAGAAAAAGAATTTATTGATGGGTGGGAAACTGCAATCTTGAAAATGTCGGAATCCAATCTGTGCCTCGAGGCCGGATGGGCCACAATGGACTTCCTTATTGATAATTCTAATAATTACATTAAGGTTTTGGAAGGTAAATACGATAATCCGGGGGTCCGTAAGGTTGAATTGAGTGCCAATAAAAGACCTGACATAAAAGACTATGGTAATTTATCTGACCCTCGTATGCGCGTTAAGGCGTATCAGGAGGATATGAAGAAGTGGGTTGAAAAGTATGGAGATAAAAAGTGATGAATTACGGTAAGTCTACGGTTATACTACGTGAAGGCTACCGTGGTGATACGGTAAACTACTCGCAGTCTACACGAAGGTCGCGTTGTAGTAAGTAGAATATCTAGAGTAGAATTATTATAATAGGCTGTTATAGATAGTATTAGTATTAGTATAAAAGAGTTATAGTATGTCAAGAAAATCGCAGAAAGGACTTGGAAATGGACGATTTCACAAAGGTACCCCCACAGAATGCTGAAGCCGAAAGGTCGTTGCTTGGTGCAATGATGATAGAAGGCGATGCGATATCTACTGCTTTGGACATTGTTACTAAAGACGATTTTTATGATAATAATAATGGCGTGATATTTACTGCTATTAAAAATCTTCATCTTAAAAATGCTCCGGTTGATATGGTTACAGTTTCTGACCTCTTAAAGAAAGAAGGTACATTCGATAGTGTAGGGGGTGCCACTTACCTTGTGGATACCATAGACACCGTATCTACTGCTGTGAATATAGATTACTACTGTAAAATAGTTAAAGAGAAGTCTATACTCAGGAACAATATAAAACTGGCGAGTAATATTATCCAGCAGTGTTATTCCGGGTTAGATCACCAAGAAATATTCAATGGCGTGCAAAAGGAATATGAATCAATATTTAGTATAGACGAAAAAACGGAACATAACTTAGTTATGGCTACGAGCGATGATTTTCTTCGTGAATACCAGGATGTTCTTGATAAACGACACGAGATGTTTAAAGACGGCCCTGAGTTTCCATCGGGATTCCGGGATTTAGATAAACTGTTGCAGGTTGGATTTCTTAGAGGCCAAATCGCCACTATTGGAGCGCGGCCGAGTGTTGGGAAGACGGCTTTGTGTATAAATCTCATATCTAATTTTCTGAAAAAAAAGAAAAGGACATTGATATTTACTACGGAGATGACCCGACATAATGTTTTTGATAGGGTGCTTTCTATGAATTATGGAGTTAATGGGTACGACCTCCTTATGGGAAGGGTGGATAAAAAAGTATCAGATGCTATAAACTCTTTTAGGGAAGATTTTTTTGAGAGAGAGTTCTTTATCTGCGACATACCTGAACCCACGTCCAGGGACATTGAGGACATAATTGTTAAAGTTAAACCCGATGTGTTTATATTTGACTATTTCAATAGGGCCATTACTGCGAATATGGATAAACGCGCCATTGAATTGGAGATGATAATAAACAAAATGCAGACACTGGCGCTACGGTATAATTGTGCCGGCATAGTAGCCGCCCAGCTTAATAGAGAGTATGAGAAAAGTAAGTCGGCGGAACCTCTAATGTCACACCTTAAAGACACCGGTGGATTAGAGCAGGTATCATCGCTGATTATATGTTTAGCCAGGCTTGCTCCTGAAACAAGTGACGAGGCAGATGAGATGTTTGCTAAGGGTACGGAAAAAATAAAACTATGGATACTTAAAAACAGGTTTGGTGAAATAGGAACGGTGGAGTTAAATTTCAATGGCAGTAGGTTAAGGTTTGAGGATTTACCAGAAAAACACTTTTAAGGGAGGATTTATGAAAAAAGAGTATGGCTATGGCGAAAAGTATTTTGAGGGCAAGAGAAGGTACTACAGTGTCAGGAAGATGGGGTTGAGGATTAAGGTCATCCGCGTAAAGAAGTCAATTTATGAAATGCTCAAAATGGATAAATTGTATATCCAGATGAATTGGGCGGTGAATGAGTATTTCAATGTGACTCACCTGGAACAGATAAGAAGGCAGAAATGTATGGACGTGGAAAAGATGAATGGGCCAGCGCAGTCGGGAGTTGAGGTTGTTGTGAAGGTGGGAATGTGGGAGAGAATTAAAAAGTTTTTCAAAAAAATCTTTAAAGGGGGAATTGAAATGAAAAATCAGAAAGGATTTTCATTAATTGAGCTTATGTTGGTGGTGGTCATTCTGGGGTCTATAGCGTTCCTTGCTATTGGGGCATGGACAGATAGAACATTGGAATTCTGGTTGTCTTTTTTTAAGGGGGAGGCCGTAAGTGTTCCATTTATTCTAAGTGGAATATTAAGTGTTGTTCTTAATGTCATCGCAGTTGTAATAAATATTATATCTGAAATAGCCAGAATATTTATTGCATAATATTGGAAATAAAATAAATAAAAGGAGGATTTAAATGAGAGTTGAATGGGCGTTTGACGATTCTTCTCATGCTGTTGAGGGAACCATGAATGAATGTGTGGAGATGGGTAATATTATTATGCCGGGATATTTTGGTGGTGATAATAATGGGGATGCCATGGGTGAGATAGAAAAATCTTTCAATGAGTATGCGGATGGCAAGATTGGCGATACTGATTTCATAAGTAAGGTTGTGGCGGTATTAAAAAATAAAAATAAAAAGGAGGTAGCGAAATGAGGTTAGACAATGGTACGTTTGGAGTTGATTTGATTTGTGTAAGAAAGTTGGACAAGCGGACAGGTAATGTAGTGAATTGTGTTTTGAACATGGCAAACATTTCGGACTATTCTGGGGTTCCAGACAATGACCGGCAGATGACGGTTGTTTATGGAGCAGGCCAGAGTTCGGTTACGATTACGTTAATGGAGAGTATCTACGAGTTTATCAAGTTGGTCTGTATGCCTGCCGATGATAATGTGGATGTCGTAAAAGAGCCAGTAGAAGATGTGGTGGAAAAGAAGACGGATGTGCCCAAGAAAAGCAAGGCCGATTCTGGTGGTGGACCCTCCACCCCAGCGTCTGACGAAAAAAATATCAGTACTCAAACGCCAAAAAAAACAACACCCGGGAATGGTAGTGCCGGCACGGGTGGCCCTATTACCACATCACAAAATTCCCCGGAGGGAGAAAAGAATGTTTAGAGCTGACTATGTATATTCTACTAAGTGTGATGGTGATAAATGTAGGGTGGTTCTCAATAAAGTATTTTTTGATATAGCCACAATGGTAGAGCATCTGAAAAAAAGAGGATGGTCAGTAAATACAATGGTGGGGAAATGCTTTTGCCCCGAATGTAGTAAAAAGGAGAATAAGAATGGAAAACGATAATAAGATTATTAATATGGGAACGAATAGTGATGGTGAAAAGAAAAACGACAAAAAAAAGGAAACAGTTCCACCAATTTTTTGTCCAGAGTTATCAACCACAATGCTTGTTCCTGCCGGAGCGTCATTATCACCCAATGCTCCGGAGGTTGCTGTTAAAACATTTTACATAAAATGTATTAAAGAAAAATGTAAGCACTATAAGAAAGAAACTGACGGTTGTAAATTGGAACACTCTTGAAAAAGAAAGGACCCTACTTCGCAAGAATAATAATAAGGGGAGGCGCGAAGTAGGGCTTATATGAAGAACTACGTTGGTCGGGAATACCAACAAGACGAGTATACCATACGAGGTATAGTTTGTCAAGGAATATTTTTTCAAGAAAGGATTTGGAATGAAAAAGAAACCAGAGGAAAAGAAAGCAGAGATGTTGGTGTTCCACATTGAAGATTATGGGTTGACGATTACCTACGACCCCGTGGCATGGTTGGAGTATGACTTGAAAAGATTTATTCTCAAGAAACTTGAGGAAGGTTTATCTCCCGAGAAGTGTTTTGAACCCGAGATTAAAAAGGGTATGTTGAAAATCAAAAGGAGGAAAGCATAATGTCAATACCTGCAAAATTATGGACCAGAGATGATGTCATAAAATTAAAGGAACTTAGGGCGAAGAATATGCCATGGAGGGATATTGCTTCTATCATGTGTAGGTCAGAGAAATCTGTAACATGGAGATGGTATAAACTCATTAGGAACGGTGATGCAAAAGAAACGGAGCCGGAAGAAGTTTCAGTTCCTGATAATTATGGAGTCCCCGAGAGTAAACTAAAGGGGTTGCAGGATATTGAAGAAATTAAAAAGTGGTACAAGGAAAGAGTGGACAGTATAAGGAAGAAGTGTAAGTTTGAATCTGATTTTGAGTTTAATCTTTCCAAGACACATCCATATATCATAGTGAAAATTCCAGACATGGATTTCAATAAAATAAAAATAGTTCCTATCGGTGATTTTCATTATGGGGTTGCCCAATGTAGCGTAGACAAACTTAAAGAATGGATTGATTGGATAAGAAGAACCCCCAACGCTTTTGTTGTGCTCATGGGTGATACTACTGAAAATTCTACCAGATATTCTATAGGGAGTGGTGTCTACGAACAGATACTAAGACCCCGGCAACAGAAGGTTGATATGATGGAAATACTTGCTCCCATAAGACATAAGATTATTGCTATGGTTGAGGGGAATCATGGGAGAAGGAGTGTGAAAGAGGTAGATTATTCACCGGAACAAGAAATTGCCAATACCCTGGAAATACCATTTTTCAGATATACGGCATACATTGATATTGTTTGGGGTGGACACCTGTTTGAAATATTCGCTACCCATGGAGTTACCGGTGCTGTTACCGAGGGTGGTAAAATAAACGCGATAGCAAAGCCAACTATGTTTACTCGCGCAGATATATTTCTACAGGGACATACTCACGACAAGTTTGCAAAATCTAAACTTGAGCTTATTCGTGACAGGAAAAGTTTGGAGATTAAAAGACGTAAGTATTATCTTGTAAACACTGGTTCGTTTATGAACTACTGGGATTCATACGCAGAAGGAAAACTGTATGCTCCAGTACCAATAGGCACGGTGAATGTAGAACTGTATAAAGACGGCGATTATCATTGTACATCTTAAAAAAGAAAGGAGTATCTGATGCCGAAAGCAAAAGAGTTAATTTTTGACGGAGAACTTTTAAGAGAAATAGCCCCAATCCCAGGTATTAGTGGAGACGAGGGGCCCATAAGAGAAAGGGTTATGAAAGAATTTAAGAAGTGTGAAAATGTGGACAATGTTAAAGTGGATGGTATGGGCAACGTCATGGCATACATCAATGTGGGAAAAGATAAGGACACTATTCTCATAAGCGCGCACATGGATACCCCGGGCATGAGGGTAACTAAGATACACGATGGTACTATTGATGGATCTCAGGAAGGGTCGCTTATATTTCAAGATATAGGGCTCGCCCGGGACCAACTGGGCAGCACTAGGGTAAGAATACATACGGCAAAAGGGGATGTCCCTGGTATTATATGTACCCATGGAGTTCACATAAGAGAGGAGGATGAGGAAGAATATAATTTATATAAAATGGTAATAGACCCTGGCACAGATAGCTATAATGAAGTTAGGAGAATGGGAGTTGATATAGGCGATGGAGTATCATATGATAGCGCGATAGAACCCATTGGGGCAAGTAGATTATCTGGAGCATTTCTTGACAATAGAATAGGAGTTACCAATATAATAACTCTTGCTCAAAAATTAAATAAAAAGAAATTGAATGTTAATGTGGTTCTTGCTTGTACCGTACACGAAGAGAGTGATTTAAGCGGAATAAAATGTTTAGTAAACAATGTTAATCCCGCGGCCGTCATTGTTATGGATACGACTACGGCAATGCAGCACGACGTTGATACTGATATGTCGCTTGCTAAACTCAACGGCGGAACCACGCTGGAGATGGGAACTTATGTTAATAAAAAATTGCTTGCATTATCAATAGCAACGGCTAAAAAGTATGGCATAAAACACCAGAGAGAGGTTTTTGTAGACATCTATGAAACTGGCTGTACTGAATCATATGCTGCTAGGTGGTATGGTTCTGGAGTACCGGCTATCACCCTATCTTATCCGGTAAGGTATCTGCATAGTTCAGTTGAAACCGTAGATATGAGAGATGTTTCTGATACGCTGACATTGGTTAAGTACATGCTCTATAATATCAAATCAGGGGAGAAATATATCTAATGGCTGATATTGTTGGTTGGATAGCAAATATATTTTTTGTTGTAGGGGTTATATTGATAGCCAGAAAGAAAGCGATGGGATTTCATTTTAATATAATTGGAAACATTGGCTATCTTTCGCAAGGGGTAATACTAAAAACAAATAGCCTGACAATACTTTCTTTTGTATTGATATTGACCAACATCTATGGAATATGGAAATGGAGGAAATGCGATGAAAAAACAGAGTTTAAAGTCGGCGACCCGGTTGTTCTTCTAAAAACTCAGGGACAATTTAGCGAGGGTGAGCATGGTGTAGTTAAAAAGGTTTGTACGCATACGTGTGGTGTTAGTTTTGGAAAGGGTGATAGCAATTTCGCATATATTCTTATTGGAGCTTTGAAATTATATTCATCGCCAAAAGAACCAACAAAGACAATGGAAAAATTAAACGATAAAAAAATTAAGCACTTTGATAATGGCAAGCCACGCGTTGATTTAATCCCAGGGAATGTTTTAATATCAGTGGGGAAGGTTATGGGGTTCGGTGCAAAGAGATATGGTGATAATAATTGGAAAAAGGGAACCACGTGGAAAACTTACTATGCCAGCACCCTCAGACACCTATACGCGTGGGAAGGTGGCGAGGATATTGACCCTGATAGCAATTTGCCACATTTATCTCATGCGATTTGTGATATAATTTACATGTTATGGTATTTCTTAAAAGGTGTGGGCGCGGACAATAGGGGAGACGTTGATTAGCCATGTTAACTTAAAATGGGAGGTTAACTATGAGATTTGGATTTGATGTTGATGGTATATTTGGAAATTTTCGCACTCCATTTATAAAACTTGTTAATGATTATTTCAACAAAAACTATCCGCCGGGAGAGGGTACTCACTGGAACCTCTACGAGCAATACGAGGACTTCACTCCGGGAATGCAGGCAGAGATATTTGAGTGCATTAAAGGACTTAAAAACTTCTGGGTAGACACGGTTGAGCCATTTAATATGGAAGATTTGAAATTGGTTAAAAAGTTATTATGGAATGGCGACAATGTTTATTTCATTACCAACCGGTATCCCAACCCAGATGAGGATAGCACGCTTTCTCAGTGTAGAAACTGGTTGTTAAAATACAACATATTCCCCACCGGAATAATACTCACGAAGAATAAGGCCGAGGCATGTAATCTTCTGCAGATAGACTACTTCATAGATGACCATATTCAGAATGTCAAAGACATTACCAATAATTGCCCAACCACTGTCTGTTATATAATAGACAAAAAACATAATCAGGATTACAAAACAATATATCGCGCAAAGACTATAAAAGAATTCATAGAAAGAGCCAAGAGTGGATATTTCAACGGAGAGGAGGGGTTTAGTGGAGATTAAAGAATTTATCAACACCTGTATTGAAAACGGGTATGCCTGGAAGAAAGAGAAATGTGAGGATGTGGATGGATTTATGATTGGTTCAGAGAAGTACGATACCGTTGCTCATTTTATCCCGGAAGCTATTCAGAAAAACGAGTGGCCTGCACTCCATAAGCAGATTGTGCAGGGAAAGAATATTCATCACTTAACGAGGATAGTGGGGTATTTTTCCAGGGTGGAGAATTGGAATAAGAGTAAGTTGGGGGAACTCAAAGACCGGCACAGGGGGGATTACAAGGTAGGTAAATAAGGAGGATTATTACAATGGCAAAGAAATCGGGTCCTAAAAGTCAGTTGAGAAAAAGAAGAAAGAAGTGTAAGGGTAAGGCGAGGAACGTAAGAAAACATTAGGGAGGATAGAATGAGTGATGAGTTAAAAGAAAGACTTGTTAAGTATGTGGACTTTGTAAAACCAACGTATATAGAAAACTGGCCGATAGAATTATACAATATGTCTATAGCCCAGGTTGACATCCCAGTTCCAGACGACATTGTAGATTGTATATTGAGCGAGAAAATACCAGCCAGGTTAATCCCTGAAATACAAAAAGCCCTTGATGTGTTTCCAATGGGAGCATTTATTAGGCTCGGCAGCAGGAGCCCGAAAGACAGCTGGACAGTTCACGATAAGGGCATGAAAACATTAAGCGCAAAAGATGCCGTAGAATCTCTCGGTTCAAGCATGAGAGTGTTTGATGATTTATTCCTGGCAAAAAACGCAGGATATAAACCGCACTTATTTGTTCGTAAGTGGATTGATATACCAAAGTGGGCAGAGTTTAGATGTTTCATGCACAAAAGACAGCTCAGGGGAATATCTCAATATTATTGTATTGAGGGGGAATACTTTCCTGAAATAGAAAATAATAAAGAATCTATACAATGGGCAATCACCAAGTTTTTTAAGAATAGCTTTAAAGAAGCATCGCATATGGATTCGGTTGTATTTGATGTTTTTATTAATGTAAAAAAGCATGGCAATGAATCTGAATGGGAAGTAAAACTGCTTGAAATAAATCCATTCTTTGCCGATACTTTCCCTGGGTTGTTTAAGTGGGAAGATGGTGGAGATTTTGATGGTTCGTTTAGGATGAATAAAAAAAAGAAGGAGGATGAAGACGATGGGAAATGAATTGTATTGCGAGCATTTGACTGAATATGGATGCTGTAGATTAAAGATAGAGGGTTCTTCCGAGGTATGTAGGGTATACAAAACACCGGAGCTCTGCGATATGTTAAAAGAAATCCCAATGGTTAAGGTTGTGTCCTCAAACATATCCGCAGTGGGATGGAAAAAGAATGCTTTACGTATAATGTTTAATAAGGGTACGAAGTATGAATATTTTGGGGTGCCCAGGGCATTGGCCATGAAACTCATAAAATCACCATCGATTGGAAGTTTCTTCTATAAAAACATTGCAAAGAAATTTGAGTTTAAGCAGAAGGAGGATTGATATGACTTTGTGCGGATGCGAGCCGGGGTCCGGAGATAGAATAGAGGCCGGGCAGAAAATGGAAACTAAAAACACTAAAAGTAAATGTTGTGGAGCGCCCACCATAATTCATGGTGACGTAACCAAGTATTATGTTTGCACCATCTGTGACCTGCCATGTGATATTTTACTTGACAAGAAGTAATGGAAATGCTATAATAAGCGTGGGAATAAACAATGGAGTAAGGGTATGCACTTATCAATAAGTGTATACAAAAAGTACGCAAACGACTACAATCGGCATACGGAGAATCGGGATGAACGAAAAAAACATATGGGCTGAAAAACAAAATAAACCAACTCTTATAGTGAGGGATATTCTTAAAATTACTACTGATATATCCAAGAATCAGATATACGAAATCCTGTTACGTCGGGGAGTGTTTAAATGGTTCTCTGTCCGGCGCGAACTAATAAGACTAAAGATGTCATGGAAGAAAGAAATCAGCGCATTGAACCACAGAAAGAGCGATTATGAAAAAGGGTATGCTAAAGCCATGGATAAATGTAGGGGAGAAGTTCGGGCGCTCTGTCATAGCGAAAGGTGGGTAGCCCCAGACAATGACGAGAAAGCGATTGAATATTTAAGGGAGAAAAGATGAAAACAGAGTACGAGCATATCCACTTTGTAGAATCAGAGCAGAAACCAAAAACAAAAGTATGGGACATGATTAATAATTTGAAGGGGGAATATCTGGGGCGTATAGAGTGGAGTCCTGGCTGGCGACAATATGTGGCCGTCCCGGAATTTGAAATCATGCTGAGCGCAAGTTGTCTTTGGTCTATAGAAGATTTCCTTAAACAGGTAAATGACGAGCACAAAAAAAATAACTCACCGCAGTCCGGTTGAGGGGAGAGAGGATGGGAAAATGAAGCCAATTAAGGTAAAGATTGACACTGAAATTAGATTACACAGGGTATGGGGGGCGGTACTATTTGCAATACTCATATCACTTAATGTGGCATGGGGGATATATTTAGAAACCGACATCGTATTTATTATAGCGGCAGGTGTTGTATGGTGTCTTATTTGGGGTTTCCTTCTGGGATATGCGACAGGATTAATAAGTGATAAGTAGTGAGAGGATTCAAGAGGGGGGGGAGTATGGCTTCAGATAAAGAATTAATTGTTTTATGCGCATTAAGATACGCACTGGGTAGAAGGACATATGTTGTAAGTACGGTAGCTGAGTATATCGCTAAAATAAAGAATCCAAGCGATTGGTTAATTGACCAAGTTATCACCGAAATAGACAGGCAGGAAAAAGATAAATTCGGAAATCTTAATCCATTGGGAGACGATTGCGATGTCGTGGTATGGAATAGTCTCCGGGATAAAATGAAAGAAAAGAAGGAGAAAGTATGAAAACAGATATATGCCCGGTATGTAATGGCACCGGTCAGGTACCGTTCGGTTTCTATATGCCAGAAGGGTTCCACTTTACAGGCGGTTGGCCAGAAACCTGCAAGAGCTGTGCTGGCAGGGGATATGTTTATGTTCCCGAAGAAGATGAATATGGGGTGTTTGGGTTGCTTGGTGCTGATTCATAATAAAGCCTGAAAAAAGGGAGAGAGTATGATTTTCTTATGGGCCTGGTTCTTATTTTGTAGTTTTACGTTCACCGCGCTAATCATAGAAGTCACGGATAATATATTAAACCACTTGGATGAATTAGCCAAGCACGAAAGAGATGTGAGTGAGGTATAGTAAGGAGTTAAGGTGGGCGATTATGATAATATACAGCACTGGTGTAAAAATGGTCATTACTGGGAATGCGACTGCGCGGGAGAAGCCGGAGTGTGCCAGTTCTGTGGAGAAGAACCAGTATTCAGTAATTCTATAAACCTGAAAAATGAGCGCATAAAAGAAGTATTGGTTAGAAAGGTGGAGAAGGTCTGTAATAAGTGTGGGCATAAGAAACCAGTTGGGCATATATACGTTATCCCCAAAAGAAAAGGGGAAGAATCCCATAGAGAGGCCCACTCTAAAAAAGAACAGTTAGACCTATTGTAAAGGAGTTATTGTGGAAAAATATATTAATAAAATAAATCTGGGAGATAGTCTGGAGTTACTGCCAAGCCTGCCGGAGAATTCCGTAGATGCTATTATCACGGACCCCCCTTACGAATTAGGATTTATGGGGCGCGCATGGGACAAGACCGGAATAGCCAATAATGTGGATTTATGGAAAGAAGTATTGAGGGTATTGAAACCAGGGGGGCATCTTTTGTCTTTTGGGGGCGATAGAACATCTCATAGGATGGTTTGTGCAATAGAAGATGCTGGATTCCAAATTCGTACTTCTGTCGCATGGCTATTTGGATCTGGATTTCCTAAAAATCTTAATGTTGGTAAAAAAGTTGATGAAATCCAAGGAAATAAAAGAGATGTTGTTGGAAAAAAAGAATTATGGGGTCACAATGCTGGTTCAGGTGCAGGTAGTTTTTCTAAGAATAAATATGAGGGACAGACGGGCATAAGAAGAAGTGAGCCCATGACTGTGGGTAATTCTAAATGGGAGGGGTGGGGCACGGCATTGAAACCTGGATTTGAAATAATCTGTCTTGCCAGAAAACCCCTGAGCGAAAAAACAGTGGCTACCAATGTCTTGAAGTGGGGTACCGGGGCCCTTAATATAGACAAGTCTAGGATAAAAGGTCCGGAGCCACACCACAATTATGGTAGAACCAGTGGCGAAAAATCATTTGTTGGTAAAGGAGATGTGAGTGTTACACCAGAGGAAGGGCGCTGGCCTTCTAATGTAATTATGGAGTGTACTTGTAAGCATCCTATTCCGGGAGGCAAATCAGAAGTAATCCCCCCTGAAGAATCCAAAGGCGGTATATTCTCACCATCCCAGGGTAAACCTGCGGGCCCTACATATAAAGATAAACCTATGGTTCATACGGACCCAAATTGCCCCTGTTATCAGCTGGATAAGCAGTCCGGTACCCTAAAAAGCGGCGATGGATGTATCCGGCAGCGGGAAGGATATTTCGGTGAGCATGGAGGACTGGGTAAAAAGGGTGATGTCCAAACTACATATGGTGATGAGGGCGGCGCATCTCGGTTTTTCTATTGTGCTAAAACTTCAAAATGGGAACGTAATGTTGGATGTGAGGATATAAATCCTGTCAAGCGCGACGAAAGTAGAAAGGAAGGTAATCCGGGGGGAGATAATCCACGTAATAGGGGAGTTCATAAAGTTAATAACCACCATCCGACAGTAAAACCTATAGCTCTCATGGAGTACCTTGTGAATTTAATCACGCCGCTAGGTGGTATTGTGTTGGATCCATTCGCTGGCTCCGGGACCACGCTTATAGCCTGCGAAAGAAACGCGTTCCAATATATAGGGATTGAAAAAGAGGAGGAGTACCATAAGATTGCAACAGCTCGTTTAGAATATTGGCGACAGTTCAAGAATAAACAATTGGATTTATTGTAAGGGAGGTATGAAATGAAATTAGATCAGAACCCGAAACTTTTTGGCTCAAAAATTATTGATGCGATCCCGCAGACAGGACATTGCCCCAATCGCTGTACCGGGTGTTTCTATAATAACGGATTTTACCGAACCCTTGATAAACCACAGGTCCCTACGGTAGAAGAAGTGGGCGATAGATTAGTCAGGGTAAACAGTGGGCACGATAGTAATATACAGAAAGGGTTGGTATTGGAAACTACCGAGAAGTACAAGAAGAAGTTTTATAATACGTCTATTGCGAATTATGATTTTCCTGCGCCAGTTGTTTACACAGCCAACGGTAGACGTGACGATGAATGGATTGAAAGTAGAAAGTGGAATAAGGTGGAAGCCGTAGAATTCTTAAAAAATGTCATGGCGGTAAGGTTTAGGGTTAATACTTGGAATCTTAAAGAATGTGATGGGTGCGTAGATTATTATAATCAAATGGATATTCCGGTGCTCCTGACGTTTATGAGGTATCCCCTATACGAACAGGTTAGGGAAATTGAAAATTACGAATTCCATAAACATATCATAAACTCATACTACTGCATTAAAGAAGAAGCGTTTAGTAAGATAGTTGCCCGGTATGCAGATAATAAGCTAGTCCAGGTATGTGGAAAGACGTACGGAAATAGTTACTGTAAGAATTGCATGAACTGCGTGGAGAATTATGAGCGCGCAATGGCCAAAAAAAAAGAGGGGGGCGAAAATGTGTAAATGGGGAAACACGGTAATAGTACAAAGTGATATTCTTAAAAGCAAAAAAAGGCCAGATGGGAAAATAGCAGTTGATAGTTGTATTGCTCCACTCGTACAATGCTTAAACGATACTGGAATAAGAACGATAGCGAGTTGTTGCGGACATGGACATCAACCGAGTAGTATAATACTTGACGAAGATAGAGAAATAAGAATAATGACTTTTAGCCAAGCAAGGAAGGTTGATAAACTCTTTCCTGGCATAGATGGAATAAAAAGAAATTAAAAATAAGTAGAGGGTATAAAAATGAATAAGAATAAGAGAAGGGGAGCTTAAATGAAAAAAATAACCCTAGAAAGAGCATGTAATGTAATTGAGGGTATATGTTTAATTAACGAGGGGAATAAAGACCTGGATAAAATATACAGGATAGTTCACTTGGTAAGCAATTGCAAGAATAAGCATCCCGAATGGCGGAAAGATTTTTTAAAGATGGAGAAGTTTTTAATAAAAGAAAAAATAGTGGGAGAAATAAAATGAAACTTGTAGATAGGTTAATGAAGTTAAAAAAGAGAGAGCTCTGTGAATTATATGCCAAGTTGTTGAGGGAGGGCAGTACGGTCTGTCTGGGTAATTACCATGGATTTGATGTTGTACTGAAAAAGATATGCAGGTCAAAGTGCCATGTGTATGGGTTGTGTAGGAAAATAAAGAAATAGGAGGATGGGGAATGAAATTATTAAAAGTGGTTGAGTTATACAAGGATGGGGATGCGGACCAGCCGGTTGATTGTGTTTGTTTCCACCCCTGCGCAATAAAGAGATTGAAGAATGGTGAGGATGTGGATCCCCTATACTGCGCAGTAGAATTTGAGGATAAGGAGCAGGAGCTTATAGACATATGCGAGAAAATGAAATGCGACGTTTCTATAAGTAGATTCCAACTTGTTCAATTAGATGATGGAAAAGAAATACCTGCTGGGTATGAGTGGGCTATTGAGATAAAGAATTACGACGAAAAAAATAGTATTAATATTTACTGTAATGGCAAAATTAAACCCGAGGTAATAGAAGAAGCCATGTCTAAATTAGAGAAGGAGGGGAAATGAGAATTAAGCCAGAAAGAATATTAGACGTAAAGTGCGACAGATGTGGCAAGATGTTAAGTGGTGAGGATTGGAAAAAGACATGGTTAAACTATTTCGTGTCATTTGGTTTTAATGCGTTAATTAAAAAAGAAGCATATTATACTGACCTGTGCCTTGAGTGTGGTAAGGAACTTGAGAAGCGAGTGAAAAAACTCGTAGAATCAATTATGGAGTTTGCTCCCAGCGATGATTCTGGTAATGTTCATAAGGAGGCGGAATGAAAAAATCAGAGAGTGGTAAATTAGACCAGCTCGCATCAAGCCTCAGGGGTATAATAGCGTTTGCCTCTGTACCGGTTGCAAGGTGTTTATGTGGCAACTATAATATGGGGCAGGCTGGAACAGATAGAGACAAGATGAGGAAAAACCTAGTATTGAATTTGGCCGCCATGGGCTGGGAAGTAAAACCAGGTGGTGAAATGTTTAGGGTGAGATGTCCGGAGTGTATGGAAAAAGGGATAAATAAAATAGTTGTTATGAAAATGAAGGAAAGGTGAAATGAAAATAGTGAAAGAAGTTGATATGGATATTATAGCAAAGGGCTACCTACGACACGAAATGGATTGTATTATTGTCCGTAGCGAAGTACCTAGATTTGCATATAATGACCACATGGATTATATGGGATTAACGAAATCCGGAAGCGTAATTGCCCTTGAGTGCAAAGTTAAACCCGACAGTAAATTAATAGAGCAGGTGGCAAGAAACAATGGTTTGTCAAATAGAAGTATCGGGCTTGTGCCATGTAGTATGACAGAAAAATATAAAGAAAAAGCCGAGGCCGCAGGGGTCGATATTGTGGGTATCGGACAAAATGAATTTGATTATGCTTCGGGTGGCTCGGGTGGTATTTATAATTATCATGCGTTGTTTTATATTCTTGCACTGAAATATGCCAAATGGGAGAATTATACCACAGTAGGAGGCATACAGAATGGGAAAAGAATATCATATTATGAAATGTTTGACCAAACAATAGATGGGATATGTAAGGAAATAGGGTTTCTCCCCGAAAGCATATCAATGCTGTTATCTGCTATGTCAAGATATAGTAATCTGAATGCTATGAAAAAAATAAAATCAGTGTTATCTAAATACAAGATGTTAAAAAAGAAAGGGGAGTGAGATGAATGAACTAATAGTATATATTAAGAATAAACTCAACTGTAGAAAGTTTGCTAAGTTCCTAAGATTAATAGATAGTCTTAGCCATGAAGAAGCGGTAGAGTATAGAGACGTTATGACTTCATATATTGAAATGGAAGAAAAACAAAGGGAGGAGTGCTAAATGGAAGATGGGAAAAAAACAACGTATGTGTTGGGGGTGGATTTTGAAACCACGGGTCTAATTGAAACCGAGGATGTGGTTACTGAGATTGGCGCGGTACTATGGGATTGGGAAGCCGAGATGCCAGTGTTGATAATGAGTGAACTTCTTAAACTACCGGAGGGTAAAAAAATCAGTCCGGAAGTGGTTGAGCTTACCGGTATCACAGAGAAGTTGACTGCTGAATTCGGGAGTGACCCCACGGCCGCTTTTGAGAGGCTCAATAAGATGGGTGAAAAAGCTGACCATGTAATGGCCCATAATGCAGAGTTTGATAAAAAGTTTTACGATGCCTCAGTAGAAAAACTGGGAATAAAAGCCGTACTCTCTGGAAATATTTGGCTTGATAGTCTGGCAGATGTGGAATACCCAAAGAATATATCAACCAGAAAACTCACACACCTGGCATCTGAACATGGCTTTCTGAATCCGTTTGCGCATAGAGCGGTCTTTGATGTGCTCACGATGTTTAATGTTGTAAAGAATTACGATATTAAAGATATTGTCACCTGCGCTTGCGAAGAAAAGTATGAATTAAAAGCAAGTGTATCATTTGACGATAAGCAGAAAGCAAAAGATAAGGGATTCCATTGGGTCCCCGTAGATAGGATATGGGTAAAGACTGTAGGCGAATCAAAAATAAAGGAAGAAGTCGCCGGTTGTGATTTTCAGGTTTATAGTAGGAAGAAGGGGAAAGAAAAGGATTGGAGATGGGAGAAAAACGATGAACGATAAAGAAAAGAAATGGATAATGGGTGGGAATACCGGTATATCCTCAAAAGTTATATTCAGTGTGATGACCGGAGCCCCCGTGGAATTGGTGCTCCAGGGATGGACTCCGGATGTACCACATGACCCAAGCGACTTCGGCAGATGCTATAGGCTCCTGAAAGAATTCCCCGAATGGAGAAAGCGCCTTCGTGAGGTTTCAGATAAATACACGCCATGGACAGCATTCGTTATGAACTGGGGTAGGCTATCAGATATGTATGTAGAACTTTTTAATACCATCGGCGAAAACACGGGAACCGAGATGTACGATTTCATGCAGGACCTGGAAAGCGGTAAGTGGCTTAAAGATAATCCCGATAAATTGAGGGAGTGGGATAAAGCAAATGATAATAAATAGAGCATGGGCCATGCCCAATAAAAACACATTCAGTATAAAACCAATAAGAGATTTGATATTAAAATATACGCAGAAACCAGTGTTTTGGATTGACCCATTCGCGGGGCACGGCGAGATGAAGAAACATTGTGTCAGCACAAACGATTTGAATGAGGATTGTGAAACAGATAATCATATGGAGGCATTGGAGTACCTGAAAACTTTTGAATCTGGTAGTGGGGGGGGGTGCTGTTTGACCCACCTTATTCAGCAAGGCAGATAAAAGAATGTTATGATTCAATAGGTAAGAAAGTTCACCAAGAAGATACTCAGAGTACTTTCTATACCAAAAAGAAGGAGGAAATATCAAGGATAGTTAAGCCGGGAGGTATTGTAATATCGTTTGGATGGAACAGTATGGGTATGGGTAAAACGAGGGGTTTTGAAATTGTTGAAATATTACTGGTCCCGCATGGTGGAGTTCATTATGATACAATATGTGTTGTGGATAAAAAAATAGAGGTAATGTCAATGGGGGATGGTGATATGGATATTCTAAAAGGAGTCGTGAAATGAGAGAGATGATTGATGTGGTTATGATAATCCTGTGTTCGGCCGGTGCTGTACTTACTCCATTTCTTACAGCCATGAGATTATATTTTTATTCATGTATTTCAGCCGTTGTTATGGTTATATCATGTTTATACATATTGTCACAATATCCCATAGTGGGGTTCACTCAATGAAGGTATATGAAGAAGATGTCAGGCAGAGCCTTATAGCATATCTGAAAAGCCAGGGCCATACAGAAATCGGTACAGAAATACTTCTTGAAGATGATTACCGGTTCGTTGATGTAGTATATGTAGATGAAAAGAGGAGGTTTATCTGCATTGAAGTTAAACTCACAGACTGGCGTAAGGTCATAGAACAGGCCCAGCGTTGCATTAAGTATACTCCCTTGGCATATATTGCCATGCCTACCCCGGAAAGCCCTAAAATCAAAGATACAATATCAACCGCCACACATCGCGCCGGGCTGGGCCTGTACTGGTACAATCCTGATGGATCATGGACCCTACAATACAATCCCAAAGAAAACACAGGGGAACCCAAGAAGGACATTAAGTATTTCAATCAGCAATTAAAGCGCTCTTTCTATAGACACATGCAAATAACATTCATGTCCCTTGTAATAAACCACGGAACGGAGGATATCCCAATATGAAAATGAGAATATTAATAGCTTGTGAAGAAAGCCAGGCGGTATGTATAGAGTTTCGCAAGATGGGGCATGAGGCGTTTAGTTGTGATGTCCAGGATTGCAGTGGTGGGCACCCCGAATGGCATATAAAAGGTGATGTTCTTGATGTTATAGACAGACAGACAGGCAGATGGGGATTAATGATTGCCTTCCCGCCATGTACTTATCTAACAGTCACGGGCAATAAATGGTTTAAGTCGGAGTTTAAGGATAGATTCCCAACAAGAGAGCAAGACAGAATAGATGCTATAAACTTTTTCATGAAACTTGTCAATGCACCGATAAATAAAATATGCGTAGAAAATCCGGTTGGCATAATGAGTAGGGTATATAGAAAACCAGACCAGATAATACAGCCATACTATTTTGGTGATAAAGCACAAAAGACAACTTGCTTATGGCTTAAAAACTTACCCCTATTACAGCATTTATCGGAAGACGATTGGTTTGGTAAAAAAACTCATACAAAAAAGGGGGGAATGTATACATATAAGAATGGCAGAAAAGACCCCATGTGGCACGTGGAAACCATGAAACTGCCACCGCATGAAAGAACGAAAGCGAGAAGTAAGACATTTCCGGGGATAGCAAAAGCAATGGCCGAACAATGGAATAAAATATAGGAGAAAATATGAATCTGATATACAGGATTATTAAATGGTATTACTGGACCCGGCACAGAAAGAGTTGCGCGTATTTCGGAGATTACGGCTGTATGCCATACCAATGCGGTGATGATTTCTGCCCAATGCTATGCAAGGCCTGTAAAAGAGCCACTCCAAAAAAGAAGAAACCGCGAAAATAAAACAGCAGCGCCTTTTCTAACTACCAATCAAATACTATTATCTACTAATTCGGTATTAGTGTATACATAATGTCACTAAAAGTACATACCATTTGTGACACACATTCCGCTTTTTCCTCAACAATAATATAGCATTATCTCCATTTCATATCTCAGTAAACAACCCACCCCCACCACAGAATCAATTCCTTACTCAAAAAACCCCCTCACTCACGCATATTTCTCAACAAACAACCCGGGCCCCATACTCAGCAGTAGTACCCATAATGGGGACATCTGTTTCCCTACATAATCATATACAATTATATGTACTGGATTATATCTTAAAGGGTATAATATCTCAACCATAAGACAAGATTATACCTTATGTGATATAATGGCAATCATTTTATATCCTTTGGGGTATAATATAGGGCACATTCCCCAGAACCACCCTACAAATAAGACCATATGCTATGCTTGCAGTACAAACCCAGTAGGTGCCAAAACGTCACCAACTGAAGCCAGCCACACACCGGCCCCATATAAGAATAAAGGCCATTCCCATATACACGGCCCCTAAAATCCAAGGGGACCCCAGGTACAGCGCCACACATCCAATCTCAAAAAAGGGTACCCCCCCCATCATGGATATATACAATTTGTACCCACCCTGCCACACATCCGGTTATCGGCAATTAAACGCCACATCCTCAAAATACGAAACCCTATCGTTCACCAATCCCCAATGTTCACCATTTAATGAACATTCCACACACATGAACACCTATCATGCCACGCGTGCAATCGGTTCATTCCATACCCAATATGTCAAGCCACAATGGACAATCCCGCTCCAGAATAAACCGCCACACACTCGGCCAGCCTCACATCCAGGGAACCACATAGAAATGGACCTTCACCAACTTCTGCCACATATCGGCAAATGTCCACACACCCAAAAAAGAGCCACATCCTCGCAGGCCCCGGCTCTCCATCCAACCTCACACCACCCACTCAAAAATCAGGCAACCCCAGAACCAAAACCCTGACCAAAACACGAAAGAGGTCTTACCCTACAGACCGCCCTTCCCCAGCAAATACCCACCACTCATTCGTGAAACCCCAACCCCAACCCAACTCCAAAACTACCACCCCAAAACCAACCACCGAAACATAACCGTAGGCTACGTGTGGGATACGTGAAGGCTACCGTAATGTCACCGTAGCTTACACGTAATCTACTCGTAGACCAACCGTAACCATACCGTACCCCTCCACCAAGTCCTCTATCAAGTCCAAAACCTAGTCCATTTTTTTATATTGAGGTCCTGCTGTTGACGTTAGCATTTTTTGTGCCATGATGTAAAGTCCACCCCTGCTTAATATGTATATTCTATATAGCATTTACGTTGATGGTTTACTGTTGCGAAAATATACATATTAGCAAGAGGTAATAAAGGCGGTCTGTATGGAACAGGTCTGGGCGTGATTTTTATAACAGGATTTTTATTTTTTAATAAAATTATGAGATTGTAAACTCAATTTTATAATTCAATATTTTTGTTTTTATGGTATAAAGTCAATTATTTATATTGGATTGTCTGTATTAGTTACTGGATTATAATTATTTGGAGTTATAATTGTTTGGATTTTCCTTTATTGGTTGCCGGATATTGACTGGATTATGGTTTAATTCGGTGATTTTACTATTAGAATGTCAATAATCCCTACTTGTTTTGTTTGTTCTGTTCTGTTATGTATAGTATGATTATAAGTTACTTACTCCTTACAGTTTTTATTATTGGATGATGGGCGATCCTCTTCCTCTTTTTGGTTGGTTGGGGTGGGCTTGCCTGTTCAGTATAATAATCTATATCATGTATTGGTTGCATGGTTCAGGGCTTTATTGTATGCTTGCCTTTAATATTCAGGGCTTGCGAGCTTGCCGGATTGTTTCC